GGATGTCAGCCGCCGGCGGTCGAACATACTTTCGACCCGCCCCCCGGGTCGAACATGTGTGCGAGTGTTCGAACGCGTGTGCGAAGGTTTGCCACAGCTCAGCCGGCAGCCCTCTGACCTGCGGTTTTGCGAACGCAACGATTAGCTGTGTGGACGCCTGCTAGCACTGCGGGCACGCGTGGCATAGCGATTCCGACCGTCTGAGAGCCACGCAGAGCGACGAGACCCTATCGGCGGGTACGGTCACATAGGGCATGTCGAGTTCGTCGTTTCCGCAGGTCAACGCGTTGCATCGACGTCGAACTGTTTGATGTCATGCTAGCAGGGCGCTTGCAACAGTTAGCAGTGTGCATATCGAGTACACGTCTGGACGCATTTTTGGCGCGCGACCCTTTCGAGTACGCGAGTAGGTGTTGACACCTAGGGTATGTGGGCGTAGCCTTAAGGCTATAAATAAATAGTGTCCAAGTTTCTCCGATCCGAAAGGAACCTCGAAATGGCCACCATTCCCTCCCCCGTGGTTCGTACCGATCTCTCCGATTGGGGAGTCGGCATTTCCTACGAACTCGTTTGCGCGTGCGGCTGTGGTATCCGCGCCGGGGTCTCCTACTCGACTCCCGAGGAAGCCGCCCGCGCGTGGATGCACGGCGGTTCGCGCCAACACCCCGGTACCCCGGTTTGGAACGGTGAGGTTATCGACGCATAAGCGGCAAGTGCCCGGTATCGACCGGTACCGGGCACCAAAACTCGAAAGCAAAGGAACAGGAACAATGAACATCACAGAACTCATCAGCACAGCAAGTGAAGGTCTCGCATGGCTGGAAGAGAATGCGGACACGGCCGAACTCGATGCGTTGCGGACGCGGCGCAGTGAAGCGCGCGCCGCCGCCCATCGGGCATTCGTTCACGCGAACGATGATGAAGACTTCAATCGCGCATATGACCTACTCATCGCAATCGACCGGTACTGAAGGGATCAGAACAATGACCATCAAGACTGCAGACAAGCTCAGCGTCGGTGACGTGGTTCTCCACTACGGCATGCGACTAGTGATCGATCAACCGATCACCGTTCGCGACGACAAGATCGGTGCAGTGTATTCGACCCGCGCGCGCATTGCCAATTGGGATGAGCTCGTGGCGGAAGCGGGGGACGACGTGGCCAGCCGCGTCGGCAACAGTGTTGCTGCTTTCGTGGTCAATCAGGCACGCGCCGCAATGCACCGTGGGCAGGATGTCGAACCGCGATGGACGGTGCAGGGCAACCATCGGGCAACGTACCGAATCGAGGCCTAGCCGTTGACGACCGGGTACCGGAGCAATTCGGTATCCGGTAGTGAACGACTAGACCAAGGAGAGAGAGAGTCGAAATGATTACCGTTCCAGCTAGTGCCATCGTCGTCGGCGATACTGTCGTCGCGGGTTTAGGTGTCCGTATCGGCGATATGCCAGTGTGGCGCGTCGAGGCGGACGGGCGCTACGTGTTCATCAACGGTGTGCGTATCGATGGCAGCTGCAATGTTCGGGTCATGGCGCGCTAGGTGTTGACACCTAGCCGTTTCGAGGCGCATACTTGAGCCATGAACACCACACCGAACCGCCCGACCATCACCGACGTGTGCGCAGATCTGCACGACGCGGGATGGCGCACCGTGGATACCCGCTACCGTGGCACGCAAGCCGTGATCGAATTCGCGCGGCGCGGGCGCAAGGTTTGGGCACTTGTCGACACTCGCACCAATGACGTTATCGGCGGTACCGCGGTTCGCGAGATCCGCGCCGCGGAGATGGTTCGCGAGTCGGAGTATCGCAAGCGTGTCCGCGCGTACCGCACGGTCGACGCGGACGCCCGTAAGGGCACCGATTGGGAACGTCGCTAAGGCGTCGAGAGAATAGGATAAGACGATGGCCAAGTTTGGACAGCACGAGTACGTTGCGGTAGCGCGCTACCCGTTCGCATGCGGGACGGTTGCGGACACGTGGGTGCACAACGGGCAACGGTTCTACGTCGTGTCGTGGCACGGTGCGCCGCGCGCGTCAACCATCGAACGCGAATCGGATTTGCAACTCGCAAGCGATGAACAAATCGCGCGGTACCAGTAGAGAGAATCGGGGCAATGGCACACTACGGACACGGACTGTACCTCACACCTAGCGTGGATGGATGGCAGCACGGGTTGCGCGAACTCAACGGGTACCGCGCGGAGATTGCCATCTATGGCGATTACGTCGGTGGTTGGGCGCACTACTCAACCTATGTGCTCGACTACATCACGGGTGAGACTGTGGTAGCCGACGAGGGTTGCATGAGGATTGAAGATGTTCGCGCGCGCGCTATGCAGATCATGCGTAACGGTCGTCGCGACGGTATTCGCGGGACGACCGTCCCGTCGACAATGTGGAACTAAGGGAGAATGAAATGAACCGTATCGCTATCGCAATCGCGGCAAGCGTTGCACTGTTGACGCTTGCCGCGCCAGCTCAAGCTATGCCGCAATCGGAATTCCCGTGCCAAGAAGACGAGGTACTGGGATACGCGCCGCAGTTCGGGCCCGATGAGGTTGGGTGCATCCACGTAGATGAGCTGAGGAGGTGACAACAATGGAGCACGAATTCTGAGGGCAGGGGACGACCGGGCAGCAATGTCCGGTCGTCTTTTTTTGCGTCCAGCCAGATAGTTCCGCCGGCAAATATTTTTTTAGGTGTTGACACCTAGCCGTTCGAGGCGCATACTAGATGCATCAGCCCACGGAAAGGATCACTCCAATGACCGTCTTCGACGCAAACCACAACGAGTACCGGATCGGCGATAAGGTCGGTTCACCGGTGAGCATCGATCGCGGAATGGTGGATCTGTACACCGTGACCGAAATTCTCGAGGCTGATTCCTACGGCAACGAGTACGTCCGAGTTGAGTTCATTGGTGACGAAGGGTCGCGCGAAACCGAACTGTGGGCGGCAGAGGATCTTGCCATCTACGTCGGTGCCGACGGATACAGCATCGAACTCAACGTCAACGAGGCGGGTTATGCAGGCCTGACCATCGCGTCGAGTGACCGCATTCTATTCGAGATGAACGATTGCTTTGCCAGTGAAGCGGCAGAGTTCGTGACGTTCTACCTCGAAACCATCGAGTCCTGAAAACGTCCAGACACGAGAAAGAGAGAGAGACAATGGACAACCTATATCGAGACCTCGACAAGGCGGTGAATCCCGGTAAGGCAACGTTTACCGGAGTTCTCTGCGCGGCGGGTGGCAGCACCATTCTGTGGGCAATGCTCGCACTGATTATTTGGGCACTGTCATGATCGGGCAAGTGTTCCGCAACGGAGTCGACGGATTGCACGCGGTCGGAGTGAATTGGGCAGAACCGTTGACCATCATTCGCAAGCATGAAACGTCATACGGTGTTCAGCGCTACATGACGACCGATAAGTACGGTGCCCATCATTGGGCATATGGAAGGTGAGGACTTTCGGGCAATGAACGATTACGACGATGGCGAACTGTTCAGCATGGCGCGGCGCGGCAATGCTGCGGCACGCGCAGAGCTGTGGGACCGCGCCGAGTATGACATTGAGTACGGTCGCGGTGACCATCTGGCGCGGGAACTCGAGGCGCGCGGCATTGCCCGCCCGGGCGCAGCTCTCGCCAGCGCTGAGTCCGTCGCGGCGCGCTACCGGAGCAGGTGGGAACGATGAGCACAATCACGATCAAGTTTCGCGCCAAACGGGATGAATATCTGGACGGTTTCACTCTGGCGCACGGGTACAAAGTGCCCGCCATCACTTACTCGCACGTGACCTATCCCAATCGGGATAGTCGCGTGCAGATATTCCTACAAGGGTTGAACGACGCGCGCGTGACCGCAGCTCGACTCAAAAAAGCGGGTATCGGTCCCATCGCTTTCGAGCACGATAACCGATGGTCTATCGCGCCGATAGGCAACGGTTTCATGGCAGACGTTTCGATCACTGTGGAGATATGACAATGAGTACTTGCCGCGTGCATGGCGCGCCAGTCGAGAGCGTCGAGCACGATGCTAACCGCTCCATTGCGGGCAATCATCCGTTGAACCTCGTGCGCTACGCGTGCGGGCATATGGAGTACGTGAGGCAGGATCGATACGATATCGTGCTCGACGCGCGCGGCAACGGGCATGCCTTCAGCCACGATACCGGGCAATGCGCGGTACATGTAGCGAGCCACGATTGCCTTAGCTACTGCCTCATGTTCGGCTACCGAGACACTGGAATACGCGCATGAGTGAGCAATTCGGCCGATTGATTCGGCGCGCGCAAGGGTTACTCGACCGTGCCGAGTCTGAGCGCAAGATCGGCTACACGCTGAGCGCACGGCAGACGGCAGAGCAGGCACGCTTGTTCGCGTCCAGCGACAGTGAACGTCAGTCCGTGGCACAGCTCATTGCAGCGTGTGGAACGGTAGCGTATGCCATCCATACAGGGACAAGGGACTATGAATAACAACGCATGCGAGAGCTAAAATCGAACAAGTGTTCGTGCCGGCAATCTTCTCGCTAGGTGTTGACACCTAGTGCATGTGAGCGCATACTAGACACATGAACATCACAGCGATTTACCTACTCATCTCGGTCATCCCGATTGGTTGGGTTATCGCCGGTATCGGTATCACCTACCACTAGACAGGACAGGAACAATGTACGGACCTAAATCTTTCGATATCGCCGGATACACCTACAAAGGTGGGAACTTCACTCCGGTAAATCTCATCGACTACATGGTTTCCATCGGTGATCTGTCCCCCGCGGCTCGCGACATGAGCGTTGAGGATGTGTTGGACCAACACGCTGGCGCGCTGGCAATCGACCGGTACGACGAGTCCTCGTTCGATTCATCGGAGTTTCCCAAAGTGATCTTTTGGTCACAGATTGAAGACGACGAGGAATGGATGGATCGATGAGCGTGCAAGTTGTTGCGCCGGCAACCATCTATCAGTGCCTCTACGGGTACGACCGTAACGTCACGTTGCAGTGCAGAACGCACAACCAAGGCAAGCGTGACAAGTGCAAGGGTTGCAAGGGTCCAGTCCACGCGATTACCGGGCATGCCATCATTGCGCACTGGCGCGGCGATGGTAACTACACACTGGCAGACGCTATCAAGACCTACGCGTCATATGGCGCGGCAGAGCGCGCCGCTGATCGCCTATACCAGAGCGACCCTAGTAGCAATGTGGTCGCTCGATTCGTGAGCCTGTGAGGGGACAATGAGCGCTTCCGATTACTTCATCCGCCACGACTTGCCCGCAGGCATCACCAGCGATGAACCTATGCCCTACGGGTACCGCCGATGGAATGGCACCGTGTGGTGCAATGCGTGGATCGATGGCTACAACCATCTGTTGCGCAGCGCCATCGAACGCTATAGGCAAGGTCTAGACGCAAGCGGATACGTTGACGCCCTCTACCGGCGCGCGGCAGCGTATAACGTCCTCACGAAAGAGTCGGGACGATGAACCGCTACGCCATGGTCACGTTGACCACAATCGCTATCCCTATCGCCATGGCATTGGGTATCGGGATGGCCTACGTCAACCCGTTTACCCAACCGTCCGACTACTACATCACGGGGGAGATGAAATGACCGAGATGCTTCGTAGCGTCCAGCTCCACGAATTCCGACCCGGTGATCATTTCGTGAAACCTAGCCGTGACCTCTACGGGCTTCCGGTCGTCTACGGGACAGACAGGGATGGGTACGCCTCGTTGCGCGTGGACGCGGGTACCCGTTTCGAAGTTGTCGCAGTCGGGGGCGATTGGGTGACCGCGCGCCACCCCAACGGGAACGTAATCACTCAAGAGAACATCCCGCAGAATGCTACAGCGCTCAAGGTAGTGGAGCGACCGGAGTACTACCAGTGAGCTGGCGCATGATCGCCAAGGAATTGACGGTGAGCCAGCTCCAGTCGTGGCTGGAGGACTACCGCGCGACACTCAACCCAAACCGATTCATCCGCGATAAAGCGGAAGCTTTCGCGGCCGAACTAGAAACCCGCGGCAACGGGTAAGAACACAAAGAGAGAGAGTAGAACGATGAGCAAGCTGGGAATCGCATCACTTGGTATCGCGTCGGTCATTATCGGCGGTGCCATCGGACTATCGCCACAGGCCAACGCAGCAGTATCCTCGTGGAACTACACCGTACGTTGGGGCGGCGCGACACCCACCCTGCCGGTGATCCTGCATGGCCCATATGGGCAAACGTTCCACACCGTGACCAATGGGGACTACTACGCCCTGGACGGCTACGGGTTTACCGGCGATATCGTCGGCGTGGACCCGGTCATTACCGGACCTATCTCGTGGGCATCGTGCACGTTGTATGTCGACGGCGTTGCTGTGGCAACCGACTACGCCACCAAGGGTGATGGCCACGACGTCGCATGCTTGGCGCTGGTATGAGTAGCTCCATACCCGAACTCACCGGCACCGAGGAAGAGTTTCGCGCGGCCATCGCTAGCGCGCCGGCGAAAGAGTTATACGCGCTAGGCGACCGGCTGGCACACTTCACCCGTCATCCCGCGCTGTCTACGCGTCCAGACTTGAAGACGAAAGCGGGCGGCAGGCTGGCGCAAGTCATGACTGAAGCAGATACGCGCTGGCGCGGCGTGTGGATGCATCGAGACAATCTCACGCTGTCTGACACACTCGCACAGATCATGCGATCCTGCTTCTAGGTGTTGACACCTAGCTCCATCGGGATTAGACTCTAGATATGAGCATCACAGAACAAGCCAACCAACTAGCGCGAGACATGGGTTACGAAACCTATGAAGATGCTCCGGTCGAAATTCGTAGGGAAATCGCCGGCGCCATGGAATATGTCAAGCAGCGAGTAGCAGAGCTACGGAAGGGTAAGTAGTCATGAGCAAGGCAGCTATCCGATACCAGAAGCGTCAACCCTCACCGCGCGACTTGCGCGATGAGCTCAACATGCGGGAAATGGCCGCGGAGATGCGAGCTGGTCTGCAGGATTGGGCAGAATACCTCATCGAAACGGGCAGGATTTACCAGTGATTACCAGTTACGAGCGCGGGCCCGTCAAGCTTACCGATGACGACCATTGCGGCAAGGGCCGGCGAACTGTCACCGTGACGCTGGGGTCCGGTTACAAACCCCTGGACGTCCAGAAACTCAACAGGGAATTGCGGGACCACGGCGTGGCTGTGGTGGCGCGCGACTACCCAACTGCCGTGCGAGTGACCTACTACGAGGCCAAGCGCGCGTTCGAGAACGGCGCAACCATCGTGGTATCCGAGCGCGGACATGAGGAAACGCTACGCACTAGCGAGAGCACTACTACTCACACGCGCGAAACAACCACCTGGGAGGAATTGCGCGAACAGGTGAACATGTGGCGCGGTCGCTACCCCAATCAGCGTTACTACGTCGTGCAAGACTCGTAAATGCACAAGGAGAGGATTTACCAGTGAGCGATTTCTACTGGGCGCTTATCGTTGATCATGAAGCCGATGGGTACGCCCATCCTCCGGCGGTCACCCTGCACAACTCCTACGGCGAAGCGCTGGAAACGGTGGCCGATAGCTTTATCGAGGATTTTGACCGCTGGGATGTGGCACCGCGCGGCGATGAGATCCTGAATGATCTACGCAGTCACGGTATCCACGCGTGGATCGAGCAGGTGGCAAAGCCATGATGCACGAACTGCTGGGAGACTCTTATACGGTCTACCTGGCGAACCATGCCGGCATTGTGGTCAAGCGGACCATACTGCCCGACAGGGTATCGGACATCCAAGTGTCTGACCCGATGAGCATTGCCCACGCAGTCAAGCGCGCTGCCACACTGGGAGTCGCACCACTCCCCAGCCAAGAGAGTTAAGAGCGATGGACATCTACTACGCAGTCTTTGTGTACAACGATCCGGAAAATACCGGATGGGCAACCTATATTCATCCGACCAGCGGTTACGTGTGGGTGGAGCTGGACAGCGGACCCGGCGACTTCATGTCACCCGCGGATGTCCGCACGGTTAACACCGGCGACGAGTACCGATTCCGTGATGCCCTCAAGAAGATGGAGGCCCAGCGATGAAGATCCGCGAAACCATCCACCACGGCGACTACTACCACCAGCGCACGGGTGAGGCGAGCACGTATGAAGAGTTCGTCACCTTCATGCAAACCTCACCGTATGCGGGCACGGTCACGCGCGCCGAGAACAAGCATCTCGCTCAAGCGTGGGATGAGTTGGGCACCCGCGGGCAAGCCGAGTTCGGATGGTCCACGCTCGAGGTGGTCGCATGAGCGCTACCCACTATTGCACCTACTGCGACTTCTACAGTCGCAAATGGGACGGCACGCGCGCACCCAACAGCAAGGTCTACACGGGTACGCGTAAGCAGGTCATGGCGCATGCCAACGTGCATCCGATCGGCACGCCGTATGACATGGTGTTGCCACTCCCCCAGGCACCGTATGCGGAGGTCCAGCGATGAGCGCTACAGCCGACACTCTCGTTTCTGCTTTCGCGGACCTGGGCGAACCGTTGGACGATGAGGCCAACTGCTACCTAGAGGTAGACACAGAAGAGCGTCAAGCCATCATCGTATGGGTTGAGCCATTGGCGTTCCATGCGGAGTTCAACGGCCCACGCCAGTATGTAGCGACATCTAGCTACTTCGTCGACAGGGCCATGCCCGACCATTGGTCTACCCATGTCGACGCTGATGGGTGGCTCACGCGCGCGGTAGCGGACGCAATCGTGGCCAGACTGCAAGGCTGCATTGGTGCCCGCGGCGAGGTCTATGAGCTGGAGTATGGCGGCGACGAGCCGAATATCACGTTTGAAATCGTCACGTCATACGAGGATGGCGAGACGTTCGACCATTGGTTCGACCGTGTTGGTTGGCCCATCGTCGCGACACTGCGCAACGTCACAGACCCAGGTACGTTCATGTCGCCATATCTATTCGCCATGGCATCGCTCGAGGTTGAGTCGTGACCTACACTCTAGGTATGGATACCGAGCAAGAGTTTTTCACCGACACCTATGTATCGGCCGAACGCGTCAACTTGACACAAATACGTGAGGCTGCCGGCCTCACGCCGTACGAACTAGGTAAGGCTTGGGGATACCGCGGCGGGCCGGAGATTGCGTCTACGGTGCGCCAAATGGAGCGCCGTAAGGACTTTCTGGTGTCCAGACTGGCAGCGTTCATCAATGCGGCCGGCGGCTCTGCCGAGCTCGTGGTGAGCGTCAATGGGCAAGAGCTGAAATTCAATCTTGTCTAGGTGTTGACACCTAACCCACACTGACATAGACTTAACGCATACCAACCGACAGAAAGTTAGGGACAATGAGCGAATCGACCAGGGACATGCTCACCGGCTACGTGGAGAGCGCCGCCGAGACCATCCGCGAATACGCGCGACAGATCGAGTCTGGCGAGTATGGCAATGTTCACACCGTCACTAACGGCGATGATGACAGCATCGAAGTCAAGGGCGCCCAAGACGACGCCGAGGCAATGACGAAAGCCTTTGAGGGCGGGCTAGCTGGCGACCGGGACGACTGGAGCGTTGAGCGAAATTCGTTCGATGAGCCAACCATTGTGGACGACTACGGCAATGAATCCCCCATCAGCGAATGGCCGCTGTCGGTCGAGGTCAAGATTGACCGCCCGCTGGCGGTGGTGATCGGCACGGGAGGGCCGCACATCGAGATTGCCCAAGACTTGTCGAACGGCTCTGCCAAGCTGGCCGGCTACTGGGGCGGTGAACAGGTCTACCGCTACGGTGACGAGTTCCTAACGGTGCTCGACTACCTCACCGGTTCGCTCTACGACGAGGCGCCGGAGGAATACAAATGACTGAGACGCTCAAGCTCAACCGCAACGAATTCACGTTTGAATGGGCGGGCGGGCCGTACATCGAGATCGCCCGCAAATTGCAGCCTGAACAGGCTTTCGAGGTGATCAATGTCAGCGGGGCCGACCAACCGTTCACCCCGCAGGGGCTCGCCGCCCTGGTGGACGGCTACCTACTGACGTTCGGCCGGCCCGCCAAGGCTTACGAACACCTGCGCAATGTTGCGCACAACACACTCGACTTCTAGGAGGAAATTATGAACGCAACCAAGAAGGTCTATCAGATCTACGACCAGCACACCGACGCCTATACCGCATGGGCCGCGAACGATGAGGCCGACGCTATCGCGCAGTACATCGCCGAAAACCCGCCCGACCTGACTGTTGAGCAGGTGTGGCCGGCGGAGCAGGTGTGGCCGGTCTACTGCGAGGGCGACGACACCGCCAAATATCCCCTCGAGGACTGGCGTCAGGAAGTCGTCAACGGCGATACCCAGCTTGGCTATGCCGAATGGTTGGCGCAGCGGTTGAGCGCTCATTGGTGGGGCCTCTAATGGGCGCCATGAAAGCACTCGCAACCGAGCTCCAGCACTGGGAACCGTGGGACCAGCCCGAGGCGCTCCACGAATACTGGACGCGCTACCTCCCCGATGGGGAGCTGGCGGTACTCGGGTCCGACAACTACGGCCGAACCCATCTATGGGTAGGTGAGGACTACCGGGGAGAGTTCCCGACGCTCATGCTGGCGCTGAACGCTGTGGGTGAGATTGCCAAAGGGCAGTTGGAGTACCAGATAAGGACGTGGGTGGCATGAGATACACGGAAGCAATCGAGGAACACATTCGCCAGCAGTACGCCGACCATGTCGAGAGCGCCAAGCGAATGGGATGGGAGGTCTACAGCCTCGAATACTTCATGAGCAAGGAATATCGAGGCGAAAGCGGTCAGTTCGATATCGCCCGCGAGGTCGCCACCAGGGTTGCTAAAGAAATGGGCGAGCTGGTTACATTCGGAGTGTTCGACAACTGCCGCGAGAACGGGATCACGGTCACGAGCGCCGGCGGCTGGACATTCTGCGTCTACGAGCACCGCAACTCCGACAACATCTGCATTGAGGGTTGCCCGACAAGTAAAGTCCAGCCTTACGGCCCGTATGGCGGCACCGACAAATGGGACACCCTGTATGCCACGGAGTGGAAAAACTACGACGGGGCGGCTGCCGCAATGGTGGCGCTACTGAAAGCAACGGTTGAGCTGAAGAGCTTCGGGCGGCGCGAGCTCAAGCACATCGCCCACGACGCCGAGAGCAGGGCATGAAGATCCCGGGCCGATGACGTGACGGTGGGTGATATGATCCACCGGAGCAACGGGGAGTTGTTCACGGTCGCACGGATCACCACACCCGACTGGGAAACACTCGCTTTCCATGATCCATCGGGCGATGAGATTTGGTTTAGCGATACCTCGATGGTCGAAATTAAGCGTTGACACCTAGCGGCAACTAGGTAGACTTACCGGTAAATCGAGAGAGAGCAGAAATCATGGATTCATTCGAGCAGGGTGCCGCGGCGGCCCGCTACGCCGATTCTTACAAGCTCGACCTTGCGGCCCGCGAATTGGTGGCAGCACTCGAAATGCTCCCCGTCGACGCGCCGGCGAACGTCATTCGCAAAAAGGTCACGCGAGCGCTGGACTACATCAACACGGTGAGGGGGCAGGCATGAGAGCGGTTTGGACAGGCGCGGTCAACTTCGGGTTGGTCAACGTGCCGGTGAAGATGTACGCGGCCACCGAGGAACACGACCTGAAGGGCCATCTGGCGCACGTCCAGGACGGCGGGCGGATTCGCTACCACAAGGTCTGTGAGACGTGTGGGGAGCAGGTCCACACGGCCGATCTGGGCAAGGTGTTCGAGGTCGACGGGCAAACCGCCCTACTGACCAATGAGGACTTGGCAGAGCTGCCCAGCGAAACCAACAAGGTGATTGACGTTGTGGAGTTCGTGCCGGCCGGCGAGGTTGACCCGATCCTGCTGGATCGCCCGTACTACCTCAATGCCGAGGGGTCCGTGCGACCCTACGCCCTGCTGGCTAGAACGCTCTCTGACACCGACAAGGTCGCCATCGTACGGGTAACCCTGCGGAGCAAGGAACACCTGGCGGTGTTGCGTGTGACGGGCAAGAATGAGGTTCTGACGTTGCAGACGCTGCGGTGGCCAGATGAGATCCGCGAGCCTGATTTCCCCAAGCTCGACAACAAGCCGGAACTGTCCGAGGCTGAGTTGAAGGTGGCCGCGATGCTCGTTGATGAGTTGTCGGCGCCGTTCAACCCTGACAAGTACCAGGACACCTACAAGGTGGAACTGCGGGCGCTGGTGGAATCCAAGCTAGAGCCGGTAGAGGTACCGGACGATGTTGCCGATCTGGTGGCCAAACTCGAGGCCAGCGTGAAGCCCAAGCAGGCCAAGCCGGATATCCGGACATGGGCCAAGGCTCAAGGGTTCAAGATTTCAGCCCGCGGGCGCATCCCGAAAGATATCGTAGACAAGTACAACGAGGGGGTTTTGGCGTGAGCGAGCACTACACGCGCGCCGAGGACGTGCCGCGCCTCACTGCCGCATGGGTTGAGGAATTCATGGGCGTCGACCATCGGGCACTGGCCGAGTACACCGCCGAGCTGCGCCACAAGCAACATGACGCCAAGTGCCTGATCGAGGAGCTACGGGAAGAAGTGGACTCACTGCAGGCCTCCCTGGAGGATGCGCGGCGAGCCGAGCCCGAGCCCTGCGCCGAGTGCGCCCGCTGGGACTGGGCCGCGCCCCGATCCCTGTTCGCCTCGGAGGCGGGAGCGTGATAGACCCCGTGCGGATCGAAAGTTGCAGCAATGCGCGGGCGTGCGCCGACCGCATCTACCACGGCGTCAAGAGCGACGCATAAAAAGGCGGTGCCGCCCGACGGCAATCGGACGGCACCCGACACCGGTACACACGAGAGAGAGTCTTACCAATGTCGCAACACAGTCTAGACCAGCTTCGACTGGAGGTGTACGCCGCCGCGCCGATCACCCTCGACCGGAGCCGGATCTACACCCAAGCGGTGGATCACAAGCCCGAAGGGTTGTGGGTGAGCGTTGCCGGCGAGGATGACTGGCCGACATGGTGCCGGGGCGAAGAATTCTCCTTTGACAACCTCACCGTGTGCCACCGGGTCACTCTCGTGCCCAGTGCAAACATCCTGCACCTGAAATCCCCCGCGGACATCGATGCGTTCCACTACCTGTATGCGAACAGGGGTATCCTCGACTGGATCGACTGGGGCAAGGTCGCCGCCGACTATGATGGAATCATCATCGCGCCCTACCAGTGGTCTAGGAGAATGGACCCACACTGGTACTACACGTGGGATTGTGCCAGTGGGTGTATCTGGAATCTAGAGGCTATCGAGAGCGTGGAGGCGGAATGAAGATTCTCGAGCGGTTGATCCTGAACGAAGCGCGCAGGCAGATTCTCGCGCAATACCCCGACGACGAGCAGCGTGACGCCATGCTCGCGATAGTCGAGAAACTGGAGAGGGGCACCGAATGACCACAATGCTTGAGCAGGACACCGCAGCACAGATCATCTCCGCGCTGCGAGAGTTCGACATAGAGGCCAAGGTGACCGGTCGCACCGACGGGCCGAGCGTCACGCGCTACGAGATTGCGTTGGGCCCCGGTGTGCGCATCCAGAAAGTCTCACAACTACAGTCTCAGTTGGCCTACGCGCTCGCAACAGAGAGCGTCCGGGTGGTTGCACCCATCCCCGGTAAAACGGCCGTAGGAATCGAACTCCCCCGGTCGGAACGCCAGACCGTGCGGTTGCAGCAGATCGTCCCCGAGGATGACCACCCGCTCACCGTCGCCGTGGGTAAAGACGTCGAGGGTAACGACGTTTCCCTGAACCTGGCCAAAATGCCCCACCTGCTGGTGGCTGGCGCCACCGGATCGGGCAAGTCCAGCTTCATCAACTCGATGCTGGTTTCCATGCTCTACCGAGCCAATCCTGATCGGGTCAAGCTCATCATGATCGACCCGAAGATGGTGGAACTCACCCCATACAACGGTATCCCCCACCTTTTGCAGCCGGTGGTCACCGAGCCCGACGAGGCGGTTAAGACGCTGCGGTGGCTCACCGTGGAGATGGATGACCGGTACCGGCAGATGCAGGAAGCCGGCGTGCGCCACGCCGAGAAGCTCGGACTCCCCTACATCGTGGTAGTGGTCGACGAGCTGGCAGACCTCATGATGGGCGGCTACAAGAAAGAAGTCGAGGCCAACATTGTCCGCATCGCCCAGAAGGCGCGCGCAGCCGGCATTCATCTCGTCCTGGCGACGCAGCGGCCCTCCGTGGATGTAGTCACAGGCCTTATCAAATCCAACGTGCCGTCTAGGCTCTCGTTCGCCACAGCATCACTCACCGATAGCCGGGTGATCCTGGACGAGGGTGGAGCCGAGCAGCTCATGGGAATGGGTGACGGGTTATTCCTGCCCGTGGGGGCGCGGGGTGCCATCCGGATACAGGGCGCTTTCGTATCCGACGGAGAGATTGAGGCGGCGGTCAACAATGTGCGAGTGACCGCGCGGGTTGAAGAAAAGGTTCGCGAGCTCAACCCCGAACCGGAGGATCTCGCAAACGCTGTACCCGTGAAATTCTTTCTCGATCAGCTGATCGAAACCGCTAGAATGACGGGGATGAACCACGGTAATTTCCTGGAGACGATGCACAGCCTCGAAGGGAAATACTTCGGTAAAAACCGCAAGATGGAGATGTTCACCCAAACCCCCGAGATGCTGGGGCATGCGTGCGACACGCTTATCTGGCTTGCGGACCAGTTGGAGGTCCTGCGGGATCAAGCATTGAGGGAGAACTGATGATCTGCGACGACTGCGGACGAGAAGAGCGTCACGGCGACAAATACATCATGGGCGAAATCGGGGAATTCCTGAGCTATATTCTCCGTCGCGAATACCAGCCCGCGGACTTCAACCCGTGCCCGTTGCTCGTGGAGCTGGGCCTGGCCAAAAAGCGTCGCTGCAACGCGGCCCGCAAAACTAAAGAGGAGGCAGCATCGTGACGGACCCGAGCACCTGCCAGCACCATCGCGTCGACAACGAAACCTGGAAGTGCGAGGCGTGCGGCAATCAAATGATTGAACAGTCCATCGAGGCAGAGACGGTCCTGACCGCGCCTAACCTGGCTGCCGGTACCGGTGTCTACGTCCCAGACCGCACTCGTCAGCGCGAGGTGATCGTCGGGTACACCGTTCGTTACACCTGTGAACGCTGCGAGTACGACGGAGATTTCTTCAGCTCGAACGGGGATTACGTCGTCAGTTGCGGTCAGGATCATGAGGGCGGCTAAGTCCGTGTAAAGGAGGCTTAATGAGCAACATCTGGGATCAGCCGGCGTATCAACCCGGCTACTACCCGCAAGCCGACGCGGCTGCTCGCGCGGCCAAGCGGAAAGGCCGTATCGAGGGCTGGCTGGCTCTGGGAGCCATCGTGGCGCTCATCGTGCTGATGTCCATCAGCCCCGGTCACGCTCTGCTCGTGGTGTTCGGGACCGCGTACTTCGTCCCGACGATCGTGGCGTACTACCGGAAGGCGTCGCTGAAGCAGCCTGTCGCTGTGATCAACGTGTTCCTCGGCTGGACGTTCATCGGCTGGGTTGTGGCGCTGGCTATGGCGGTGAAGTGATGCGCTGCGACGACTGCGGACGAGAGTTCGCGGATGACGAGTTGAACGGAGTCTACGAGACGGGCGGTAGGGACCGGCGTGTCCACATTCCGTCGTGCGAGAGGCCCATCCGACTCGACCCCGAAACACTCCGGCGATAGGAGAACTTAGGTGAGCGCATTGAGCGATGCAATGGACCTGATTAACGTCGAGCGCGTAAAGTGGCTTCGATTCTGCGAAGCAGCCACGGCCCGCGGCGACAAAGAGGACTGCCTAGTCAGCGGGGGGCGGGCCAGCGGGTTGGCCGACGCGCTGGCAATCCTGGCGAAGATGGAGGCCTGATGACATTCAACACGGACGCCACCTACGGCATGTGCACCGCTTGCGGTTCTATCGAGGTCGCACTGAAACAGGCAACCGGCACCCGAGACTTGAGCCATATGGGCGAGTCCAGTTCTTATCCCACCGGCTATGGATGCGAGGTGTGTGGCTGATGGACGCGTGCTGGAGCGACAAGGTGGATTAATGAAATACCCGCCCCGCTGCTCGGAATGCAACCGTGTCATTTACGTGGGCGCAGCCACCGACAACAAATGGCTGTGCGAATACTGCCAGATAATTGCCGACTTCAAAGGGAGCGGATACGACCCTTCAGAGCGCGTCGAGCTCTAATCCCTAAACCAGGGCATCCGCGAAAGCCACCGCTTACCGCATGGGCACTCGATGACGGTGCCGAACCTGCGGGAGGCCTTGCTGAAATTCAACTCGACCCACGCATCGCCGTGACGAAGCACTAGGTCATGCCAGAGCATCGCTATCGTGTTCACGGCTTGTCAATCCTGATCGTCCAGCCCTTGCCATCGCGGTCTACCCGGCAACTCAGGCCAGCCGGCTTCATGCCTGGTGCCTCGGTGACAAAACGCGGGACGAAGAGCTCGATCAAAGCGGCAACCTGCTCATCAGTGAAGCGTGCCTCATTGGCCGTCTCCGCAGTCATACGGGAGAACAGCGACCCCATAGCCTGAATCTGTTGCTCACTCATTGCTAGCCCCCTCGATAGCCTGTTGAATCATCTTCCGTTGATCGTCCAACGTCATCACCTTGTGCGGGCAAGCCGTATCCATCTTGGAAAGGCTGGAGATCACCGCCGCGGCTGGCACCGGGGCGCCGCCCGTCTCGCTGACCACGGTGGACAGCAGGGTCGTATCGCATGAGCTGCAAGACACCCGCACCGACTTGGATACGGCGGGCGCGGCCTCGTCGGAGGCCAGTAGGCCTGAGTTCTGCAGAAGCTTCGCAATCGACATGCAAACCTTGAGCTTCAGGCCGTTCGTCTCATCTGATTCGTAACTAAATGGAAACAAATTCAGATGGCCAAATTCATCGTCAGGCAATGAGCCGATGTTGTCCCTGAGCAACTGGACAGCCTCATCGTAGACAGACAACTATTCCCCTAGTTCGTCATAGATAGTGCAGCCACAATGACACTCCGTGACGTCATATGTGGCGTTCGGGTATAACGTCCCGATGTGGGCAACCGCCGTAGCGGGCACCTTGTAGAGAGGGTTAGCGTTCACCAGCGGAACCGAAAGAATCTTAAACTCGTGATCCTGCTGGGGATGCCCGCAAACACAACCCATAGACGCCCCTCGTAAAGTCTCGGGCCCGTTCAGTCGGTGGTGCCTATACCGAAGGGGGATCACCCCTTGAAAGTCCTCAGTTGCTGCGGGGTCCAGGGCAGCGGCAGGCCATCACCCTCTGCGCGCGGCACGATGTGGACATGGGTGTGGAACACGGTCTGCGTGGCTGCCGGGCCGATCGAGGTGATGATGTTCGCCTGGATGTCGCGGTAGTGAATCCACAGCGCCGCCGCGCACATCAGGTCGGCGGCGATCATTGGGTCGGCCGCCGCGTCCGCGGAGTGTGCGCGGTGGATCACCAGGACGTGACCATCGACAACGGGGTTCAGCGGCACGACGATGGCACCGGTACCCGTGTATTTCACGATGTCGAGGTTGGGCCAGTTGTCCGGGCAGAATACGCATCCGGCTGTCATCACAGACCCTCCGCCCCCAGCCGCCGGCCAAGCTCGAAGATCGCATGCAACACGGGATCATCGGCCAGGAGGCGAATCATTGCCTGCCCATCATCTGTGATGGTGGACAGGTCCAGGAGTGGCGCGCCATCCTCCACCGCTTCTGAATAGCTGGAGAATGGCCCGTCAATCGCCCCGTGGTGGCGGGTGTAGTAGTCAGCCATGCATCCCCTCACCAATAATAGGTATCGCCACGCTTTTCATCTACGGCCGACCAGTCGAGGTGGCCCGCTCGGGCGCGTTGCATCTTGTTGCGGGTGAAGGCGCGCTCCGCCCGGCGGACATCGCGATTCCACCAGCTCGGAACCGGGCAATACTTCATGCCCCAGTCCCACCAATCGGCGCATTCGCAGTCGTGCGCGCGCCAACCCCATCGCATGGAGCCATCGTCTAGGTAGAAATGGCTGCGCATGCAGACTTCGTGATGGTGTTTGTAGAGATACTTTTTCTGATCCCTGTATGTGCGGCTCATTACCGCTCCTTCCATTGTTAGCTACCTAACGCATGGAAAGACCTCCTTAAAGTCGGCACCGCCCTTGTTTGCGAGGGGCGGGCAGGAACTCGCGTTACCCATTTTTGATCCCCAGGTGGGCCGTCCTGGGTAAACCCTTTTGAGTCCCGCCACCTTCGAAGTCAGCCCCTCTGACTTACCTGTATTCAGGCGGGCGGGGGTAGGGCCAGGTCGGAGGGCCTGGGGTTAATTCCACCCCGCTGCCACAAAGCTCCGACCAAGTTCATGCTTCTGGTTGACGACGGAAGCGAACGCCGGGCAGGGTGATTTAACGTCTAGGGCTGCCAACTATCGGCTAATTTAGTTTCTGGCGGCTTGTTAGCTTAAGCCTCCGAGCGCTCGACAGGACTCGAACCTGCATAACCTGGGTGGAAGCCAGGAGTCTTTCCAACTCGACCACAAGCGCGTAGGTTGCTAGTTTTCAACAGGGCAACCACTCCTGGGCTTTGCGCGAAGCAGAATCCCCGGGAATCGAACCCAACGGGGGACATCAAGGCCCGGTTTCCCGGTCTTGCGCCAATTCCCGTTCGCGGTGTCCCAAACTCTCCGTAGCGCCCCCAGCGCATATGGGGGAGCCCGTAGGAGAGCCACCGCCCCCGCATCCACGCGGATACAGGCATTCTGTCGCGCCTTCCGGGTTGCGCGCCCGGAACTAGTATCTAGTGTACCACACGGCCCCTCCCGTTTTAGCATCGTTGAGAGGCTTGGGGGGGGTCTATTTTTTGCTGTTCCCTTCTTGGTCCGCTAGGACTCTTGCAACTCGGAGACGGGCTGCGCGCCCATCGTTCCGTTATCCCATGCAACGAGGGCCGAATGCCCGTCAGTGGCGCGCACGGTACCGACAAGGGAGGTATTGGCGGTGGTGCGCCTAACCCGTTGACCGGGCATGAATCTAGGCTGCGTCATCCGAGGAACACCGACACGTCAAGTGGGGTCTCAATGGCCACGCGTAACTCCTCGAAGAGGAGATCCCATAGGGCGCACGCCGTAGATTGATAATCTTCACAAAACTGACACATGCCTAAACCTCTTTGTCGCCCAACGCGTTCATCGCTCACTCCTGCCGTCGGGTAGCGCCCCCCGGGCTGCGTGCCTTTTCCGATTGATACGCACGGAGAAAATCGTCATCTGCCGCCAATTGGGCCACGCGAGGGTCAACGGGGCGGCCGGTCTTTCGGCTAGCGGTCACCGCTACGCGGGCGGCAAGCCTACGGACTGCGTTCACTCGCCCTCGCTGCAATAGCAGGTTTCATGCACGCTATAGGCGCACGGCGGGCACACCGCGTACCTCTTACCCGCGTATCGCTCGCCCGGAGCGCCGCAATGGCAAACCGTATCACCCACCCGCTTCAAATCTGCATTCATCTGGTCATAGCGAGACTGAAACTCGGGCGGTATAGGGTAATCGAACATCGTGATCAGAATGTGCTGATGCACGTCTTCCGGGGTCCAAGTCAACCCCGCCTGGGCGGCCTTGGTCACCGTGTCATCCACCAGCCAGCCCGTATGGCAGGGGGTGACTGGGCGGCCGTCAACCAGGGCAATGGATATCACTCACACTCCCCGACGTGATCATAGATCTTGTCGACCCAAAATTCCGGGGGAAGGTCATACCATTTGCAGTAGCGCCAGACGTTCGTGTCAACAAACTCCGACTGATCCATCACCCAGTCCTCGACTGGCACCTCTTCACCGGTAAGCAATTCCCGGATCACGCTGTCGCGCGGGCCTACCATGTCTCCATTGGGTCGGCGGATCATACTTGCGCCAATCTTTTGATAGCAACCGTCAAAAGGTTCGACAAAAACTCGACATTCACGCCGAAATCCTCGTCAGTGGCCTCGCCGCTAGCCTCAAGCTCGGCGCGCCTGACAAAATCATTCGCAAACTCAATCGTGGTCGCCGTAGAACCGAAGACCAACGCCAAAGCCCGGAAAGTCGCAACAAACTTATCCAAGCACTCATCGCACGCCGCAACCTGCTGGTCGTAGGCGGCGATCAGCCCGGGTTCCAACTCGTCCAAATCTGCTCCCCATCCCTGAATTGCTGAACCGTCCAGCCCGGAGGTAGGAGGTCATATTCGGAGTCAACGCCGTGGGAGTCGTCCCCGGCGATCTCCACGCGACAGCGGATGATCTCGTACTCATCCAGGATGAGTATTCTTTCCGAATGCTCGTCCGAATGGATTCTCACCGCCAGCCGATGTAGCGCCTTAGCTATCCATTTCCTCATGGGTAGACCTATTCAGGAACATGGTGCTCAGGTGTGCCGGCGTGCCATCGCAGTCGAGCCCCTGCACCAGCGTGCGGTCCCCGCCAGGGAGCCGGTAATAAGCTTGGTAGCGGAGGTGGTAATGGCCGTGTACGTAAAGCCGCGGCCGAACGGCATCAACCACCTGGCGAACCTTGCGGCGATGCTCCGAGGACTCCAAGAGGGCGACGAAGGGCCATCCGCTGTCGGTATTCGGTTCGCCGATGCCAATCTTGGGGATGTCCACGCCATAAGGAGCGTCGTGGGCAACGATGACGTCTACATTGCCAGGCCGCGAAGCGAACTCCACGTCCTCGTCAGTCAGGGTCTCCCCCGGCCACCAGGATTTGCCTGGCTTCCGCGCGAGGCGGTCAACCGAGGCCGCACCACCCAATGACATCCAAGCCTGCCCCCACCAGTGCCAGCGGTAGCCGCGAGGCAGATGGATGATATTCGGGCTGTCGGGCAGGCTCCACGGCCCCCTGTGGTGATGCGGCTTCTGCATCGCCGGGCGGGCCGCGAGGCGATCATGATCCTCATGATTTCCGTCCACCCAGTAGAGGGTGATGCCGTGCTTGGCCAGGCGTGACTGGGTAATAGCTAGGAATGCGGCGGTGTCCGCGTTATCGCTCCAGAAGCCGAAGTCGCCCACCTGGACAATAACATCGCAGCCATTGTCGGCCGCGTAGTCGATTGCCTGGCGGGCCCACCCCGCGTTGCCGTGGGTGTCCCCAAGGAACATAATCCGCTCGGGCTCAATCATCGTTCCCAGAATTCCTTACGGTAGCGGACCTTGGGCTTGGACGGCCGGAACCGATCGCGCAGGATCGCGAACTGAACCGACAGCCACTCGATAGCCTCGGGCGTGAGTGGCTGCTGCCATTTGCGCAGGTCAGACGACGCATTCTCCTGCATGATCCGTCCTCCACCAATGGCACCGGTCATCGGCGCAGTATTTGCTGGTGGGCGTGAGGTCGCACCACGGGTGCAGGGCCTCGCCGTTCACCATGACCCTCGGCTCATCCGCCTCTAGGCTGTTGTCACAGGCTGCGCAGCGCTTCATCGCTTACCCTTCGTGAAGGTCAAGTCGGCGAGCCTCTCCCACGTGAAGAACTCGCCGTCTTTCCAGGAGACGTAAGCCATGGCCGGGAGTCCATGACCCTTGGGGGTGATGCGCAGCCGACCATCCTCTTTTGTGCGGGTGATGCGCCCGTGGGCGCCGACCTCGGCGAAGGGCTCGGCAGGTTTGCCGCGGTGGCGGACCTTGTCATTGCTCATTTCGCGGCGTCCTTCAGCAGTTCGAAAGCGAGCAGGGCATCGTCGCCGGGCCAGAAGCCGCTGCGCATCTCCTCCAGCCAGCCGGGCTTCACCGTCACCTGCATAGGCAGCGGGACGTCGACAATTCGCGCGTCACGGAGGGCGACGCCGCCGCGAACCCGGTATGACTCGTAGCCCTCGACAGGATTCTTTGGGGTGTCGTCGACGGCGAGAACGTACTTCACGTCGCCCAGAGAGTTCGTGAGGATCACTTCATCCTCCAGGGCTGTCGGGACTTCGGAATAGCCAAGCTGGGTAGGCGCCGGCGAATCCGGCGCACACCAGCGGCTCTACGGCCGCGGCGATTCTGCTTCGGAGTCGGGGGCGTTACCCCCAGCTCCTTGGCGATCAGAAATCCCGACGCCAGCGGAGAAATCCACCTGGGCGTTGCGGGGTTGTCGTGGTCTTGCTCGTGGATGCCCTTGAGCAAAATGGGCCTGTTTTCTGAGTACCGCACTTCGTTCCCCTGAAGGTGGTAGTTATTCTTCTTCGATATTCATAAACTGGTAGACCAGATCGGCGATAAGCGGCGATATCGCCATGCTTTTCGCCCACTCCGCCAATTCGAGCATCCCCCCGAGGGGGAGCTCATTATCCGAGCCATCGTGGGACAGGTCGATCTTGTAGATCTCCCCGTCCTCCGGGTTGAGGAATTCGACAATCCTCAGTTCGCGCAGAACTACGGCATCCTCCGGGATTCCGCCGCAGTTGCATTCGGGATCGTGCATTCCTACCTAGCTTTCATTGATTGGCTCACCGGTAGCGAATTTCTCGTACCGGCCGTTGACCATCCCGTCGCCGATAACGTGGCGGTGAGACTCGAAGCGCTCGAGGAGTTCTTCGTGTTTGCGCTCCAGGTCTTCTATGCGTTCCCAGAGGATTTCGCCCTCCGTGGGCGGGGCGGGCAGTGGTTCCAGGTATTTGAATCCAGGCTGCTCCGCGGCGAGCTTCTCGACAAACTTCTCGATCAATTCCTCGTTGGTCACGATTCGAATACCTTCACTGGAATACCGGCCTCCTTAGCGCGGCGAACGCAGTCCCACGTGCCTCGGGAATGCCTGGCAGACGTCACAGCAGCGCAAATCCGCTCACGTTGAATCCGCCCTCGTCGATGGTGAACACTGTCAAGGCAGGGTCACCGTCTTCACCGAAGGCGTTCCGGACCCAGGCCGAGCCGTTGTCGAGCGTGGAGCACTGCACATGCCACTTGGTCCGGCCCGTGCGAGGATTCCGGCCGGAGGGGCGGAACGTCGGGAAGTGGAAGTGTCCGGTGAGGAGAACGTCGCAAGACAGTTCGCCGGCGTGGGACATCTTCGCCCACCAGTCGCAGACGGACTTCGGATTCCGGGCTTGGTGACCATGAGCCAATCCGAGGCGGGTGCCGCGGATGTCGAACTCCAGCATCTCCAGATACTCGGACTCGGGGCGGTGGAACTTCACGCCCAGGCCGAGCTCATTACTCAGCCCCTCCAGGCGCTTGGAGATGTGGATACCCCAGTCATCGTTGGGTAGGCCCGCGATCTGCTTGCTGCCGCGGCGCCAGGCGCAGTGATTGGACGGGATGGACAGAACATCGACCGGCGCGTATTCGGTGCACAGTTTGATGGTCTTCCAGAACTCCGTCGCCGCCACCTCCACCTGGTCCATCAGGGAAAGCCCGTTGGTGCGAATCTGAGAGTCGACGTTGTCGAAGCCCTCGATAATATCGCCAACATCGGCAATCACGATGTGATCATGCGGGGTACGCGCCAGGTACTCACGCAGAGCGTCACGCTTGTCCTGAAGACGGTGAAGGAGCTCTTCCATGCCGCCGAGGTGATCCACCTTGCCGGTCTGGACGTCGCCCCACGCCACCACGACAGTGGCCTCGCCGTCTACGCGGGCTGAGGTGCGAACCTCGTGATCCCGCTCCACGGCGGCGTAAAGCGCCGGCAGATCCAGTCCGGGCATCGTCTGGGCAATATGGAAGCGGTAGGCGGTCAGCCAGCGGCCGTCAAAAGCCTGCCAACGCGACGTGCGCGGGTTGCCGACGATCCTGACCTTCTGCGGGTCGTACCCGAACTGTTCCAGCAATGCGGAGAAGTCGTCGGGCGCCTCTTCCATTGGCCCCGTCTGGATATGCCCCGTTGAACCGTCAAACTCGGTGCGGGGCGTAATGGGGGCGTTGTCGGGCTTTTGCTCCGACAATCGCTCCGCCAGGCGGTCGCCCAAACTCTTCTCGTCGCTCACCGTTTATGACACTTCCTGACGTGGCCCGTGAAGGCGGACAAGCCCACCGGCAGACCCTCGGCGACACATTCCTCATGCAAAGGGGTCAAAGACAGCCCTGCATCAATCCATGCGTCGATATCGGCGCGCTCCTGATTGGAGCGGGTGGCCAGCCACTTGCAGGTGGCACAGCCCTGATTGGAAAGTGTTGCGTGTTGCCGCCGCGCGGCAAGCCTGTCGGTAAGCGACATGGTCGCTCCCCCTTTAGATCGGTTTATTCAATTCCGTGAATGCGTCTACGGGATTTGGGTACTTCTCCAGAAGGGTCGCGGCCTTAGCGTTGAGCTCGGCGACCCAGTTGTCGTTAGGAGATTTTGGTGGGCGGTCATCCACCCAATTCCCCTGAATCTGGCTATCCCGAAGGACGACAAAACAGGCAATCGCCTTCACCAGGTGCGGCAGGCCGCTGTCGGGGTCGATATCCTGCCCCTCGTACCAGGCGGTGAGGTGGCGCAGGGCTGCGTCATAGTAGACGGTGGCTCGAACTCCGGAGACCCTGAAGTTAAATCTGCCGTATTTGAGGCCGCCCTCCATCATGGCCAAACCCACCTCGGCGATAACCTGAGCGGGGACCGTGGAGAAGGGCACCTTGGCGATTCCTATAGCGTCCTTGGGATTGGTGTCCTTGCGCTCCGATGCCGCGGGGTTCGACCGCCCCGCCAGTGAGCCGAAGCCAGGGTCACGACTCATGCGAGCACCCCCGCGATGTCGGGGGCACGCCAACCCAGCGGTTTCTGGATCTTGCCGGCCGCATTGAAGGTCGGCAGGCCCTCGCCCTTGACTTTGTCAAGATTGGAGCGCACAACCTCCGCAGCAGCAGCCTTGGCCTTATCTTCGCCGACGAATGCCAGCAGAGACCCCCAGGCCACCACAATGATGTCCAGGAGGCCGTCAACAACCTCTACGAGATCGCCGTGGAGATCGGCCCATTCCCACTCCCCGTACTCCTCTTTCAGGAGCTTGTAGCGAAGTTCGCGAATGGCGTAGTCGTTGAACTGCCCGCCGTCGACATTCTGTCGACCCAGGCGCATGAATTCGGTCGTACCGTCGAGAATATTCAGTCGAGGGGTGTCCCCGAGGTATTCCACCGTCAAGCCCAATTCCTGGGCGATGTGGTGCTCTAGCTGCGCGCCCTTGCTGTTCTCCCAGCCGGGGAGCATGGCAATATGGGTGCAGTCGGCCAGGACCTTGATATCCCGGCGCAGGTACTCATGCCATTCGAGTTCTCCGACGTCTCCGGCCTCGGCGTCCATCTCGGCGGGGTTGACAACCTCAAACCCCTGTGAACGATAGAACTCCGCAGCCTTGTTGAAGGCTGGATGGTTCCAGTCCCAGTCGGGGGGCGTCTCCGTCAGTCCGAATGATTCCGGACTCATCGGGCCACCAACGTACAGTCGTTTTACGCTCGCCATTCAAGTTCCCCTTTGATTTGGCGATTAGCTATTTCGAATGCGACCCCAAAGGAAGAATCCCTTGGAGATGACATCCCACTTGGGCGGGATGGCGTTGGCTAAATGAAGGGTGAGGGCCGCGCCGACCCCCAGGATGATTCCTCTCGCGAGCACTGGCGAGCGTTCAATCCACCTGTCAGCCTCTTCGCTGAGCAGTTGACCCTGATCGGCACACAGTTCATATTCGACAATGTCGGCTATGATCTGCAGCCACTTCTCCCGGGCGTTCACGCAGCATCCTTCATTGAATACCCCTAAAGAAGAGATGGCCGGTCCACCAGGTTGCTCTCCCCCGTGCACTGGGGCTGATGGACCGGCCGGGGCCGCCGCTCTACCCGCAGGGAGCAGCGACCTGGCTTTAGTACCGGTTGTTTGGCTTTACGGCGCGAGATTATTGGCGCAGCACGCGAGGTTCTCCGGCAGCCCCGTTAGGAAGATTCAGGAAATTTATCTTTCCCTATCTTCGCTAATCCGGGCTACCTGCGGTTATCCGGAGAATGCGCAGGTCAAACACAATATTTCAATACTTGGCAAAAACGATCATTTTAACCCCCTTTGACAAGCCTTGCATTGAGACTGCAATCCGTCTCTCGTCTTGGGGTGGGCGTAGAAGTAATCTAGGCCCTTCGCCTTCTTGCACTTGGTACAGGTCTTTCTATCGCCCTTGTTGAGTCCGAGTGGGGGTATTTCATCGGCCGCCGCCGATCCCCAGCCCTCTTCATCATCGATATGGCGCATCAGGGCCCGCCGCGCTGCCGACCTAGGATTCCTGGCCCGAATGTTCCCATCCCCCACATCCCCGATGGACGGCTCCAGGGTTACGAGGTCGGCCGGGCTGACGGTGAGGGCGAAGGCTGAGTATTGGGTATCCCAGTCGTAGTCCGGGTTGTGGAGCTGGAGATCTTCCCGGGATAGCCTCCCGAGGTCATAGAGCAGCTTTTCGAGGGTGCGCTCGTCCGACCGCTCGTTGTCCCCCACCCCCCTGGATAGCCATTCATCAGCATCGGCCTCAAGCTTCTCGTCTCGACCGTGTTTGACCTCGCCCAACCCAACCCCCTTGTTGTCGTTCGACGACATTTACGAATGTGGTCGTTCGACGTCTTTCGGTAGAAAGCTCTATGACTCGGCCTCTATCGCGTCAATGAACGCATGAAGATCGTCCAGAATGAACATCACCAGGCCAGCGTCCGTCATCTCCCCGATAAGCCCCTTGGCAGCGTCTACGGCATTGGCGGCGTCAATGCTCGTGTTGTCGGCTAGCCAGCGCGCGAGAACGCCCTTGCCCCTGGCCCGAACATCGTCAGACTCAACCATGCGGTTAATCAGATAGTTCCCGAATTCAGTGTCATCCATGTTCACAACCCCAATCGATATCGCAGGTACATCCGACTATGAGCCCATCGCAATCCCAACAACCAGCGCAAGTGCATGAATCATCGGGACCGTGGGGGAAACACGCGCCGCAGCTCATCGCGCCCGATTCTGCTCGGCCATGCCCCGCAGAATCCGGAAGCACTCGGCCGTGGCCCGCGCATCCCCCAGTGCGGAATGCGGGTCTTCATTCTCTACCCCGAGGAGTTCGCACACAGTATTCAGGCCCGGGAGCTCGTCGAGCGGCAGGCCGAGGACGCCCGCTGCGTAAGATTCCAGCGCGAGTTTGCGATGATGCCACGGCTCACCATTCAGCAGCTTGGCAATCAGTGGCGCATCGAATGCCGGGTTTGAGCCCGCGAACACGTTTCCGTCAAGCATGTTGCGCAGCCAGTCGAAGGCGTTCTTGTTTCCCTCGCCATTCTCCAGCATGTCCGCGAACACTCGACGCTCATAGAATCGATTGATGGCCAGCGCCTCGGGTTCGCAGGAGGAGAGTTGCGCCGCCGTGAGGAACGGGACGACGCGAAATTCCTCCCCCGTCTCGATATTGACCGCTGCAATCTCCAGTACGGGGGCGTTGGGTCCAAGGCCCCCGGTCTCCGTGTCCACCACGACTATTTGACGACTCATTATCCAATCCTGTCTACGAGGGCGTACTCCAGCGCCTCTTCAGCACCGATCCACCAGTTCTTATGCATAAGCGCGTTTTTAAGTTTCTTCCTGGGAAGCTTCTTCCCTGCGCGGTGCTTGAAGAGTTTCTCGGCCTGCGCGGTGAGCATCTCAATGCGACCCATGTAGTCATGGAGTTCGCCCCTGCCGCCGTATAGCCCCGACGAGATGGGATGGATAAGGATCTGGGCGTTTCTTCCCATAACCCTCTCATCCGCAGCCTGGAGAATGATTCCGCCCATAGAGGCGGCCATGCCCCTTACCGTCATGGTGATGTAGTGGGAGCCGCCGCCCCACACCGAATACTCGATCAACTGGTCGATGGCGTGGAAGCCAGAATTGCAATACCCGCCCGGTGAGTCGATGATGAGGTTCCATTTCGACTCCGCATCGGCGCGGTGCCACGAATTCACCGTGTCCATCAAAGCGAAGATCGAGTCGTCATCCACCTCGTCGGCGAACCGGTAGGTGTAGTTGGCGGCGTCCGAGCAGTCCCGCTCAGTCTCTGCCGCCTCGGCCTCCCGCAGTCGGATGGCGGCCAGCGCCGCCTGGTGCTCTTTCTCCTCCGCCTCCGCGGCGAGCCGGCGGAGATCTAGCTTGGCGTTCTCAACGTCGAGTTCCAGCTTTTGGAGTTCCAGGCTCTTTTTGCGGGCCTCGTCCCAGTCGTTCAATCAAAACTCCTATGCGGCGGATTCGATGTCTTGCTCTTCGGCGTCAAGGAGCTTCGATTCATGAAGTAAGAACCCGGCAGCCTTGGCCTTCAGTAGAACGGGGACGATGCCCTCTTGGCGAAGCACCACGCCCTCATCCACGGTCTTCTTATCGGACAGTGGAACGGGGCGATCGAAGACGGCCGCCAACTCGGGGCTATCGGCGATATGCTCGTCATAATAGTCGGCGTAGCGCATGTCCATCATTTCGTCGACATACCGCTCAAGATCTTCGGCTGACCAGGGTGTTGGCGGGCCGAAGGTGACGCGACCCATCTCCGGGGTCCACTTCAGCCCCCGCGCGAGACAGAATTCCTTCACCGCGTCCCAAGGAAGATCCGCAAGGGTTCCCTGGGTGTTGATGGTGGCCACCCGGTAGACGTAGAGCTCACATTCCCCGACGGGGAGGTTGTAGGTGTAGTTCTTCTGGATCGGGGTGTCGGTGCCTGGCAGGTAGCCGATGATCTCCCCGTACACCAAGTAGCCTTCAGGCACAAGGTCGGCAATCTTCTCGCCGTACCACGACCAGAGGTCAAAGTCGTAGAAATGCTGTTTGTTGGCGTCGCCTGGATCTTTGATCACCTTTCGAGAGCCGTAGACGGCATCAAAGGCGTAGTCCGGCGTCGGGAACCAGCGGTTCAGGAATCGCTCGACGCGCCCCTTCTGGCGCAGGCAGGGCACTCGCCCCACCCTTGAGCTCGAGCCGTGGAGCTTCTGGGTGATCACAATCTCCCGGCCGGGGCGCAGCAGATGCTTGTTGCGATGGAACTGATCGGTGCTGATGTGCTCGGGGAAGAGTTTGGTGTCAACCCTCTTGAACGCCTTCTCCACCTTGGACTTGGCCTGCGGCTGCCGCTTCACCGGGAGGACATACTTGCGGCAGATCTCATGTCCGTTGACGACATCGAAAACGTCACCCTCTTGCAGCTGGGAAATGTCCACGCCCGTGTAGGCGATGGACTCCAGCGGCATCAAAAGGGCGTCGCTGCGATGGCCGCGGAGCTTAAGCGCTCTGATCCGGCGATTGGCCTCAAGATAACCCTTCTCGGCCTGGTCGCGGTTCAGGGAGGAGTCGCGGAACAGATTGTTGTACGCGGCGTACTCCTCGGAGAGTTGCGTCTCGGCGGTGAACGCCAAGGCCAGCTCGCCGGCCTGTTTATCCTTCTGGGTGAGCGCCTGGTGGCCCAAAACTGGAACCCCAACCAAATTGTCCAACCCCGGCAGGGTAATGGTCGCGGGGATCTTCACAACCGTGCATGCGTAGTTGCTGTTGGCGGGCGGATCGAATTTCAAGGCTTTCTCCGTTATCGAAGCTTCAGCAGGTCACAGATGGCGGTACCCAAGACGTACGGCCACGCGATAATGGTTAAAATCAGAATGGCGAGGGATTCGAGTGCACCCTCTTTATCTGGATGCTCAAGAAAATAGCCGCCCCCGATGAGGACGGCTGGGATGATCCCGAAGGATAGGTATATCCAGAGAAGGGTGATCACTTCGCTTGGTCGCCTCCCGCGATAACCAATTCACCCATGCGATCGAGCTTGGCCCTCAGTGCATCGAGAGCCTCTGGAATCACGTAGCAGTAGACATCGTTTCGGCCCTGCTTCAGCGCCAACGAGGCCGCCAAGCCCTCAACCCGGGAGTTCAGCCCGGTCTTGGTGACCACGGCGTCTACGCGATCGGGGAGTTGGAGGCGACCGATCGTCCCCGGCTGCTGCTCTTCGTTGAGATCCACCCGAGGAGCCTTGGAGGCATCAGTGATCTCGAGGAGGTCGTAGCCCGCGCCACTGAATGCGGTCCTTATGGCGCTCCGGATTCCATTATCACTGGAATACAGGGTTACCTTCAGCTTTTTCTTCAAGGCATTCTCCTGATATCCGCCACATCCGCGGGCGGTAGGGGGTATGTTTGGGCATCGCCGCCCACCCCTTGCCCATCTTTACGGCTTTGCGGTGGACTTTTCCAAAATTCGGGGACACTTTGATCGGTGTTAAACCCAACCGCTTCATCTTTTCTAAGTAGATGAAGCCGGTGGCCCGCTCGTAAACAATCTCCCACACGAGTTTCGCGGGGAGTCTGGACATCGCGGAGCCCTCGCCGGCGTTGCACTCGAAACACTCCGGTCGGACATTATTGCGGGTCCATGTCCCACCGAGGTATGCGGGCACCGGCCAGTGGCCTATGGTGACTGTTTCCTCGGTGAGTTCTATTCCGCATTCCCCGCAGGGGATTATCTTTCCATTGGGGGTGTCGAGGGAGTGGGCGCGCATCATCCAGCGCTTCAGGTTGTACTTATGCCGAGTGTCGGTCATAGCCAATCCGGTTTGTAGTCGTCATCCCAGTGGATGGTGGAGCCGTCGGGCAGCGCGCGCACCCCGCCCGGAAGCAATCCGCCGGATGTGCCAAAAATCCCACAACCGTACGGATCGCCTATTACGACGGCCTCAACCACCTCTTGCCCCGCAAGATCTGTGACATAGATGCGCTCGTAGTATTCGGCGTCGTAGATCCGCGCGGCCAGCTGGACTAGCTTCCAGGCGATCCACCGTCTACTGCCGATACGGGGGATCATTGGCCCGTGGCCTCGGCCCATTGGGCCCGGAACTCGTCACACGGAACCACCTGCGGGGGCACCAACTCGGACCCCTCTGGAGTCGGTAGGTATCGACTGCAGATGAAATAGTCGCCGCGGTTGACGACCCACTCCTCATCCCGTTTCGGGTTATATATCCTGAGCGTGAAGTCGCCGGTGACGCCATGCGCGACCGACAATGTGACATCACACGAGGCTGATTCCTTCGCTAGCTCGACGGCGTCATCAATCGTCAGGATTTGGCGGGCTTCGACTTCGCTGCGCTTCTCGACATACCTCTTGAATTCCATCACTCCCCCCGCTCCTCCAGTCCAATCGTGGTTTTGTCGAGCAGATTGAGGACGTCGTCCTTGGTGGTGCCGTAGTCGTCGTTGAGCGCCGGGATGCTGCCATTCCACACATCCGGGAAAAGCTCCTCGGCCATCTTCTCGATTTCCCTCTGGGCCTTGGCTCGGGCCTTTACGGTCTCCTCCGGGCCCTGGTGGAGGTTGTGCAGGGCTACGCGATCCAAGGCCCCCAGGACGCACACACCCTGGTCGTTGCGGTAGCTGCTCTGGGTCCACCCTTGGTAAATCTCATCCCTCGCCTGAGAAACGAATTCGGATGTCTTCATACCTTGCTCCACTTCGGGTTGAGTTTTTCGCTCAGTTCTTCACCGAGCGCTTTGTAATCGGATTTGGGCATATCGGGCAGGGGGATGTCCTGCCAGCCCGCATTGGGGAGGATTTGGCGCGCGGCCCACCAAGCACCCGCGCCTATGTAATCCTTCGCTACCCAGTTCTCCGGGCCGAATTTGATCTCCGGGATATCCTCAGGAAGGTCGCACTCGATAAGCTCATGGGCCTCGTCGTAGATGATCCAGGAGGATGGGACCTTGGTCGTCCAGGCGGCCTGCCAGGGGGCGAAGCCGAATCCCTTGCCGTACGTGAACTCCGGCCCATCGGCGATGGTGCCAATGGATTGCCATTGGCCCAGAAATTCGTTAATCTCGATTACGTCGTTGGCCTGGATGACCGCGGTCCAGCCAGGGAGGGGGGTCCAGGTGGGCGCAGAGCGCCGCGGCCCCTCCGCGTAGGACCCTATGCAGACAATCTCGGAATCATCTTCATCGGCCGAATACTCCAGATCGAAGGAATGCCTGTCATACATCAAGGCCACCCGCTCGGTTAGCGGGGCTTCATGCACATCCCTATTGCAATGCCAGCATGATTCCATTATTCCTCCGCCATGATCTCGGCGTATCGCTTGTCGGCGTAGGCGCGCCGCTCCTCGATCGAAGTCTCGACACCCCTCCGCTTGCGGGCATAGCCCCAAGCATTGGCCACCCTGCAGGCCTTGCAGGCGCGCGACTGGAGAGTCACATTGATGTACAGATTCTTGCCGTCAAGCGCATGCCCATGTGGGCAGTGGGTCTTGGTCACGCCCCGATGTCGGCCATGGCGGATCGTGTCCTGAACATTGTCGCGGGCGTCACCCCAGTAGAGGTTTTCGGGGACGTTGTTATACATATCCCCATCGCGATGCAGGGCGTGCCCCTTCCCCTCGGGCGGCAACCCGTGAAATGCAAGAGCGACCAGGACGGCCACGCCTTTCATTTCTAAAACGCCATCGCGAGAAAGCCCCACCCGGTAGCGCTCGCCGCTATACGGCCCGAATGTTAAGACTCGGCCACGCCAAAGGCGGGTCATCATACCCTTACCGCTAGGGTGCATTTGGGTAACTTCTCGATCCAGCGATCGGATGCGACCGTGGCTCGACGCCTGATAATAGCCCTCATACCCCGGGATGTCGCGCCATTCTTCAGTGTTGGACAAGGTTTAAGAACTCCTTGGTGAAAAATCTTCTAAAAGACGCCGCCCGCCCCGCCCTGTTCAACGGCGATTTCCCAGAATTGCCGCGCTCCGCTACCGGTGTTTACCAGCCAGCCTTGACGCATCAGCTCGGCACGGGCCTTGGCAAGGCCGGTTTGAGTCATTCCCTGCTCCAGGGCGATGGTGCGCAGTTCTGAATTGCTCACGCCATTGGGGAACATGGTGGTCATGATCCGCCGCAACTTCTCCAGCGCCTCGGCATCCTCTTCGGCATTGGGCCCGGTAAACGACTGCATAACGCACGAGTCGGTACCGTCGATCGGTTGCAGTTTCAGCGTGTGCCGATCCCCCTCGGGGGCGTCCTTCTGCTTTTTACAAGTGAGGGTGATGCCATTGCCACGCTCGACGAAGTACACGGTGTCGACGCCGCCCTCATAGGCGGACGAACCTCTTAGAGTTTTCTCATCTTTCCCCGAGTGATGGATTCCCAGCACGCATCCGGCGTGGTCGGGGGTGGCGTCCATGAGGCGGGCCATCGAGTCAATGACAATGCCGATGTCCCGGGCCGAGTTTTCCTCTGCGCCCACCGTGCATCGAGCGATCGTGTCCAAAACGATGAACTCGAAACCATAATCCCTGATGTCCTCCACCAATGCCCCGACGTCTTGGGTCATCAGGTTTACCGGGACGGGGAGAAAGGTGATCGAACCCTCTTCCAAGGTTCTCTGCCACGCGGTCTCCCACGCTTTGATGCGGCTGGAGAAGCCGGCCACGCCCTCTGCCACCACATACAGAACCTTGACCTTCTCGGTTTCGCGGCCCTGCCAGTTGCGCCCCGTGGCCAGGGAGCAAGCCCAGTCCAGGGCGATGAAGGACTTCGAGGTTCCCCACCGGCCGTACAGCAGTGCCGTGGTGCCACGGTTGAATACCCCTTCGATGAGGGGGTCCGGCTTCGGCATGTTCTGGATATCGTTGACGCTGAGGAACCGGCTCCGGAATTGGGAGTCGACGCCGCGCTGCGTCTCGGGGTCCGGCGCGATTACCACCGGCTGGACCAGTGGCGGGGGCTCACCCCCCTCCCGCACCAGCGAGAGCTTCCGCTCCGGCACGGCCCGCGCCTTGCCCACCGTTTTATTGAAGCCGGAGTCGATGGTGGCTTCTATTTCGTGATCCATGAGCCCGATCTGGCGGGCCGCATCCATCAGTGCATCCCGGGCAACATTTTCATTCAAGGTTCCCGCGTTGACAAACTCAGACAAGTTTGCGGAGGCCTGGAATAGGGTGGAGTTTCTTGTGCCCTCCACCGCGTTGAGGAGGTTGTCGATCTCCCCCTTGAAGGCCGCGGCAGTATAGGCATCACTGGGTGGGACTAGCGGCCCGGTCGGGCGTGGAGGAGCTTCCTTCTTTGGCTCGATCCGGGAAAGGAATCCGTCTATTTTGAAACCCTCCTAGTCGAGCGGCGGTTAAGATTCTTTCCAGAATTCGGGCATGTCCCCCGCCAAAGACCAGCAGGGGTAGTCGCGCGCCGACCTCTTAAACAACTTCTCGCCGTAATCAGCGGAATCGGAATTCTCGTTGGTTACCGTAGAGGGGTCTAGGCAGTAGCGCCCCTTGGAGTGGGAGCCTGCGCGATGGATTTCGAAGGCGGACAGTCCCGAGAAGGTCTCATGGCAGCTGCCGCAATGGGCGGTGCGGACCCCGCCCCATCGAGCGTCGCAACGAGCGCAGCCGAATGTCATTGCAGCTCCTCGGATGAGTAGATAAGCGGGTCTAGCAGAGCCAGTAGGCACAGCGCTCCGTCATCAAAAGCGTGCCCCACGTCGTAGTCCGAATCGATCGGAGAAGGGTCGGTAAAGGGCTGGCGACCCTCGGTGGCCAGCCGCAGCTTCTCGACCAACTCCCGAATGGGCTTCAGGACCTCCCGGGCCGCCGCCGCCATCAATGCCGTCGGCTGATGCCCATCGCATAGCGGGGGAATGGCCCGGAGGACTGCCTCAACAACTGGATCGCTCATAGCAGTCCCTCGTATCTTTCCTGCAGCTTGCGAAAGCGACCGCACTCGACATGCGACCAGGCAAAGCCCGGCAGCTTTCTCCGCCAGGCATCCCGCGAGTGCCCCAAGGTCCGGGCAACCTCCGCGTACGAGCACCCATCCAGGAGCATCTGATAGCCGGCCGACAGTGTCTCCTCGCTGATCCGCGGAGGCTGGGGTTTCTTCAGGCCTTTCCGCTCCCTGGCGCGGTTGACTGTGCGGTCGGTGACGCCGACAATCTGAGCAACCTCTTTGTTGGTCAGGCCCTGTCGGATAAGCTTGGCGATCTGGACGCGGCGCTCCTCGGCCCGCTCAAGACCCCGGTGGGTCATTCCTCCCCCACGAGGAGTGACTCCGCTACGGCGAGGAGTAGGCGGACCTGCTCGGCGGACTCCTCCGCCGCCATCTGAATGCAGTCCTCTTGGGTCATTTCTTCATCGCTCCACGGGTCGTTCCACTCCGAGGTGTCGTGGTACCTCTTCCCGGCGGTGGCTACCGCCGAGAGGATGCGGTCAATCACCGCCAAACCCGTAGGCTCAAAGCCGTAGTAATGGGCTTGCATCCGGGCGTCAGGATCGAGGGGCTTGGCGAGTTCGCGGAGGATCTCTTCGGCGGTCATTGCCCCGTCGAGGATGGATTCGGTCATGCGATCACCTCGGTGAAGGGGGCGTAGAGGTTCCGGTCCCCGACGGGTACGGAAGACTCTTCCCACTCCGACAGATCGAAGTCGTAGTCGAGCAGGACCTCCCAGGAGCCTCCCTGCCCTCGTCGGTAGGTTCCGCCGCACTTGTCGGTTACGACGACGCCCTCGGGAACCGAAGTCCAGCAGTACCACGCCCGAGGCTTCGCCTTAACGACCTCTTTCGTCAGCTCGACCTTCGTCGCCGACACCCAGGTGCCCGGCGCGTAGACCGCGATCGAGTCCCCGCTATGTGTCTCGATCTCCAGAAACCCGTCATCCGAGTGCGAAGCGCTCACCGCTTCCTTGTGCGGGATCTCCCCGTGGTCTTTAGTGAGAACCACTATTGCCATCCGATTTCTCCTTCGGCACTCATCGGTCCAGGATTGCCACGGAGAAGGCGTTGGGGGTGTCAGATTTGACCCACTTGAACCGCTCTTCATCAATGCGCACGGCCCATTGAACGTAAACATCCTCGGCTTCGTAGCGGGCGTCTTCGGGGGCCAGTCCGCCGACCACGATGTCGTAGATGTTGGCCAAGCGCGCGAACTCCATCGGATCGATATCCCCATATGCATACAGTCCCCACGCATCCTCATCCTCGAAGAATGGGTAAGTACGTCCGTCGAGCGGGGTTTCGAAGTCCTGCGGAGTGAGCGGGGGCAGGGTTGTTTCAATCATCACTTCATTTCCCGATCCCTGTAGTAAAGGGCGTAGTAGATAACGTCGTTTTCCTCGTCGTAGTCGAGGATTTCTGAGCCGACGAATACGCCCAGGTCTTCGTCAATATCCTCAACGGTCATCCGTTCGCCCTTCTCCAGGCGGCAGCGAGGAAGAGCGCCTTGAGCCACCATTGATTGGGGCTCGGCGGCACCGTTCGGGACCAAGCGTGCATGTGAGCGAGTAGGTCGACACGGTCCTCGTCGGGCATATCTGGAACGCCCAGATGCGCAAACAACTCGTCCGGCGTCATTTCTTTAACGTCGAGCACGATCCCTCTTGTCGTAATACTTCTCAATGGCGGCGTTGTGCTTATCGTGAATCCACTCGCTCATAAAGGTCTCGTGCCACAATCCCTTCTCGAGGTCGCACCACCCGAAGGTGAGCGGGAAGGCGGCCGACAAGATCTCCTCGATAAAGCACCAAGGCGAAAAGGGCTTGCAGGCGCTAAGGGTCCAGAGCGGGAATGGTAAGCCTAGCCACCAACTCCGGAGGCGAGATTTCATGACCTTTTCCATTCCCGAAGGCCCGAGCGATCGTCAAGCCGCCGGGCGGCCTCATCGGCCAGGCGAAGCGTCCCCGGGCACGTATCGTTCGCCCCGCAGCACCCGAAAAGGCATCCCTCGATACCGATCATGTGGTGAGCGAACTGGCGCGAGTGTTTATGAATCGCCACATCCTTGGAGCAATGCGTGCAGTTCGCCCGCTCCAGCTTCGCAAACCTTGACCGGCGATAGTAGCCGGCGAGACTATCGCGCCTCTCGCACGTCCGGCAGCGGCGGTACCCCTCCGAGTCGATACGGGTGTTCTCTGCGGTGTATTTATGGCCGTTCTTGCACTTGGGCCTCGGGGGTCGAGGCGGAGAGTCTCGCCGACCGCGGCGGATGTTCTCCTCGTCGGTCACCGGCTCAAGGTGCCACGGATTGACGCATCGCCTGTTGCGGCAAAGATGATCGAGCACGAGACCCTCGGGGATCGGCCCGACCAGAAACTCGTACGCGATGCGATGGGCCCGATGCGGGCGCCCTTTAAAGTTGATCTGCCCGTACCCTCCGTCATTAAGGGATGCGAGCCATGGCCAACATTCGATAGGCGTGTCGCCGCCGACCTTCGGCCAAAACCTATCCGATAGGGGCCTCGACCTCCGCTTTACGCCCTCATGATCTCCGGGCTGGGCCGCACCACCCACGAGTACCTCTTCCCATTCACGATGGACGGGACGGCAACGACGAAGCCGCCCTCTGATCTGTAGTCGATACCCGGACGGACGCCGGCGCGATTGCCGTCGGCCGTCCCCAGGACGTAGAGATGAAACCCTCTGGGTGTTTCAACCTTGCCGTGTACGGGCGGTAAAACACCCTCCCCCAACTCGGCGAGAGATTGCACGCCCTGGGGCCCATCCACGTCCACCACATCGAAACCCGCCGTTTTCCCGGTGGGGAGTCCGATGTTGTAGTTCGGGTTCTCCGTCCACCAGCGGCGGATCTGCGCCCCGTCTCGGGTGGCGTCCTTGAATCCGTTCCTGGTGGCCGGGCGCTTCTCCCCTGGCACGAGCGGGAAGACGGCCCAGCCCGCCTTCTTGGCGTACCAGAGGGCGGAGGGCCCAAGCTTTGCGGGCTTGGGCTTGTTGATCTCCGCCTCTAGCTTGTCGGCCGCGGATTCATCCCCGCGTTGAATTGCGTCAACGAATGCCCGAAGCTTCAACTCTTCTTCGGTCTGCGGGCAGGAGGGATGGGTCTCCTGGCCGACCCACGTCACCTGGAGGATTTCATTGCATGACCGACATTGACTATAAGTTAGCAATGAGATTCCTCAATCTTCTCTCAGAAGGGGGGCATTTCTTCGAAGTCGTCATTGCCCCCGCCGAATGACGGCTCCGACGCCGTGGGCTCCTCCGCCTGGCCTGTGCCATCCAGATACGCCTGGAGCGTTTCATCTAGGGCGATGGCCGCGCTCAGGTCTTGGGGGGTCCAGGAGCCGAAGACCGGCACCCAGTATTCGTTCGTGCCCGCCATGTGGGGGCCGTCGAAGCCGGTGATGGCTACACCCGGCTCCTTGTCGAGGCTTTTCCCCTTCTTGAAGTCGAAGAATTCGGAGAGGGCCGCGCCCGACAAGAGAAGGTTGCCGATCACCAGCTCGTCGCCGTCTTTGAAGGCGACGTACAGGCTGTTGGCAAACTTGCCCCCCTTGCCCTTCATCACATCTTTGATGTCGTTGTAGAGGCCTTCGGCGAGTACGGTGGCGCCCGCGCGAACCACCAGGGGCTCCGTCCGGGTGTCGCGGATCTCATTGCTGCGGATGCCGGTGTTGCTGGGCTTGTGGAATCCGGTGATGGAATTCAGACTATCCAGTACCACGAAATGGAACGGGGTGCTGACGGCGCGCTCCGCCTCTGCGGACTTATCCCAATACGTGATGCCCCCGCCGTTCGTTCCCTTAAGCTTAAACCAGCGCTTTACGGGAGAATTGCTGCTATGAGGTTTACTGAGGCTCATGTGTTTCCTTTGGTTGTTGGGTTAGCGGCCGGTGAGGCGCCAATAGAGGTAGAACAGGTATGCCGACGCGCGGCGGTAGAGTTTCTTCATTGCCTTCCCGCTCTCTTGACGGCTTCTCCCCAGGTGTCTCCGTAATCCTGGCGGGACTGGACCACCTGCACCCATCCGATTTGACGTCTGGTGGGGGTTTGGACGCCGAACTCGTTCCAGTCGAATGTGTCAGCTAGGTGGCTGACCGATGAGGTGGGGACGCCATTTTTGTTGACCAGTCGGGTGCCGTCGGCGCCCACCCCGATATCGGCCAAGACGTGTCCGATGATGCATTCGGGCTGCCCGGATATGAAGTACGCGCCGATGGACTTGCGCCAAGGTTGTTCTTTGGCGAGTTCGACTATGCGGTCCTGGATGCATTTGAAGGGGATGAGCTTTTGGCCCAACTCGCTCATGAGCCCTCCTTCAGTGAGGTGAAACAAAGCATCGAATACTCATCCCTGGTGAGACGGTGGCTGCAGTTCAAACACTCGATGGTGTCTGATCCCGCGAAACTTCCAAGGGTTCTTTGAACACATTCCGGGCATTTGGCAAGGCGCCGGCTCCACGCCCTGGATATGCCGATAATGCCGTCGGACTGCCGCCACGCCCTCCCGATCCGCAAAGCCCGGGAGACGCCATTCTCATGTCTCGCTAGATCGGCTACAGGGAGGTTGCCCACATCTTCGAGAACTTCCTCAACCTCGTCGATCACATCCAGGCAATGGACGTTCAACGGGGGTGAGGGTTCGTTCGATGAGGTGACCTTGGCTTCGCCGGACTGGCCCCACAATCCCCCCTTGAACATCTCCAGAACTCTCCGGATGGTGGGGAGCTCGTCGTATTGTTCCTGGAGTCTTGTGAGGCATCTCTGGCATATGATCTTGGCGGTGAGGGCTGCGCCGTCGGGGGTGGCGGCCACGCAGTATGGGCCGGATTGGCAGCGGTCCAACTAATCCCCCTTGCGGCGACTCATAGATTTCCCTTGGCTTTCTGGCGGTTGATCCAGTCATACAAAGTCGACTCGTTGAGGTTGAATCGCTTCGCTATTTCCTTCTTGGTCAAGCCTTGGTCGCGGAGCTTCTTGTACTCCTCAAGGCGTCCCTTGGTGAGGTGGGTGGGGTCAATGCGCGGCCGAGCCCTCGGGTCATCGATCTCGTTCTCTTCCCAAGCCAGGGGGTCCGGCCAGCCGAGCTTTGCCGCACGCCTGCGAGCCTTGGTGCACGCGGGGCCCTGCGGCGGGGCAGCAAGTTGCAGCTCGCGCCACAGGGCGTCGATCTTGCGCGCCGTCCCCGACTCCACCCTGTCCACCGAGCGCGGATCATCAGGGCGCAAAATCCTGGTCGTAGCGGTAACACTCATACCGAGGCGCTCGGCCAAGTGGGCGACCGTGAAGCCGCGGGAGTGCAGGGACTGCAGTCGCCGCCGAGACCCAAGAACGGGGATCATGCCCCTGCCGCCCTCGCGGAAATTCCCATCCACCCGGACGGCAAAAATCTTGTCAGCGGTCGTCGACCAAAGGGACTCCCGCTCGGGAATCTGAAGGAGAGTGTTCAGGCTTAACCCCGTAACCCACGAGACGCGTTGAGCGCTCACCCCGGCATCGGCCAGGGCTTTTAGATGCTCCTGGACTGGCCCAGCGGGCACATGCCCCCGCCACACCCCCTCGTCCCTGGCGCGCCGCAGATAAGCTCGATGGTGGGCGCCGCACATGCCCCGCTTAAACTTCGATGGAGTCTTGGAACAATTCGGAGATGCAGCACACTGACTCATGAACTCTTTCGGCCGTAGATCTTGTTGCGTTCATGCGCGGTTAATCCGCCCCACACACCCAGGCGAACGGGCTCATGCTCCTCAAACGCCAGGCATCTCTCCAAGCATTTGTTTCGCATCTTCTCGGAGCATTCGGTCTGGCAGATCTTTTTGGCCTCTGACCACCCATATCCGTCTTCCCCGCAGAAAATATCCCACTTACCAGCACACGGTGTAGACATATGGTTACTCCTCGGGTTGCTCGGGTATCACCCTCCTGCCAATGGCGCGCACCGCCGGAGGGGAGGTTAGGTAATCAATTGCACGTTCGAAGAACGAGATATCGTCGCGGGCATGGCCCAGCACATCTGCATTGCAGGGGTTGCAGAGGAGGCCTCTCACCATGCCGGTCTCGTGGTCATGGTCTACGCAGAGTGGCTTCTTCCCGATCCCCTTCGCCCTTTGGCAGATGGCGCAGGTGCCCCCCTGCTCTGCGTATATAAGCCAATACTCCTCGGCCGATATGCCGTAGGTCCTCGACCAATTCCTCTCGCGGGCGCTAGTTCGCCTCCGCTTCTTTCGCTCGCGCTCATGCGTGATGCAACGGTTGCCCGGAACGGGGGTGCCGTCGGCGTTAAGCGCCGGCTTCCTCTTCGGGATTGCGGCACCAGACTCCTCGGCAGCCTTTTTGCAGTCGATGCAGACGCGATTTACGTCAGGCAATTGTTTACCTCGATATAATGTCGATGATCTCGTTGAGCTGTTCACCGATGGCGATAAGGGCCATGCAGATGAAAAGCAACAAGAGTGTCCGCATGAATGCGAAGAATTCCACTAGAAGCCGTCCCGCTCCCCGTTGTGGAACCAGGAATGTTTACCGTGGGCCATTTAGAAATTCCCTTCGGCGACCTGAAGACATTTCAGCCCCAGCTTCCGCCACATATCCACAACCTGCCGACGATCATCCAAAACGAATCGGACGTTGTATTTGCCGCGAATGTGTTCATTGAACAAGTGGTACTTAACCTGGTAATCGGGCAACTTGTTGCCGCGCTCGTCCTTGGCGTCGGCCGGGCGCATGTACAACTCGTCAAAGCGGATGGAGTTTCTGCCAAGCCACATTTCGGTCTCGGTGCGGCAGGTGTCGGGACGGCCAGACATCAGGAATACCCCACAGAAGGACTCAAACCAGATTAGGTTGAGGATGTGCCGAACCTGTTCGTCGACGACATCCTCCCCGACGCGGGAGTAGTCGTAAGGGCTGCGGCCAGTCATATGCGACAAAGTCCCATCGATGTCAACCAAGACGATCTCGGGCAGTCCATCGATCCATTCCACCGGCTCGATGGTGAAAGGCTCGGCCGCGATCTTCGGCCACTTCTCCATGGGAAACTGCTTGGCCTTGGCTTCGATCACCCGGGGGTCGATATAGCGCTCCAGTGGGGTGCCGGCCTCTTGGGACCAGCGCCGGTACGCCCTGCGCTTGCATTCGTCTACGTCGGTTTTGATATCGACGACTTCGAATTCTGCACCGTATTGGGTGGCGAGCCGCGCCCACTGGCGAAGAAACTTCGGATTAAGATTCGTGTTGTCGATGACGATGTTGACGTTTTGTTTGAGGAATGCCTCAACCTGGGCCTTCTCGGCAATGGTGACGCGGTCTTCGTCTTCGGTTTTGCCCGTCCACCAGGAGTCTAGGAGCTGCTGACGAATAAGGTCCCGGTTGATGATGACGGCGTCGTGTTGCCTGGCGATTTCCCGCGCCCGGGTGGATTTCCCGCTTCCGGGGAGTCCGCGCATTGCCCAGATTTTCATGACATTCCTTTAGCTATCGGGACGCTTGAGCATCCACTCCATCAGCTGCACCTGTTGGCGAACTTGCCAGAGGGAGTCGACCATGTTGATCTGGATCTCAGGGCCCCGGGCCTCCCGGATGACCGGGATGGGCTTACGCCAGCGCTTCGGGGTCAGAGCCCGCCGGGCCTTCTGCCAACGGTTGAGCTCGGCATAGATCACCGGGCTGGCCGAAGTGTAGGTAACGCTCTCGACCACGGCCGAGAACTCATCATCACCTCGTTTGTAAATGACTTCGGAGCCCGGCTTGATATCCGGACCTTTAAACTTGTCGGTTGCGCTCAAACTGCACCAGCTTCTCGATAGCGTCCAGCTTTTCGCTGAAGCAATCCGGGTCGAAATGCTCTTTCTGGATTTTCGTGCGGGCCTCTACGTAAGTGAGGGGCGGGCCGTAGTCCTCAAGAGACTTGCGGTACTCCCACGGGGAGTTGCAGGAACACCCCGCGTCGGTGGAAACCCGATAAGAGTTGGTTTCCTCGTGCCACCACACCCCGAGAACACGCCAGTCGTAGCATTCCCGATAGGTGCTAACCTCCACGACCTCTGTGAGGTTGAGGTTGTTGTAGTTTCCGTAGGTCATGTCAGGCCTCTCATAACGGGGTGTAGACCTCGGTCGCGTGGGCGCTCCACCCGCAACCGCATCGCACGCGTCGGCCGTCATCGAGCGCCGCCCGCAGCCAAGTCGAATAGCAACTGAAACACTTCATGTCGCTCTTGTGCCCCAGGCAGGCGAGCGCATGCCTGCAGACGAGCATTGCCGTTGCCTGATTCGGGCAGTCGCGGGGCGTTGGCCAGCGGACGCCCCCGCATGGGATCTCGTCGGAGAGCATTTCTTCCAACTCGGTAATCGGGACTGTTTCCGTACTCACCAGACCTCCTCCAGAATCTCCACATAGTCGGCGGGGAATGTCACCCGCCCCCGTGGGTAGTCATGATTCACCGGCGGATAGACGGCCAGATCGAACTCGTACATTTGAGTGGCCTCGACGGACTCCGTGACAAATTCAACGGCCTCTTCAAGGTCGGTGAACATGATGTAGGCGGGGTTATCGCCGCAGCCCTGGCAGGAGAACTCGGTGATGACTCCCCGGCCCCACAGCTTCTCGATAAGGGTGGCGATACCCTCGTCTACCATGACTTCGCCCGACCAGTGCTTTAGGGCGGTTTGCTTATGCTTCATCGATCATTCCTATGGAGCCGTCTTCACGTAAAAGAACCCACTCACCGCGGTAGCGGACGGGGATATCGGCGGGGTTTTGCCCCTGGCGCACCAGCCAGCCGTCTTGCCGTGCCCTATCCCGGTTGGACTCGATCCACCGGTGGCACGACGCGCACAACAAGACCCCATTGGCAGGGGCGTTTGTGGCCGGGTCCTTTGAGCCCCCGATGCCTCGAGGACGCCTGTGATGCACCTCCGCGCCGCTATACATGCAGCGGGCGCAGAGGCTCTGGTCGCGGTCGATGATGAGCTTCCGGATGGCCGGCGCGAAGCCGGTCACGCGACCTCAAGTAGTAGTCGCTTGCCGATGTACTCCGAGTAGGCGGGCGGGATGCTCTCCCGTAGCTCGTCGCGGGTCATCCAGTCGATACCCATGGCCTCGCGGGCCTGGGCAACGCCGGAGAAATTCCCCACCACGTGCATGAACTCCCCCGGCTTCGGGGGGCGGCCCATCTTGGTGGTTTTGGCTAGGTGCTCGCGATGATCCGGCTGCTCGACCCGGAAGCTGGTTTCAAACAGCCTTGGCCGGTATGTCCGCAGACCCTCAAAGAGGCACCCGCAGAGCTCAATGGGGTTAATCAGGGGCGCGCCAGGGACATTCTCTATAACCCACGGCTTTCCGATGAGTCGAAAAGCGGATCGGGTGGCGGTAATGAAGTCCGGGTGCTCGTTGCCCCGGATCTTCTGGGCGTTGGTAAAGGCCTGGCAGGGCGGGGAGGCATGAAAAGCGTCGAATTCACAATGACGCTCAAGAAGGAACTTCAAGGCATCAGACTGGTGAAATTCGAATGGGTAGTTAGGCTGAGGATTGATGTCCACGCCAACTACCTCAAAACCGGCGCGGTGATAGCCCATGCCGGCGCCTCCCGCCCCGCTGAATAGATCCAGCAATCGGGGCATTGCACCCTTTCGGTTATCTAGCGTTCAGGTACGCCGCTCTTATGCTGTTCGACAGAGACTGCCAGGCGGACAGTGCCTTCTTGATGGCGTCCAGGCGCTCCTCGGCATATTTGAATGCCTCTAGGGCGATATCCTTGGCTTCACGCTCATCCATTGTTTCGAGCGTGGCGTGCTGGCCACGGTCGGCATAGGGAACGTCCTTATCGACGTTGATCTTCGCCAAGGCGTAGGCCTGGTCGAAATTCCGGTCGGCCTCTTTGTGCGCCCGGAAGAGATCCCGCCACTCCAGCAGTGCGACATCCAATGCTTCGACAAGCTCTTGAATACGCCTCTCAACGGTTACCGGGTCGAGGTCGTCGGCGCCGGGTGGCCGGGTGTCAACCTGCTGGACGGGCCTCTCCGGCTCTTTTCGCGGTGTTGATGGTCGAGAAAGGCTCACAGCTCGATAAACCTGTATTCGTCCGGCCCGATCACACGGGGCTGCTTACACCGGGAGCATGGACCCACCTGGCCGGCCACCTGCTCCACGTAGTGGAGGGTGATGCGGCGGTGCCATTCACACACCGGGCCGTAGCCCGGGCATCCGAAGGCGGAGTGATCCCCCCATGTCATCCAGTCGGCGTCATGGTCGCACCCATCTATTCCACAAGGGAGGGTGAACTCTAGTTCCGACAGGCTGAACTCCACGGGGGAAAAGATCGGCGCGGTCATGAGATACCCACCGCTTCGAGTTCGCTCATTAGTTCTCCTTGATGGGCTTAAGTTCCCCGGAAATGTCGACCATTTCCCGCTCGTACGTAGTCCAGCCCTCTCCATCCCAATGGTGGATGCGAAGGCCCTTAACGTTCCGGCCGTATTTCTTGAGGATCGCACCGTAATATGACAATTGGATGGTGTAGCCGCCCAGAGCGTTTGGCTCCACCACGTCCTTGAATGGCGGTAGGTAGACTTCTTTCTTGTCCGTTACTGACGCGTTCGTCTTATAGTCTTCGACCCACAACCCGTCGGGTTCCACCACGAGGCGATCAATCAACCCGCAAGACAACGTCTCGGGGTCGGCGACGAATTCCTCGTAGTAGGCCACCTCGGCTTTTCTCTCTTCGGTGAAAAACTTCTGGACGATCGGCCGCAGCACCGGGTTTTTCGTCAAGCAGGATTCGTCGGTGCCGCCCTTTAGGGTCTTGGACAGTTCCAGATATCTGCCATACAGTTCCAGCGCGGCGTGGAGGGACGTCCCGAACGAGGTGGAAGCCTCGCTATTGAGCTGCCACATCGCCAGAATGTCATCGGCGGACACCCCATGCTTGGCGGCCATCTTCTCGGCAATGGTCTGCGCCAAGAATGGCGATTTGTACTGACTGGCGAAGGTGGAGCCGCCGCGGTACTTCCGGCCCTGGTGGTCATAGTAGGTGTGGGCCACCGGATCGAAGATGACCTCAGCCCCGGACACCCGGCACTTTTTGAGGATGCCCTGGGGTTTGGTCGGCGCGGCCGGCTCACCCCGGTTAATGTCCAGGGGGTTTGACCCGACGCGGTTCCAGATCTGCTGCAGCTTCTGGAGGCCGATCTCAAAAGCTTCTTCGTGGGAGGGGGCCTCTATTTCAAAACTGGGCTGCACATTTCCGTAAGATTGGCACGGAATAGTGCCCCCAATTGTTACCTTTACGGTAATTGTCGTTTCCTTGGGTTTGCGCTGTCCAGCGGCTTGGGAGAAAAAGTTTTTGGCCTTACCGAAGCTTGACGTCCGGCAGGATGGTGGTCGGCTTGAAGTTCACCTGGTAGAAATCGGTGCTGACGTTGGCGCCGTCCACCTGCTCCACGAGATATGAAACGTTGTCCGACAACCCCAGGAAGTGCTTCTTCAGGGAGCCGTCGCCCATCTTGCACACCACATCGAGCTTCTTTGATCCGGTGTCGGGGAAGATGGCGCACCGACCCTGGATCTCCAGGAGGTAGTTGTCGGTGATGCCGTTGAAGAACACGATCCGTCGGGGGATCTCGAAGTTGTCGGCCGCCTTGGAAAGGTTCTCCGATGCGACATCGGCGTCGGAGGAACATGACGAGAGACCGAGAATGAGGCCGGTCGCGACCACTGCGGTGAAGATCTTTTTCATGGTTATTCTCCCGGTAGCCAGTGCAAGGTGTCCCCCGGCTCCATGGTGTTACCGAGCCAGGACCACAGTTGAGTGATATACGGAGAGGTGAACACCTCGGTTTTATCCCCGTAGTGGACCTCGTACCGCACGTCTTTGCGGTCGTAGGACAAGAGGTAGTCAGTCACGCAGCAAGTCCCACATCATGCACGCCGCGATAATGTTGACCACCGCGACGAGCGCATTCACGGGGCTTGCCAGCGCAATCGCGCAAGTGACGTTGAACACTGCAAAGAGGATATTTAGGACGAAAAATGCCCAAGTTGTAGCGCGCATCAGACCAGTCCAATCGCGAGGCCCACAAGGAAGGCGATGATCAGAATCAGCAGAGAGGGCACACCCAGGGGCGCAAAGGCCAGACTGATGCCCGCTCCGGCGAGGAATGCCAGAACGACTCGGATTGCAAAGTTCATGCGGGCACCCATCCCCGGGGGTCAACAGTGGTCGGGACTGGGCGGACGCGGAAACAGTTTGTTCCACCGAAACCCATGACATACACCGATTCGCAGTGCATCCAGGTGCCATCCGGCGCGGGCGGGCCGTCACAGAACCCTCCGCCGCTACCGAAGACAATGGCACCGCCACACTGGCCGGGAACCGCCTCGGCAGGCTGGGCGGTGACGAGGCCCAGTCCGGTGAAGCCGGCGGCCACCGCACCCGCGATGATGAATGCTTTCAGGGTTTGCTTCATTGCATGGCCCTCTTCAGGTAGTGGTCAACCGAGTCGAGATCCTGAAGAATCTCGACCTTGGCATAAAGGTCATTCGATCCCGTGAGGTGATCCACCACGGTGGAGCGCGCCGCGGCCAGGTATTGCAGGGCGTTGCGAACTAGCGCTTCCTTTTCCTCTGCGTCGTTCATAAAACCTTCGTTTCGTCTTCGTGAAGCGGGGAATCCCACGGGTGGTACCCGACATTGCGCATCAGATTGCAGACCAGCTCGCGCTCTTCAAGGAGTTCGAAAGCGGTATCTTCAGCATCGGGATCTAAGGGCTCGCCGAGCAGGAGGGACAAGGCCTGGTCTATGTCGGTGAGATGCTCGTAGAGCTCTACTCGACGTTCCATGGTTTCAGCGGCAGTCACCTAAACCACCGTCCATAACGAATGCGGATACGGCGAAGCGGTGGGCCCACAAGATGGCCTGATCAAACTCGTCTTCAGAGTCCCACCAGGAATCGTGCTCGTAGATCTTCCAGATGCCGTCTTCTTTGCGGACCTTCCAGCGGTTCATTTAATCTCCTGGAGTAGGGCCGCCGCCGCCCGCCGCCACCGCGTCTTATCCAAAGCGGACTCCCAATGCGGGGCGTAGCGATCCTTGTGGTAGGCCAGGTAAAGAACCTTGGCCGCGTTATCGACCGTCATTGACCCTGACCTTTCGATGATTCGGGACACCCGTTCCCCGGCGGTCCTTGTCGAAGGCATAGCGAGGGTATTTCTGGGTGGACCGAGACAGCTCCGTCAAACCCTTGCGGATGTTGTGGTGGAAGTCCTCGGCCGCCCTTGTGGCCATGACGACGTGCGCTTCGCTGGTCACCGTGGTGCGGGGGTTGAGCAGCCGGCGCAGCTCCTGCTTCTCGGGGGGCTGGGCGTCGCACAGTGCCCACAACCCGGCAAGCAGGGCCTGCTGGTATTTGTCGAATCCGCGCATGGGTCCTACCTCCTGGTAAATGGGCACGGAAAAGCCACGGGAGGGAGCAGACACCTCCCGTGGCCCGGTGCGCACGCAAGGAGTTGAACCTTGATGAATCGGAATCCATGCCGGACCATTCCGGCCGTGCGCTGCAGATTTCTCTGCAAAAAACTGGGTAAGCTTAATCCTCCACCGAAGTGGGTCTACGCGCCCGAAGGCTAACGGCGGGGTTTATATGTCCCCGCGGGCGGCATTTCTGCCCCTATGGCTTAACCCGTCACATTTTTATGTACTCAACACGGCACCCGAGGGCTGGTGGAATCGTCATCCCCATCGACTTTGGAGAACGCTGGCATCCCGCCGTGAAAAGCGATGTAAGTCTGTTGTTACAGCTTCTTCAGCTGAAGGTGGAGCAGGAGATCAACACCCTGTTCGCAGGTCTTGCACTTCGCCTTGGGGAAGGTGGACACCTCGTGGCGAAGATAATCCATATAAGCTTGACAACATTCGAGGCAAGTCAGAACGACGTTGTCGCAGTCGTTGAGACTGTGCGTAGCAGGTTTTCTGCACACTGGGAGCGTGAGAAGTTCTTCTCGCATTCCGCACGCTGGCCTCCAGTCTTGCAGTCCTTCGGGTAGTCCAATTTTATCAGCGCCATAATCAGATCCCTGTAAATGTTCCGAGGAATCTTTCATGGCCGATCCTGCTGGCGTCGACTCTCCGCTTTCCGGCACGGCTCGCACATCGGGATGTTGTGCCGGAGATGCTTCTTGTATTGGGCCGGCGTTCCGCACATCGCCCAGTCGAAGAACCTCAGCCGACCGGGGCCGTAGGGGCGGTCTAGGTCGACACCGTCGTGCCAGCGCTTGTAGTGGAACTTGCAGTATCCCCTGGCGTGGTGTTTCCGCTCGCAGTCTTCGCGCGTGCAGGTCCTCATAGCCAAAAGTCCTTATCGTGCGCCCACCGCTCGGCCCTAGCCTGGACGGTGCCGATGAGGAGCGCCACGATGGGGGCGATTCCTACGGAGGCGAGGAAGATGATCGCAGGAGTGGTCACGACGCCTCCTGGAGGGCGATGCGGGAAGAGAGGAAGTGGTCGATAGCCCCCACTGCGGACTTGGTCTGCCGAGGCTGGATCAGGTCGAACCCGTGCACCCCGCCGGGGATGTTGTGATACACCGCCGGATTCTGGGAGGTCTTCACGAGCTTCTGGTGGAACTTCTTCGCCCCGCCCTGCGGAGTAACCAGATCCCTATCCCCCTGGATGATCAGGAAAGGCGGGGCGTCGTGGTGCACCTGATGGATGGGCGAGGAGACGCGGAGGGTTTCGGGGTCGCGTCGGCCCACCACAACGTTCTCCACGTACCGGTTGATCAACCAGTGGTCGAGGCTCTTGGAGGTCCAGTCGTACACCCCGTACAAAGAAATCACTGCATCGGGTTTAGAGAATGACCATGTGGTCAATCCCAAGAGTGAGGCCATGTGGCCGCCGGCGGAAGCTCCCCCGACCGCGAGGAAGTCTCCCCCGCCGTAAGCGTGAATGTTCGAGACAACCCAATTCCAGGCGTCGTTGACATCTTCGAAAGGGGCGGGCCATTGGTTCTGGGGAGCGGTGCGGTAGTCGATGGCGACACAGATCCAGCCTTGTTGAACAAGGTGGGACATGATGGCGTAGCCTTGGCCGCGCCGATCCCCGATGGTCCAGGCCCCGCCGGGGATGAACATGAAGACCGGTGCATCCACGGGATTGAGGGGAAGCCAGATGTCGAGCTTCTGGCCGGTGCTGTTGTAGCGGACGGATTCGGCGAGGAACTTCCGTCTCGCATCGAAATGCGTAAGTGCGGGGATCATCTAGTGCCCCGTCTTCTGCCAGTAACTGGTGGCGGAGCCGAGTGGCTTGCCCGCTACAAGGTCGGCAACCATGCGCCGGAGTTCGTCGACCGTGTTGCCGCCATGAAAGAGGGTGTCCGCCTCATGTCCGTTCAGGCCGAGGAGTTTGGCGGCCATGTCCCGCGCCGGCACCGTGTAGCCGTCGTAGTCGCGAACCAGTGTTGTGTAGCCGGGCAACAGGTCGTGGCCCATGAGATAGCAGGTCAGCATCCCGTAGCAGGAGGTTTCCCGCTCGGCGTTCCACCAGGCGCCCTGACTGTGCGCCTCGGGGTAATCGAGGATGAACTGCATGACCTCGTTGAGAAGAGCTGTGTTCCTCATGTTCTGTCCTATCCGCTCGTAACCCAGGTGGACCCCAGTGGGGTGAAGTCTTTGGTGACAACCCCGCCGCTGGTGCAGGTCGGGCAGGTCCAGGAGCCCCGCTGAAGGGTGGTGGTGAAGACGTTGTTGCAGTAGTCGCACACTCGGCCGACCTTGCGGCGGCACTCGCGGCACATGTGTTTCTTCTGGCCGTTGTCGAAGAAGACGTAGGTGTTTTCCTCGGATCGCTCGTGGCCGCGGTAGCAGGTCTTCACTGTTCGTCCACGAGGTCGAAGAGGATGCCAACCCATGCTGGGCCGAGCGCCGCCATCGCACCGGCAACCACCCGGCCGGTCGGTTCGGTCTTGCCGTTGAGGACCCGGTGCATCGTCGCCGGATCTACCTGAAACATCTTCGCGATCGCCCGATCGCTTTTGGCCAGGCCTTGCTGCTTGATGCGCCGAAAGCCCTCGTGGTTGACACGGAAGAAAGCCATGGAATCACCATCCCCTCGCGGTACTGCTCTGGATTAGCAGTGCAATTCAACTGCGCTGCGTGATGGGATTCACTGTAGTGCGCTGTCGTTACCCACGCAAGGTTTCGGCAAACCTCTAATGTGCCTAATGTTGAGTTGCTGCAACGCCTCCCAGGGTGGAGTTACATTGTTGTGAGACATAGAGCCAGTACCTGAACAGGGGTTTTGCCAACGAAATCCGCACTGCAGTTAAATTGCGGGTGTTGCAACATCTCACCACAGTGGAGTAGCGTCTTAACCATGGATGGAGACTTCGCGCAGACATGGTCCCGGTACGTTCTGCGTCAGTTGGATGCACACCGGGGGGATCTGACCAACGAGCAGATTGGCAAATTGGTCGACGCATCAGGGTCGATGGTCGGCAACTGGATCAAGGCGGAAGGGTTCACGAAGCCCTCCGCGGACAAGGTGGTCAACTTCTGGCGCCAGTTCGGCGAGGGGTCCACACTCCCCGAGGCGATGGCCGCCGCCGGCTACGGCCGGGCAGAAGAATATGACACAGTGGTGCGCCACGAGCCCGACCTGGGGATGGTGGAGACCGAGGAACTGCTCGAAGAGGTCCTGAACAGGACTGAGCCCAGCTCTTTAAAAGTCCAGACGAGGAAGAAGACGGGGAGGCTGGCTAGGTTCCGCGCCCGTCAGGATGCCCCGCCTATATAACGATTCAGCATCGGGCCTTAATATTTTCTTAGCCCCCTGTTGATCTTGCTTAATAAAGCGTTTACTTGGCAGCGACCGTTTCCGCGCTTTTCTTGAAGGCCAAGCATGACAACTGCCCTAACGATCGCCGCCCTCTCCTGCCTCGGCTGGAGCCTCCGGGTGCGATGGATGACCTGGTCCCTGCGCTGGGAGTTAGCGTCCACCATCGCTGTCGCCCTCCTCGGGCTCAGCATCGTTCTCACCTTCTGCCTCGGACTGCTCCAGGTGGCGGGGCACATCTGCCTCATCGCCGGCGCCGGGGCCATCGCCACCACCGCGGTCTCCCGCATAGAGGGAGACACCTGGCACATCGTCCGGCGATGGGTGGCTAATCCCATGCTGGCGGGCATCCTCGCCATGGTCGCCGCCCTATTCCTCGGCGGGGGGTTCACGGCTGAGCTGTACGGGCGCCAGTGGAGCATTCCGATCTACATCGAGATCTACTCCGTGGCGATGACCGCCACCACCGCCTACCTCCTGGGGTTTGCGATTCTGGCACTGCTGGTCCTCGTCCGCGACGAGCGGCAGCGGCGCATGGCCGTTCTGTTCCTGGTGCCATGCGCTGCAGGGTTCATTGCCCAGCTCGGCCAGATGGTCGCCCTGGCGTGCATGATGACCGACGTCAACCTATGGGGCGGGGAACGCGCCTACTGGGCGATCCTCATGGGCACTGCAATGTGGCTGATCGGCTTCGCCATCGCAGCGGCATACTCGTGGCAGCAAAAGATGAAAGGCTTCAGGAAGCTGCAGCGCGGCCTAAAGAATGCCGCCTAAGCCGGGGAGGTTCCCGACGATTGGAAAGTTGCCCAGGAGCCCCCTGGGTCGGGCGCCGCCGCTCCCAATGGAGCCGCCGACACCGTTACACCGCAGCGTTGGCTGGTGCTGCGGCACCTCTTCACCGTTGAGTAGCACGACCGGGCGGGAACAGCCATCCGCGCTTACAGGCGCGGCCCCCGCCACGCCAATCCCCACCATGATCGCTACCGCTATAGCCCCTCGTAGCATCACTAACCAAGATACCGGAACTTACCAGCGGGGGGAGGTGGATTATCAAGATCTTTTCCGGCGCTAACGTCTTTGCCGTATCAAATATTTACGTGCGCAACTACGACTGCCCCCGCCGGGCGGGCTGGCCCCAGATCATCCGTCTCCCCAGAGCTTCTTCACCATGCATTCCGTGCAGATGGAGCTGCCACTGGCCTCAAAGTCTTTTCCGCATCTGCACGTCCTGGTGAAGAGGCACTCTTCCCACGTGGCCTGGCGCCACCCCTCGCCCAGGTGCTCGGTCAGAAGGGTGTCCACCTCAACCTTGGACACATAGTCACCCTTACCGGAGAACTCGATTCGTTCGCGGAAGCTCTCCGGCCAAGACAGGCAATTCGCTCCCCAGCCCACCTCGCCAATGGCGATAGTCCAGCGGTCGTGGCGACAGCGGAAGTAAAAGGGTCGCCCGTCGGCGGTGAACCCATCCACCTGGGACGGGCAGATGCCATATGGGATGTCGAGATCGTCGATCATCGCGCCTCGAATTCCTCCCTGGAAATCTCCACCGCATTCGGGAAGAGATCAAAAAACTCCGTGTCGTACAGATCGCCCATGTCGGTGCTAGCCGCAGAGTTCGTTGCAACTGTTGTGACATCGCCAGGCTCGGGCCAGTCATGCTCCTCGCTGACAATCCAATACGGATGGGCCATGCCCGGTACGTAGAAGTATCTCGTCAACTCACAAACACTTTCAACGTCCGCCCATCATCCTGGACGGAGACGAGAACATTCTCCACGTCGAAGGCGGAGAAAACCCTTCCGGGTTTACCGGCCGACGAACGGTGGTCCACCAATTCGACACGGGTGATGAGCGGGCTGGTGTAATTCTCAGGCGGCGGGCAGGGTTCATTGAGCCAGCTCATTCGGTCACCTCCGCAGCAGCAGCGAGAAGGGCGGCGACGTAGGGCAACACGTTGCACGGGCGAATTGGAGTGTGCACCGACACCGAACCGATACGCGGGCCGGAAGGCCATTCATCGATTCGGATACGTCCGTGATCAACACCGAGCCGTTCATCCGCCTGCGGAACGGGCCAGTATTTGTCGCCCCACTCTTCGTCGACGATCGGGTCGGGGAGTTCTACGAGTGCGATGCGGTTCGCTTTCAACGCTTCCAGGAACTCTCCAACACGAGTTTCGTCAAAGAAGTCGTCCCGAAACATCTGCGCGAGAGTCGCTTTGATGCGTGACTGATCACTCACTGTCCCAGCTCCTCGGTGGTGTAGATGAGCTTGGCGGTGTCGCATGGCCAATCGACCTCGCAGTGTTCGCATACGCGGTCTCTGAGTCGGCAGTCCTCTCCGCTGCAGCAGGCGTTGATGCAGTTGCTCCACCGAGGGCGGTGCAGTTCCCGGATCGGCTTCAACGCCTCACGGGCAGACTCAACCATCGGACGCCCGAAACCGTCGTTCTCCACAGATCTGCCAAACAGAGCCTCAGCGCCGTAACGCTTAACCCATACTTGCCTCGCGGCTTCTACTGCGGGATCAGGCATGTCCAATCTCCAGTTTCTCGACGATAAGGCGGTATCCCTCGCCGCCCTCTACGTACTTGAAGATCTCGTAGGGGAACCCTTCGTCGTGAGCTTCAAGCCATTGCGCGACCGCCCAGATGGCCGACCCTGACACGTCCTGCTTCTCAACCAAGATGTCCCCAGCTTTGTTGAGACGCCCCGCGCGGATCTTCCCTGTTGAGGGCTCGTACTGGACCCCGTACTTACTCATTGCGGGATCACTCATCGTCAGCCTCCAAGACCTTCGTCAGCATGTCGCGCAGGCCAGTCAATTCCTCGCGAGAGAAGCGGCCGGCAACCCATCCCTGAGTTCCCGAGTCATTGGTCTTTTTGAGCTCGTACCGGCGTCCGTAGTGCCTCCGGTCGAAGTCGTGATCCTTTAACCCCAGGACCTGCCAGTGATCCTCGCCGAAGTCGGGGAGGGTGGAAATGTAGAGGCCGAGTATTTTCTCGCCCCACTGGTTCAGATACTGATGCTGACTCATGCTGTCCACCTGTCTATCGCCTCAATGCTGTTCCCCATGGAGCGGCCCCTTCCTCTGCTTGACGCCCTTCAATCTCCCCGCCTCCACCGCGCATAAACGAGCGGATTGACCCAGCCAATACGGTGGGCCGCCGCCCTCCCACCGCTCGGTGAATTCGAGAAGGAACTTCGCCACAGCCTTGTGGTGCTTCGGATTAGAAGCATCAAGCTTCACGTTCGGCGCTCCCGAACGCACCCAATAAGAAATCCCACAATGGGCGCGGCCATCGCCGTCCCCACCACCCATGGACCGAAGCCGGCATCAATCATGGGCCTGACAACGCACTGCCCGTAGGGGATCATAAGTAGCGGGGCCAACGATCGGATAAGAATGGAGGGCATCAATCCACCCGAACGCCGTCGTCATCCACCACGTAGATATCCCCCATGCGGTCGATAAACATCCCGATATCCGTGGTGCCCTCCTCCAGGGCGGCCACCTCGAACTGGAGAGCCTCCAGCTTCGTGGTGACCTCGTCCGGGTAATAGGACAAGTTGGGGTCGTAGTCGATTTCTACGATGATCTTCATGATTCAGGGTCCCTTCGGTGTGTAGTTCGGGTCATGGCCGACGTAATTGAACTTGCGAGTCAACCCCGGCAGTTCGATTCGACTTTTGCGGCCCGTCTCTAAATTGCGGATGACAAAGGCGCGCGTTCCGCGGGAGACGTACTCCTCTTCGATGACGACATTGCGCTTTCCGTCGGTCCAGTTAGCCCCCGTGGTGAACATCATCTCCATGCCCACTCCAATCGCAGTTCAGAGTTAATCCTATCACACTGCGATGCAATTAGAAGACCCAATTCACTGCACCACCTGCAGGCCGCTAGCCTCCCGCGTGCGCTTCTCCTTCTGCCGTTCACGGGCGCTTGCGCGCCGGCGGGCCAGCTGCTCCAGGTCGGCCCGGGAACTCTGCCACTTCCAGAACCGATCCCCGATCCGGTAGTGGTCGCCCCGATCGCTCACCAACCCCAACTCGCAGAACCTCTCCAACGATTCCTTGGGGAGGTGTGCGATGCGCATGGCAGCGCGGCTACTGAACGCCCCATCGCTCACCAAAGACACCGACCACACCAACAGGTTGATGAAGTCCCGAAACTCTTCCCCGGACAGCTCGTCCTGCAAGATCATGTCGGTCAAGACGGTGTGCTTCAGACGTGTGTCCAACGCGGTACCGTCGATATCGCTGAGATCCAATTTTCGCTCCTAGTCCCGATCCTCAACCTGAACCTGGACCTGATCCTAAAAATCCTGGAGCCTCATCCTAGGCTCCTAGATCCTTATCCTTATCCTTATCCTGTGTCACGCGTGACATGGTGCGTGACAAGGTGCGTGACAGACTGCGTGACAGGTCCTGTTACAAGAATCCCTTACGGAACGGGAAAAACCCGCAAATGTTTCCTGTGACCGGGGTCTCATCCCGGTCAACATGGGGCGGTGGGGGCACTTCCGTAGCCGCCTGACGGCGGCCGTCGAGAGGTTGTTCCGGCGTAGGGTCCGGTTGGGCTTGTGGTTGGCTTGAGAACCAGAGATCAGGAAACATTGTTTTTCTATCTAATCTTTTACAGGTGCTTCTAGGCCTGCGCGCGGCTCGACCCTCAAGCCGGGGATGCCGATTCCCCGCCCCACGGATGGACCGTAGGCGGACTTTCAGGCCAGCCCTAGGTGAATACCCCTCGAAAGAGTGTTCGAGCCTTCTGGGGGCTTCTGTGACCCCAGCAAACAGTTTGCTAGACCGCGCCCATCGTTCGGCCCTCGCCCCGGCGGCTCTCCGCAGAACCCTCGCATCGTATGCAGGCCGTATGCACCATGGCTCTCGCCCACTCGCAACAGTCACCACTCGTCATCTACTCAACCTGCGGAAACAGTGTTGAGGATCTGCAATCCCGCAGGTAGAAAACGCGAGAGCAAAGGATTCAAAACCCGTACAGTGTGAGTTCGAATCTCACCGAGGGCACTGGTCAGAGGGGGTTTTTCACCCCGGAGGCCTTACACGCTGAGGGGCCGTATGCAGATAGTACGCACCATGGCCCTTCCATTCGCCCAGGTCATGCCGCAGCCGCCGCTTCATCGAGGGCGTCCATCACCCGCTGGAGATCGTCCGACAGCAAGTGTCCATACAGGTCGAGGGTCATCACTGCGGTGGCGTGCCCCAGGAGGTTCTGGACGGCCTTGACGTTGGCCCCCGAGGAGATGGCCAGCGATGCGCAGGTGTGCCGGAGGTCGTGAGGCGTGATGGTGGGGAACGCTGGCGTCACCGCTCTCCCTGTTGACGCGATCTCCTCCTGACGGATCTTCTCCGTACGCTCCTGCACCGTCCGCAGGGCCCTGTCAAAGGCCCAGCGGTACTCCCCCGTGGTGATGTGCCCCTTCCGGCCGGGGAAGAGCAGGGAATCGGGATTGGCGGGCATCTGGAGCTTGTTCCACACCACCTCGGGGACGGGGATGAACCGGGCCCGGTGCGTCTTGGTGTCTTTCTCCACCTTCCTCACCACTGCCCCGTGCAACTCCCAGACCCTCCCCCGGAAGTCCCTACCCCTGGCGCCGAAGGCTTCGCTGGTGCGGGCGCCGCAGTACCCCAGCAGGAGGGTCAGGCCCTCGAAGCGTCCCATCTCGCCGGCGAACTCCTGTAGCTGACCGTGGGTGAGGTACCGCTGCCGGGAGGTCTTCTTCTTGGTGGGCAGTTCCAACCCCTCTGCGGGGTTCCTGGTGATCCTCTCCGTTCGCACGGCGTACTTCAGCACCCCGTTCATCACCAGGTGGATCTGGATGGTCCTGGAGGCCGAGAAGCCCCCGGAGCCCTTGGTCCGGTACTCACTGGTGGTGGAGAGCTCGTTGATCCAGTCCTGTAGGGACTCGTGGTCGATGGAGGCCAAGGAATCCTTACCCCACTTCGGCAGGACGATGGTGTCGAGGATGTTGCGGTAGCCGTGCTTGGTGGTCGCCTCCCGGTTGGATTTGGTGGCGTACCACTTTTCCGCCACGGTTGCGAAGGTCTCCGAGGCGACTTCGGGGGCGACCCATGTCCCGGTGTTGATTTTGTTGGCCTGGTCGTCGGCCCACCGCTCCGCCCCCTTCTTGTTGGGGAACTTCTTGGTGCGCTGCTTTCCGGCGGTGTCGATGTACCAGGCGCGCCACCTGGCCCCGCTTCCGGAGGGGTTCTTGGGCGTGGTTCCGGGTGTCGCGAGTTGGGTGGGGGTTCCGTCGTCGCGGTACCACATGTCGGTGACTCCGCGGCGACCTGGCGTGCGGTTCTGCATACCGGACAGCGTATGCATGAAAACTCATTTTGTTGCAGGATCTCATCACTGCAGTGTGTTCCATGCTATAGTTCAATGCAGTACAGTGTTGTACATGGAGCAGAGCAGTTCAAGCGAGCCGTTGTTGATGACGCTCGAAGACTTCGCCCGCGAGGCCCAAGTGCCCCTGGCCACAGTGCGGTACTGGAAGCAGGTGGGGTACGGGCCGCGCTACGCCCGGATCGGCCGGCGGGTGATGGTCCAGCGCGAAGAGGCCAGGGAATGGCTCAAGAAGCAATTTCAGGAGGCGTGATGAGCGACCGAATTCTCGACACCATCGCCTCGCCGATCCGCGAATGCTGGGGGCCGGGCTCCCCGCATGAGCATGTGGCAATGCGCATCATCGCCGCCCTGAAGGCTAACCGTATCGCCCTAGTAGAACTACCCGAACCCACCGAGGAGCTGGAGCGATGAGCGACGAGTTGCGTGCTGTACTCACAGAAGCCCTGAAGGCGCACAGGATAGAGCGCTGCTCGGTGTCGTCGGCCACCGAAAGCTCTCAGTGGGGGAGCTGCTCCGCGTGCGAGTTCGAGACCGACTCCGTCCCGTTCAAGGGGGTCAACTGGGACGTGCTGTGCGGTGAAATAACCGCAACGCATCACGCCGAGATCATCGCGTCTCTTCCGGGTGTGGCGGTAATCCAACTACCCGACGAAGCGGAGATACGTGCTCGCCACATCAGCTTCGGGCGCGGGGCCGACTGTGAATGCTGCCCGCCCTGGATCAAGGATGAAGACATCGATATCGAATACTCCGTCAGTGAGGCGCGCGAATTCGCTGCCGCTCTTCTCGCTGCTGCTGCGGTTGTGGCTACAGGGGAGGAACACCATGGCTGACCTGGGGGTGACCAGGGAAGAGGCCCGGAGGCTTGCCCGCGCCTATTACGACGCGTGGGTCTGGTCGGGCTGCGACGGTTCCCGCTGGGATCGATTATCCGAAGAGGCTAGGTCCGACTGGGCGCGGCAGGCCCGCCGGTGGCTGTTCGTCATCCGGGCTACAGGGGAGGAAGCATGAGCGGCGAGATCAACCCCGAAGGCTTCACCCGATACGGCGGCGACTGCACCTGCGGCCCGATCTACACCTACGGCGGACACGCCGAGCCGGGCCAATTCGACCCGTTCTGCCCCGACCATGGCAACCCCGAGTATGTGGCGAGTTTGGAGGAAGCGTGAACGACGGCAAGCGGTGCGCCCGATGCGGCCGCGCAGATGCCGTATTCGGGTCGTGGACTTACTTCGTCGCTCCGGATCGGATGCGGACGGTGTATCTGTGCCACGCCAACCAGGACGGGACGAAGACTGATCCGGACTGTTATCACCTGGCGACAACACTGCGCGATCCGATGCCTGATCACTACGACCAGAACCCCGAGGGGGAAGACAAGTGAGTTGGGTCGAAGGCGTTCCGTGCGATTGCCTTGAAGTGCCGCGCACCTGGTCGGTCGTCGATGGCGTATGGACCTGCGAATGCGGTCGGCAGATGAAGCAGTCCGCGATTGAAGCCATGCAAAAGGTCGCTGACGGGATTCGGTTGAGCCCTGCGACGTTGGCGGTGCTGGATGCGGAGAAGGCTGCGGTTGTAGCCGAGGGGGAACAATGAGCGACGCGCAGAAGATCATGATCGCGGTTCAGCGCCGACACCGGCGGACGTTGAACCTGGAAACTGGACACTCCCACTGCCAGGGTACGCGGCGGGGTGAATGTGATTTCCGCGACGGTTCGCTCGACGATTTCGAGGCCCACGTCGCCGCCGAGATCGACAGAGCCCTCGGAGGACTCAGGCGGGAAACCCGCGTAATCGAGAGCATCTTCGAGCTGGGCGTGCCAGAGCCTGCAACCCGATTCGTTACCCACTGGATGGAGATACCTCATGAGTGATGTTGTTGAGCGGGCCAAGGGCGCACTGGAAGGCGTGACCGAAGGGCCATGGACGTTCCAGCACTGGGGCGGACAGAACCAGAACGGCGACTACGCAGAGTCGATCCTCTTCGACGGCGCTGGCGAGTCCATGACCTACGGACTGCCCGACCATGACGGCGAGTTCATCGCGGCATCCCGGACTCTCATCCCTGAGCTGGTGGCCGAGGTTGAGCGGACTCGTGAGCGTGAACGGAAATTGCGGGACCTGTGCACCGCGGCCCCTCATCTGCGAGACCCCTGGGAGGACGACTGGAAGGGTGCGCAGGTCGTCAGCGTCAATGAGATTCTCGCAATTCTGTCAGAGGAGGAAGCATGAGCAGCGAAGCCCAGAACGTGATCGCCGACGTGATCGGCAAGCATCGCCCCATCGACAGCCGAGACGGCGAGGATGGGCTGTGCTCCTGCGGGTGGCAGGAGGGGGTTCGCTGGGGACCTCCCACATGTGCCGAGCACTTGGCCGAGGAAATCGACAAAGCCCTCGGAGGACTCACCCGCGAGACGGTGCGTGAACAGGTGCCGTACGGCAACTCGACCGCCGGTGTGATGCCGCCAGCGCCTAACCCTAGAACTGGAACTCGCTGGGTGTCGGGATGGAGCGAGGCATGACCTGTCTCTGCAATCCCGAACATGGCAAGTTGTGCGGTTGCGGAAAAAGGCTATGCGCACCCTGCTGCTACGCGGCGCATGAAACCTGCCCGTGCTCTTGTCCGGGGTGCAGCCCCGAGGGGTGGAGCGGCGCGCCGCCCTATCCCCATATCTGCGGGAAAGAGGATTCATGAACGTCGTCAATTACCTCCGCGAGTGGTACCTCATCTGGCGTCATCTCCGGGATATAGGGCCCGAGGGGAGGTCGCTTCTTAGTGGACGCACCGTATCTGTTGCCGCGGAGTTTCATCTCGACGGGCCAGAAGAGGCGGAAGAGTTTGTCGGCAGCCTTCGGGAATGGTTTACCGCGTGTGAGTGGCGGGGCGCGATCAAGGAGCTGAAATGAACGATATCGAGAAGATGATAGCCGACATTCTGCGCTCAACGCCTGGCGGGTGTTTTGGCAGTGACGCAGACGCTGGAGCTAAGGAGATTGTCGAGAAACTCGGCCTCGCCGAGTGCACCGTCGACTGGCCGGTGCCCGAGCGCTGGTGGAACACCGCGATACAGGAACTGGGCGAGGACGGCAAATGGAGGTGGCGAGAATGAGCGCCCTGTGGATCGCCTTCTGGGTACTGCTCGCACTGGAGCTGGCCAGCATCGGGGTGTCGTTCGCGCCTGCGTCGATGTGGCGCCGGATCGACCAGCGCAACCCCAATCTAGCGGGCGGCCTGTGGGGATTTAGTCACCCCTGCGGTCCACGGCTGCGGGTCGGCGAAACCAAGCCCTGGTATCGGGAGGATTGATGAACGACATCCTCAAAGAGATCATGACCGAACTCGACAAACTCGGCCTGCATCGCAAGGAGAAGGTATGACCAACATCAACACGCGGGAGCTCGTGAGCCTGCTCTACGAGCAGAGGGTGCGGGGGGCCTCGTCCGCCGCCATCGCCGAGAAGCTGCTGGAGAAGTACGACATCACCGAGAAGAAGCCCGACCCGATCGGCTTGATCACCGTAAGCGGCGATGATTCCCAGGCCTTTAGAGCGATCACCATCAAGGTCGCCAAGAGCGAATGGATTGACATCTTCCTCGACGCGGATCAACCAGAACGGGCGACCGTGCAAAGGCGGAAGACACCCGTCGGGACGTCCTTGGACCGCGAGGTGTTCCGCCCGTGACCGAGCGATGGACTCTTGCGGACCCGGCGCTGAAGGCGGTCGTGACCAAACGGCCAGGCCCGGGGAACCTGAATCCCATGGGCCCGGCCAGAGTGAAGCCTGATACACGCTCCGCCACCGAGCGGGCCAAACTGGACATCGCCAACCTCTGGAGCGGCGGGCACATCGGCCTACACATGGCCCAGTGGGGCTACAGGGTGGTGGAGCAGCTTTTTACTCCGGACACCGTGTACGCCTCGATTGCGCCGGACAACGGGGACCTGACGTTCTATTGGCGCGGCGGCGACCGCTCGGTCCACCTGGACTTGTTCATTGATCACACGTGCTGGATGGCCGCCACCCGCCCGGGCAAACGCTTTAAGCACTACAGCCGCGACGGCGAGATCGCGGATTGGATGCGAGACGAATTGGCAGATTTCTCGGCCGCGGTAGAGGCGGCCAATCCTAACTGGCGGGAGCAAGAACTGTGAACAGGCACGTATTCAACAAGCACGAGTTCTACGGGGCGGGTTATGGCCCGCATGTGTCCGTCGAGATACCCGACATCACCCACACAACCGTCACCAACGCGATCAACGCGCTGGACGATGTCTACCGGTCGGTGCGCGCCGACCTCACCCGACTTTTGGAGAAGGCATGACCCCCAAGCCTGGCGATGACGTCATCGTCGAATTTGAAGGCATCGAGCACGAGGGCCACGTTGAAAAGGTGGAACGCGGTTGGGTGTTCTGCACGATCAAGGTGGACCCGGAGGCGGATTACGGGTCCATCACCTCCCGACTGTCCCCGTATCAGACGGTGGCGGTGAGAACGACCGAGGTTAGGCCCCGCGAATGAGATTCTTCTTCGAGGGGACCGAGATCACCGAGGCTGAAGCGCATCAGGACCGATAGAGAAGGAAAGTTGAATGGCCCTGTCGGAAGAATACATATCCAGCTCGTTACGCGAGTTGACCAAGGCGCTCCGGAGCCTCACCGGAGAAGGTCCGCTGGGGGTCCTCGGCGGCGACAACGGCTACGGATGCGATTACGAGAACGACGTCTTCATGATGCACCCGTTCTGCTGGTGTGAGCGGATGGATTGCCCCTGGTGCCTCGATTGCGAATGTCCAGACGGGGTCTATCAATACTTTGTTGACGGCCAGGCGGTCAACTCCGAAACGTACTACGAAGCGAACCCGCGAGCTCGCTCTTACCGCATCGTTGAAGAGTTGCAGTGCGATGGGTGCGTCAAGCGTCGCACTACAGGCTTCGCGCCCAACTTCCTCTACAAGCCCACCGGAGGCGAAGTGCACTGGTACAAGTACATCGGGAGAGGCATGGAGATCAAGGGCGATCTTCCTGTCGACTTCTTGGTGAAGTGTTTGGAGTCGCTCAAATGAAAAACCGGATTGACTGGAGCTGGCGAAGCTGGGGCTTCCACGCCTACCGTCCGCAGGGTTGGCATCGAGTGGACACCCCCATCGGATCGTTCGGCATTGACCACCATCGGTCGGTGACGGAATTTTGGCTGAGTCGCGGACGCTGCAGGCAGTGGGATCTGCGAATCCCAGTTACCAAGGATTGGCAGATTCACCTCTCCACCCCGGGCAAGGACTACCTGACCTTGGTCGAGGGGCCGGATTACCTCCGTAACCTCAACTGGATTCTTGACGAGTTCGATTCTAGCTTCAATGATCTCGCCACCGCCAGCCTGCGCTACCACTTGGAATACTCGGTCTGCGACAATGAGGACCAGCGGGAACGATATGAGGATATTATCGCCCGCCTGAACGAGCCCCGCCCGAAGTACACCGAAGAAGAGGAGGTGATCCTGCACCCGCCAGGGCGGGAACGGGGTGACGATTTCGAGCTACGAGGCGACGGGGCCGTCATTTTCAAGTCCAGCCCTGAGCGAAGGGACGTATACGCCGCCTATCGCCAGCGAGAGGAAGAGTGGCTGGCCCGCGTCGACCAGGCTCGACACGACTTTGTGGACATCATGCGATACTTATGGTCTTAGCAAAGGGAATCTCTCAGCGAGATTTAGGTTGACGCCTTCGCGATAGGTCTATATCTTTCTAGATAACCAATCCGTTATCCGAAGGAGATGACATGATCAAGACGGTGCTAGTGGATGACATCACGGGAGACGAGGGCGCAAAGACGCGCCGATTCTCCATCGAGGGCGAGACCTACGAGATCGACCTCGTCGACTCCACCTACGAGGAGCTGGAAAAGGCCCTCGCCGGCTTCATCGAATCCGCCCGCAAGGTCCACGGCAGCAAGAAGGCCGCCCCCAAGCCCAAGGCCAAGGTGTCGCCCACCGACAAGGCCGACCAGTTGTCCGCCATCCGGGACTGGGCGCGGCGTAGCGGCAAGAAGGTGTCCGACCGCGGGCGTATCCCCCGGGATATTGTCAACGCCTTCGAGGAGGCCCATCCGCAGTTCTCGCACGCGGGATAGTCAAATGGATATCACCCATCGTTTGACTTTTCCCATGACGCGGGAGTTCGCCCGGCGGGTTCTGGTCGCCAGCGCCGTTGTCACCAACCGGCTGACCGCCGAATACCTCGACGAGCACCTTGGGCCCATCAAGGAGCCAGAACCCCTCCTGGGGATGTACCTGTAAGTGGGCGGGCCGTCCCGTCAAGAACCGCCCGCCCACGCCCTCAATGAAAGGCAAGCACCATGCTACGCATCGCAACAGTAATCGCAACGACCGCGCTCTTCGGCGTGGCGTGCGTCCCGGTCGACGGTAAACCGATCGCCGCGGGCTCCCCCATGACCACTACTCCCGCAGCCGTTGTCGAGGAGGCTAGTCTCCCCGTGCCTGGGGATTTCCAGGTCGGCGTCAACGTCATCGAACGGCAGTGCTACGGCTCGGCCGGATGCAATGTCCGATTCAAAATCGACCCCCGGTACAACGGGCCGATCCTCCCGGAAACCATGCGCTTCACCGTGGTGTACGAAGTTCTGGGGTGCGACGACGGCAAGGTCGGCAACTTCGACATGGTCGGCGACAAGTGGAGCCAGCTCGGCGACTGGGAGTATTGCAGCACCCCTGATGGGCAGTTGAGCGCCCGGGTTGTGCAGGTGGTGGAATGACCGCCAGGGATGCCATAGCGCTGATCGCGGCAAGGATGGACGCGGGCTGGTACTACGAATGGCACCTTTGCTACAACAGTCTCATCGACTGGACCGGCCACCCCGGCGAGGCGAAGTAATGGGCTACATGCGCCACCACGCGATTGTAGTTACGTCGTGGGATCAGAAACTGCTCGCCGAAGCTCACGCCAAGGCTGTTGAATTGGGTGCGTGCGTCTCCCCGCTGGTCGATGGGCGCATCAACATGTACCAATCGTTCCTTGTGGCCCCCGACGGCTCAAAGGAGGGCTGGGACACCTCCGACGAGGGCGATGCGCAGCGGGAAGCCCTCGTGGAATGGCTTGACGCCCAGCGCTACGACGACGACTCAACATGCTTGTCCTGGGTTGAGGTGCAATTCGGCGACGAGGAACTGCATACATGCATTGTTGCCGATAGTGACGAAAGGCGCCGCAGGGTGCACCAGTGATCCCAGTGACCCCCGAAGAGGAGCTCCACGGCAGCCTCGTCAACATCCTTCAGGTGATCGAGCGGCACTGCTTGCGGGAATATCTCGCCGGGCTGCGCGCCGAGTTGGCCGAGGCCGCCGGCGAGTACGTAGCGTGGCTTGTTTACCCCGAGTTAGGCCCGCCCGAATACGGGCCAAAACTCGCTTAACTTCCCCTTTATGAAGGCATACGCTTAAGGAAGCCCATGACCAACGAGAACGACTACTGCTGGTGCGGCACTCGCGTCCAGTACCTGCAAACCGTGGAGCAGTGGCTCTGCCCCGCCCACGGTTATCAAGAGCGGGTCTACGGGCCAACGCCCTCGCGGGGTGTTCTCGAATCCCTCCGCGGATGGGCGATCGAGACCTTAACCAGTAACGAGACCGAGAACAGCCAGGCCCGCGCCAACGCCGCTGAGATTCTCGACCTAAGAAACGCAGAAAAGGCCCCGCCTAGCCGAAGCTAAACGGGGCCTAAAACGACAGAAGACGCCCCGCGCTCAAAACCCGGGGGGAACGGCCGGGGAGCGCGGGGCGTCAGTCTATGTGAGCTGATTATTTACTTGCTAGCTCGGCAAGCTTCTTGATTTCGATGTCTCGGTAGCCAGACCACGTCCACGGCTCCTCGCCGCCTCTTTCGACGATGACAACCGGGAACGCTTCGTGGCCCATTGCCCTGAAGCGGGCAATGTCTTCCTCGTCGGCCGTCTTGGGCTCAAACTCTATCTTGAGCCCCTTGAGACGGGTCTTGGTGGCGTTGCACCAGGTACAGGGGGTCGGCGGGGAATAAACAGTTACTTTCATGCTCTCCTGTCGCCAGCGATACGTTCCTGGCGTTCGATTGAAAGGTTGCAGTCGACACGGTCGAGCCGTTCTTCGACGCGATCCAAACGCCTGTCCACGCGGACCAACGTCTCCCCCTGCTCCTTCTGCTCATCTCTCAACTCTTTGATTCCCTCAATGAGTTTGTCGATGTCTTCGCGCATTAGGGTGGGGTGGCCATTCTGGACGTTGTTGCGAATGGTGCCCATGGTCTTCTTGAGCTCGTCGTTGGTTGCGGCCTGCTCAACGTTGTGACGCCGCGCCTTCCACTGCCCCCGTACGGTGACGAAGGCGAGCAGAATAAGAGGCGCGGCGTACAACAGCCAGGGCACAACGCCGAGCCAACTGGTGGGCTCGTACCCGGGCGCATCCACTAGATCACAGGTTTCCGACGCTTAGGGGCGACAGGTTCCGCCTGAACGGGGATCGGGACAGTGTCCGCTTCGGACTCGTCAGAGGCCTTATCGGCCTCCACGAAGCCCTTATTGCCTTTCGCCCACGTGATGAAGGTTCCCGCCACGGTGGTGGCCGCGAACAGCGCCCACCCCTTGTAGTCGTCAAGGGCCGGCAGCGGCTCCTCGCCATTGGTCACCCGGTAGGCCAGGTTGGTGACCACCAGGGACAGGAAAGCGGTAATTGCTTTCCAATACTTCCCGAGATTCATGTTCAATTCTTTCTAAGTTCGTTCCCGCAGCGGATCAGGTAATCGACGGCCGGAGCGATGCTGTAGGTCCAGTGCGGTGCTCGCGGGCCCTGCGCCAGGAACGTCAAGCCGTTGATGATCGCCTGCACGAGAGGGATCACCTGCGATAGCGGCATTGTGAGAATCTGCGCAATCTCCTTGGCAAAGGCCATGATGTCGCGACCGTTGAAGTCCATCACCGCTTCGTAGATGAGCGTCTCGTTGTGGCCGACCTCGGTCTCCTTGACCCAGGGTTCGGCACCGACCGGGGCCGCAGCGTAGAGGTCGCCGGCGTTGGCGAAATCCAGAACGATTCGTCGACCCGTTACGGGGTGGACGCACTCTTCCGGCCGCAGGCAGTCGGGCCCGGCGATGCCGCCAGTGACGTGACCGTTCAGCTTGCCCGGCGCGGACTGGCCACCCAGTTCGTTGCCGTACGCAATTCCCGGGGCCCTGACAGGGTTGCCGTACAGAATCACCGCGACGATGTCGTCGAGGCGATCGTGCAGTTCCCCGTCCGGATTGAGGATGTCGTCTCGCCAGACGTAGGCGAAGGCCACCGCGGACTGGCTGTACGCCGAGAGGACGAGATTTCCGGGGGTTGCCCGGATCATCTCCTTCAGCGCCAGATGCAAGGCGTTGATGCTCGGGCGCATCGGGAAGACTGCCGCCGGGTAGTTGATCCATTTCCAGACGAATAACCCCTCGGCGACGCGCTCCAACTCGCGTGCGAGATCCGCTCCGAAGCCGGGACCGGCACCGTCCGGCACCCCAGTGCCGTTGGCGGTGATTATCGTCCCGGCCGGAACGTAGAACTCCCCGTTGAGCATGGCCCGGATTTCAGGCCACAGGCTCACTCGAAATCAGGCCTGCCTGCGTAGCCCGCGGGCCAGGGGCGCAGCTGAGATGCCTTGCTGCGGTATTCCGCAAGCTTGGCGGGATCTGTCTCGTCGATCATCCTTTCGATGGCGACGATCATGAAATCCTTCAGGTCGTAGACGTTGCCATCCGAGGCAACATACCGCCACGAGGTCTGCTCGGAAGTGCAGATGATATGATCCAGCGCCGAGGGGGTCGCCGCGACGGGCTTCCCGTTAATCTCGCGGGAGAAAGGCTTAGCCTTCAGGTTGCCCAGGACGGTGCGGGCGCGGCACTTAACCCAAGCCCAGGGACGCGGAGATCCGTCACCCTGGACGCCGTCGATCTGGTTTTTGACGTCGATATCAGCGGGCACTAGGCCTCCTCTGTGCAGTACTTGTAGACACAGGCGGCCCATTTGTCGCCCTTATCGGCCTCGCGTTTAACGAGGGCGAGAGCCTCGGGATTGCCCATCATGGCCTGACGCTCGACTAAGGTCTCATGCGTCATGGCGTCTATGTTCCGGACCAGGTCCTTCGTCTTGTGGACCTCGCCCTCGCCCTCGGCGCGGTATTTCGACAGCGAGGCGATCGGATTGAAAAGGGCGCCCCACAGCTGATTGGTGCGATCAAAGAGCAGCCGCTGTTCTGCGTCACTCAATGCGGACAAGAAGTCATCTCCTCCCGCGCCCAAAAGTCGGCGCAGCTTGTCTGGTGTTCCCCGGAAGGCGTTGGCGTCGACCGACTTGCCGGCCACGAGGGCGCGGTCGGTGAACTGCAGGACGTCGGGCGTCCGGCCGCCGTACGCTTTCCAGAAGTTGCTGTTGTTGCCCGGGTAAAGCACCGAGGCGTAGCCGGTGCCGCTGACGTATTCGGACGAGATCAGTCCCGGAACCTTCGACAGGTCCGGCTTGCCGATGCGTTCGTGGTACCAATCCGGTATGTAGGAGAGGCGGACCTGAACGCCGAGCTTTTCGATCTCGTTCTTCACCGCCCAGAACTGGTCGATATTGCCGGAGCCGTCCTCAAAATCCAACATGGCGGGGATGGACTTATCCCCCAGGTGCTCCACGAAGGTTTTTGCCTGAGCGGCAGGGTCCCCCGTGCGGACGTAGTGATAGCCCGCCAGGATCAGGCCGGCGGCGCGGGCCTTATCCCGGTTACCCGGCCAGAACGGGTCGCGGTAGTTCGCGCCCTCCGACACCTTGCACCAGATGAAATCGAACCCCTCCGCCTTGACGCGGTTAAGGTCCATCTCGCCCTGGTGATTGGAGATGTCGATACCCCAGGTGACCGCGTTGGGGTCCTCCGGGATGGGGCTGCCGTCTTCGACGATTGGGCCGGGGAGGTACCACCAGTTGTTGGCATACGATGTGTCGTAGGGGTCGCGCGCGGCCGAGCCCGTTACGCAGCCCTTGCTGCCCGCGGACTCTCCCCGCATCCCATCGACAGAGCACCAAGTGTGGGAGTTTGCCCCGCCTCCGGGCCCGTGGTGGATAGCGATCTTAACGATGGCGTTGTCCGGGAATTGGGAGGGGTGATTGACCATCACCGTGCCGAATGGGCCGTTGACGGGGTTGGCGCGGCCGCCCATCGACGGGGGGCGCCACGTCTCGGTGGACATCCCGTGACGGGACCACGCCATCTTGGTGCCGTTCCGGACGGCGTCGCAGATGTCAATAACGAGACCTGAGCAGTCTGTACCCTTCTTTAGATTGAAGGGGTCCCAGTTTCCGCCGTAAACGTAATTGTTTCCGATGCGGTCGACGAGGATTTTTTTAGCGAACTCTACATTGAGTCGAGTTGTCACAGTGGCCACCTCCCGCCTTTTCGCGAATTGCACGGCTTACAGGCCGGCCGCAGATTGCAAAGCATGTGCGCTCCCCCTTTTGCAATGGGCTTTACATGGTCAATGGAAGTGGCAGGCTCGCCGCACATCCAGCAATTGCCTCCGTAGTAATTCCACCTGGCCTCTAGTTGCTCCGGCGCGAAATCTGCTAACTGATATGCCGAGCGGCGTCGAGCCGTCTTTCTCGTCTCGTAGGCCCTGTACGCTTCCGGATTGTTTTCTCGCCACCGCCTTTCTGCGGCCTTGGTGATATCCGGTCGACGCTTGCGATATTCGCGCGCGTACAGCTTCCGCTGCTCTCTGTTTTTCTGCACGCTCCGCCGACGCACCTCCCGAGCCTTCTCGGGGTTTGCTTCAGCCCATTCCTTGTTTCTGCGGAGGAGTCTTTCACGATTCTCTGCGTAGTGCCGCGCCGCCCTCTCCTTTATGCAGTCTTTGCATTGGGAAGATAGGCCGGATCGTTTATCTGGAGCGCGATTGAATCGATCGACCGGCTTCACCGCTTTACATTTCGAGCAGGCCTTTACGTGCGCCTGCTCCATTTACTTTATCCAGCCCTTAAGAATCTCGGTGATGTCGATGATGTCCGACACAAACGGAAGGTCCGGATCGGAATCGATGATCTTTTTGGCGACATCGGAGTTGATGACGTCGATATCCGGAAGCTTTACGCCCGGCAGTGAATCGAGAGCGGATTTGATAATCGCACCGCCAAAGGTTGGGAACAGGCCGATGAGCGCGGGGACAAGGTCGTCCTTCAGCTTGTCGGCGAGCTTCAAGACGAGGCCGGAAACAAATTCCCGGATCTCCGGATTCCTAACCGCCTGAGTGAGAACCCCGACAATTAGGGAAATGAGGATTTTCTGCATTGGAGCCCCTTCGGGGAATAAAGAAGCCCCCGGATAAAACTCGCGGGGGCGTTATATAGATTCGTTTAGGCCGATATGAGTGCTGCGACCTCAGCATCGCTCAATGCGATGTCCCAGAAGCGGACGGTGTGCACATAGCCGTTGAGGTTCTCGGAGCTGTCCCGGATGACCGCAGAGGTTGGTTCGAGGATGGTGGCCCGCGTGCGTGAGGTGGCCAGTTCGCCGTCTAGGTACACCCGCTGCGTGGTGCCATCGCAGGTGACGGCAAGCATTGTCCTGACGTTCGACGCGACCGTGGGAAACGCTGGGTCAAACCCGGTGGAGGCCCCGGCCGATGTCCAGACGTTCAACGTTGCGCCGTTCAGCTGCAGCCAGATTTCGTCGGCGGTTCCGGCATCCGAGGTGTGCAGCAGGTTGCGCCAACTCGACCCCGAGTCGAGGGTGAACTCCACGGCGAGGGTCCACGTCGTGGTGGGAGTGTCGCCGATGTTGCCGGTGAACGTTCCATTGGCCGACTGCCCGTTCCACGCCGTTGAGGGGCTGGAGGCGGTGAGGACGTGCGACGACACGATCGACGTCGTGGTCGAGCCCCCGCCTTCGTGCCAGTCGAAGTAACTTATCGGATCGGGGGCTGACGGAGCGCTGGTCCACTCGTCAACGCCGCGAACCCGGACTCGAGCGACGTCGACACCGCAGACCCGGACCTTGGTGATTTCTTGTCCGAGTACCCTCACTTAGTCCGTCCCGAACCAGATGTCTTTGGTGTCGTCGTAGTTCGCAGGCTCGCTGGAGCCGCCGAGCCACAGGACCGTGCCCGTCGTCGAGGGACGAGCTTCTGAGCCCGTGGAGACAATGACGGTGCGTACGGCGTCGGCAATGTCCGACGCGGTGTGGGTATGGTCGGATGGCGGGAACTCTGAAGGCTTGCCCGGCAGGGCGCTCCACGACGTGGTTCCGGCGATGGCAACATATTCATCATCCACCCATTGGTAGATTGCGTTACCGCTGCGGTCCACATAAATGTACCCACCATTGCCTTGCGCCGGAAAATCGCTATAGCTTTCGTAGGTGACCACCTCGGCGCGAGGAAAGCTAGTGACTCCACCGTCAACGTGCGCGACAAGCCCGGACAATTCACTGGCCGTTTCCCGGCTGATGCTGATAATAACACCAGCCCGGGTTATATGGTTTACTCGGCCATCGTCGATGTACGTAAACGGGCCGAGCGTGCGATAAAGGGGCATGCGCCTCCGTTTCGGGCAAAAAGAAGGCCCCGCTACGCGGGGCTGCCAACCCGAGGGGGTCAGGCGTAATGAATAGTGTCTTGGTCGGCCATGGCGTATACCAGGGCCAGCCCGCACAGGATAGCGGCGCCGACTAAAGCCGTACCGGCTCGTAGCACAAGCCGCCCGGTGTCGCTAGCGGGGCTTGTCACCGGGTTCTCCGTTCCGTGTGTGATCGCCATTAGCGGGTGGCATGATGTGGGGTGGCGGGATGTTCAGTGGAGGGTTGCGAACGCGCGCACCACTCAAGGGGGTTATGCAACTTCCATCGGCAGCGTCAGCGGCGCTGCCGATGGCGCGCTCCGGGGATCACCAGGGCTCTGTGGTCTCGCCGTGGTGGCGGCCGCCGCCGCAGTGCCGAACGCACTTGTACACCTTGCGCGTTTTGCCGTCTTCTGTGACGGTTTTGTAGGTGCCGTCAGGGTTCATGACGGGGTTCCAGTTGGCCCCTGCACCGCCGGGGCCTGTGGCGCAGGCGTGTTTGTAGATTTTGCCTGCGCCTACGCCGTGGTTGTCGCAGTGTTTGGGTGCGGCGTCTGCGACGGCGGGTGTGAGGAGTGCGAGGGTGAGGGCGGCTGTGATGGTTGCGATGGTGTTGCGTAGCATGGGTTGGCCTCCTTTGTTGGGGGTGGGCCGCCTGGCGGGGTTGGTTTCTCAGGCCTTCGCCCCGCCGGGCGGTGTCTTTCTGCCTCAGACTGTATAGCCGGTTACACACCTTGTCAACTGCGTATAACGTGCTACTCTTCCGGTGTGAACATCGCGGATCGACTCGACGAGAACCACGTCAAGCGAAAGAAGAACGCCGCCGAATTGTCGGCATTGACAGAAGAGATGTTCGCGCTCATCAGGCAGGCGTACGCCGACGGGATGCCCGCGCCAGAAGTTGCCCGTCGAGCCGGCATTACGCGTGGGCGCGTTTACCAGATCATCAGGGCCGAGTGAGCTTGACCTACACCCACTCGATCTTGTTGTAGCCATCACCGCCACTGCCGGCATCCGTTCCCGTGCCGCTACCGCCACGGGATCCGTTGCCGCCGTTCCCGGCTGGGCCGCTACTAGAGCCAGCACTCGCCGAGTTAAAGGTGTTGTCGTTGGAGAGCATGCCGCCGGCCCCGCCACCGCCCGCGCCTGCACCGTTTGAGCGACTCTGCCCATTGGTGGGGCTGCTGCCGCCATTGCCGCCGTTGCCGCCGTTGTATGTGGAGGCCGACGCACCGGAAGCTGAAGCCGTGCCGCCGGAACCGCCTTCGCCGCTGCCGCTGCTGCTGGTGCCCCGTGCGCCAGCCTTACCTCCACCGGCGATCAAACTCACGTCACCGGAAATGAAGAGCGAATCTCCGCCGTCCGTTCCGTTGTTGCCGTTGCTCGAGGGGATAGACCTTGAGCCACCGGCTCCCCCGGTGCCGCGGGTGATGGTGTACGTCCCCCCTAGCGATGACCGCGGAATCCATACCCGGTCGATGTAGGCGCCGCCGCCGCCACCGCCGCCGCCGTAGCGGTATCCAGAGTTCGATCGCCTGCCAGAGCCACCGCCACCACCGGCGCCGCCAAGGGTGACCCAGCATCCGGACACCCCTGCGGGTACAGGCTCGTCAGCGAGGTTGACGTTCTCCAGGGTGAACGGTTCGAACGACGGCCACACCTTGTCAAAGCTGGTCCCGTTCCACGTGTACAACTCAGGGTTGACGAACGCCGACCCGTTCCACACTTTGAACGCGGTGGGGTCAACGAACGCCGTGCCGTTCCAAACTTTCACGGCACCACCACGTACAACACACCCGCCGTGCCGGTACCAGGAAGGGTGGTGCCCATCCACATCCCGGACGCGCTGCCGGATTTCTGCACCGACGAATCCGCTTTACCCAGTGAGGTTTGCACATCCGAAGCCAGCTTCGATTTCGCAATCGCCGCGCCGGTATTGATTTTCGCGTTGGTGATCGCACCGTCCTGAATCTTCGCCAGGGTCACCGAGTTGTCCGAGGGTATCCGCTGGTCCGACAGGCGCGAATCATTACCAACACACACCGTGGAACCACTACTACCCACGGGGATGCGATTAATGCTCAGCGTGCCCGACACCACATCGGAAGCGTCCACCTGAACATCCAACTCGTTGGTCGCGTAGTAGTCGACGATCTCGTGGATCTTGTTGTCCAACTCCGGCTGCAAAGCCTCCAGGGCTGCATCGTTATCCGCCGCGCCAGCAATAGCCGCGCCAGTAGAGGTGACATCGGTAACATCGGCCAAAACGTGGTCGTGGGCGAGGTCGGCCTTATCGTCCAGCCCCTCATGCGCCCCTTCGATACCGTCCTCGATGTGGTTGAGACGGTCCGCCGACAACGGGGTGTTCGTCGAGGGAACGTTCTCCCACGACTGCTTCGAATAAGCCATACCAAACCCCCTCCTAAGGTTGCGCCCGTAAACCCCTCGGCACCAGGCACGAATAACCGTCACCCGGAAGCACCGCAAGGGCGGTGTTGATCATTTCGGTGATCGCCGAAGACCGATCCAACACGGTCGCCGGGGGCCGCCCCTCGGCGGTGACCTCCCACCCGCCGACCACGCGGGCGGCCTGCACAATCAGCGTGCCGTCACGGTCAAACAAGCCCATCATGTCGTTGCCGAACGCGACGATCTGATGATCAGTTTTGATGTTCAAAACAGTTCCCCTATCCAGGATTTCAGGCGACTATGCGGGGCGTCACGGAGATGCTCGCCCCCGAACCGGACACCTCCACGTCACCGTCGTCGAAAGCTTCCGAACCGACGAACGTGCCCGACGAGCTGGCCGACCAGATGCCGCCCTCCACGTAGGTGCCTGCCGCCACGAAGATTTCAACCTCGTCGCCGGTGTTGGTGCCCGTGGAGCCCGACGTCCACGACGTCTGCTCCCGCGCATATCCACCACCCGTGGCTTCATTCGCCCCTGTGGTGCCAGCATCTCCGGTATGCACACTGATCCAGTCACCGAGACCGGCGATGGCGTCCGACGCTGCTTTGTGAGTTGCGTTGGGAATGCCCATGATTGTTTCCTTTCGGGTTATACGGGATTGAGCGGGACCGCCATGGCGGCCCATGTGCCCGACGAGCTTGTCGCCGTGAAGTTCGTGGCCGTCGTCGCGTCGCTGATGGTCAGGATCGGGAACAGGCCCGAACCCGAGAATCGGTTCGTTCCGCCAGAGGGTGTAAACGTCCGGTTCCCAATGTTGGCGAACGAAACGATTACCCGGCCACCGTCTCCAGGCGCGGACGCCGACAGGCTTGCCGAACCACTGTTTCCGTATGACTTCTGCACGGTGCCGGTGGTGGTCGCGTTCAGATACGAGGCCGCGACAGCGCCCACCCACCCGAAGCCGGTGGGCTTGTTGACCGTTACCTGTTTCGACCCGCCAGCAACGCCATGAATGACGTACAAGTGTTGAGAACCCTGGCTAGGGTTATTGTTTAGGGCCTGGCTGCCGATAAGTGTCATCGCTGATCCGTCGTAGGTGACGGAGGCGATCGTGTCGCTGCCCTGTACAACCAGTGACACCAGTACCGACGCTCCGGCGGTGGCCGTGTGGTTGAACGAGATCGTTGATATCGCTTGCTGGGACATGGTTACCGCGTCGAACGTCACCGGATCAACACCGTCATTACCCTCTGCGTCCATGCCGATTTCCGGGGTCAACGTCAGCTCGAACTCGCGGTAATACCGCTCCGCGCCGGACATTCCAACCTGCGGGGACAGTTCGAGCCCGAAGCCCTTCGTGAACCCGAGTGCGGTACCCATGCCGACCTGCGGGTCCAGTTCGATACCGAACGACCGCGCAAACTTCGGCGCGGCCTCGAACCCCAGGCTCGGCGTGAACGACAACCCGAAACCGGGAGACTGCGCGCGCGGCGTCGGGAACAGCGACACCGACGGATACAAATCCTCGGACGGAAACACCGGCTCGAACGCGGCCGGACCACGCATCGCGATATATGGCGCGAACACCAGACCGAACGACGCCTTGCTGTGGCTGGCCGCAGCCATTCCCAGCGAGACCGGCACCGACAAACCGAAACTCGCACGGTTGTGCGCCACAGCGGACATGCCGATCTCGGGGGTGAGGGTGACGCCGAACTCTTGTTTCGGACCGCCGTAGCGGAATCCCACCTCGGGAGTGATGGTGACGCCGAATGAGACGTGGGACTCAGCCCACCAGCCAACAGCCACGCTCATCCCCCAATCTGCAAGTTCACCGCCATGCCAGCCCACCTGTTCGGCTGCGCCGATGCAGCGCTCACCGTCCCCGTCCTCGTGGTTGTGTTGACACACAGGGGCGGGGCGATCCCCGACTGCTCCGCGCGCAAGCGCGCCCCCAGAATCGTTGTCAGCTTGGACGACGACACCCCCCCGGCCCCGGCCGAGAACGCCTGCAGCGTCACCCCGCTCGGTACCGTCACCGACTGGCTGTGCGCAGTACCGTTACCGTGCGCGAACGTCGGCGCGCCCACCGACACAACATCATTGAACGAAATGGCATACGCACTCACCCAGCCCGGGCCGGTGGCCTTCATCTGGCGAGCAACGCCGGAGCCTGCGTTCTCCATGCGGAAAATCGCCAGGCCCCCATTCGCCGGATCGCCATTGTGCGAAACGGACCCGAGAAGTACACCGCCGGCGCCGCCATACGTGGCCGACGGGGCTGAGCCCGCGCGGTCCCACGCCACCACCGCGAACACCGTAGCCCCCTCGGAGGCCTTGAAGTTCACAGTGGCGCTACCGACACCAGCCCCAGCCCCCGACACGGCATCAAACCCAACATCCACCGGCTCCGGCGGCACCGGCCAGTTTTGGTCATTCGTAATCGTTCCGGGGTACAGATACTCCGCCACCCGCACCCAAATGCGGGTATAGCCCGCGGCCGGGGGGTTGGAGGTATTCGAGTTCTCGTGCAGCGTGAATGTCGCACCCGAGTCCCGCTCAAAGAAAATCGTGGACGACCAGCCACCCGAAAAAAGTCCCGGATGCCCGAACCACGTTCCGAACGACTCTATCCCGTACCCGTAGTAGTACTCGGAAGGAATGTAGAACCCGTTCGCGTACGGGTCCCACCCCGTGGGATGCTTCCAGAATGTTGACAGCCACGCGTCATACGACTCGGGCGACAGGCCCATCGCGTTGTCCCGCAATGCCTCCGCGAACTTCGTGTAGTCGTTGATGTTCGTCGCCAGCGCGCCGGCAGCGTCGAGGAAGTTCGGGTTGAACGTGTCAGCGATCGACGCTGGGGGTGGAACTGGACCGATCGGCGGCCATGACGTTTCCGTAAGCCCAAGAGGGTCTATGATGTCTTCTTTGAAGATCTGCTTGATCGGCCGATGGGCCGGGTCAACAATCTCTAGAACCATCCCGATCAGCGCAAAGTTGGAGTTCGTATACAGGTAGTCGGTGCCGGGATAGAAATTTGACGGCCCTTTCATAGAGCCCAGGAAGTCCTTCGCGCCCGTCCATGGCCACGTCGGAAACAGCGTGATCCAGAGCGCGTTGATACCCGCCGTATACTCCGCGATACCCGACCGCATGGACAGCATGTGCCCCATCGTGATCGCGGTACCGTTCGGGATGCCCGGAACGTACTGCTCCAGAGTGTCATCCAGCGTGATGAGGCCTTTGTCGACGGCCTGGAAAAACGCAATCGCGGTGAACATCTTCGTGGAGGAACCCATGCGGAAGTGGTCATCCAACGTCAACGGGCGAACCGTGCCGCCCACGGTGGTGCCATACGCCTTCGCATAGTTCCCGCGCGGACCGGTGATCTGCAACATCACTCCCGGCTGGCCGGTCTCCGCGCGGGACTCCTCCACAATCAAATCCACCATCGCCTGGTCCTCCGGCGACAACAAATCACCCGCAGTGTGCGCGGGAGTGGTGAACTCGTAGGTATCCGACGGGTCCGACAACCAGCCGGCGTTGTCCACCGTCTTCACATAGAACTCGTACGTGGTGTTCGACTTCAAACCGTTTGTCCCGTACGGCGGCAACACCGGGTCGGGATTCAACTGAACGAAATCGCCTGAAGCGTCCTTCTCTTTCGCGTAAACGAAATACCCTTTGATTGTCATACGTCTGTTGCTCCAGACCACGTAATCGTGATAGTGCTGAAAGTTGAATCGACCAGCTCCACCAACGTGGGGGGCGTCGGGGGCGTCAAATCCGGGTCAGGGTCAGGCAGCGGGTCGGGCCGGAAGAACACCCAGCCGCCACCAGGAGCGCCATTGCCGCCGGACTGAAAGGCCGCCAACGAGCCCTTGCCGCCGTTACCGGCACCACCAGCGGGCGCGCCGTGGCCGCCCATGACCTTCTGGTCAACGCCGCCCACATAGTCCTGCTCGTTGAACGTGAATGTGCCCGGGCCTCGGCCAACAGGTTTCGACAGAAACCCTTCGGTGGTACCCGCCGCGCCACCTTCGGCGACAATGGAATACGTGTCACCCCCGGGCGTGGAGATAGACAACGTGGTGTTACCGCCGGCCGCGCCGTCACCAGGACCGCCCACGCCGCCAGCGCCCGGGTCGAGGGTGATGATGGCGTTGTCGCCGAAATGCTCACCGCGCACCCATGTGGTGGCGTTGAACTTCCCGGGCTGACCGGCCTGACCGTTGATACCCAAGGCCCAGCCCTGCGCACCACCACCACCAGCGCCCACCGCAACCGGGTCGATGTAGTTCACCCAGTTCGGAACCGGGAACACCGTGGCCGCGGTGCCAAGGTAGACCTTCAACGGATCGTGGTGGTCGCCGCCGGAACCTGTATCCACGGCGATACTCACCCACGGCACATCGCCCGAGCGGGTCACCGACGCCTTCGCAATCGACGACGGCGGGCTATCCGGCGACGTGTTGTTTCTGGTGGCCGCCAGCGACACAATCTGCGACGTCGGATGATTCGGCAAGTCCGCCACACGGCCACGCACATAATGCGTACCGCCCACCGGGACAAGCTCATAGGCGTACGCCTCAGACGCCACCACGGGAACCGGGTCATCCAGCTCGTAGGAGATGAACTCCCCGGGGGCGCCCGTGCCGCCCAAAAGCCCCACGATGTTCGGGGAATGGTGCGCCAGCGTCCAGTCGCCCGACGCCAAGTCGACCTTCCAGATGTTGACGTAGAACTCGGTGATCCCCGAAAGGCCGTAGCCGATCCACGACACCACGCCCAGCGGCATCGACTCTTCAATCAAGTCAACACCGATGAGCGAATTGCTCTGCGTGGCCCCCAGCCACGTCGTGACGTTCGACAGCGGGAAGTTGGACCGCTCCGACGGCAACAAACCACTATCGACAGGCTTGTTGGTCCTGATGCCAAGGATGTCCCACGAGAACAACCCCAAGCTGGCGCGCGAGGCGATCTCCTGCAACACGTTGAACAGGTCGGCGATACCAGCACCAATACCCGGAAGGCCCACCAGGCCACCGACAATGCTGTTGACGATATTCTCGATAGTTTCCCGCAGATTCTCCGGGCCGAGCATGCCCGCGATTGACTCCGGGGAGATGTTGCGCAAAGCGTCGAACAAATCCTCCAGCGTGTTCTCAACGGTCTGCACGCCGCCGCGGATCGCCGACACCACCGTGTCAATCGTCAACTGCACCCGGGCCAACAAGGTTTGCAGAATCTCCGGAAGACCCTCGACCCACGACTGCTGAATAACGCCGGTCTGCTTGACCTCGGCGTCATCCCACCAGAACGTGCCCGCAGCGGCGTCTTCGGTCACCACGAACCGGGTCTGCACACCAGTCACCCCAGCGGGCACCCGATACTCCCCCGACAGCTCCTTACCGGGCCACGCCAAGTTCGCGTCCTGGGGGGCGTACGCGTTCAAATCCACAGGGGCCTGTGCAACGCCGTCGATGTACGGCACCAGCTGCAACCGAATCGGCGCGCCCGTGCCCACATACCCCTCATGCGACACAAACACCCGGGCAGTGACCGTCTGGCCTTCGCCCACCGCGAAGAAATCGCCAACATTCTGCCCCGACCGCAGCGCCTTCAACGTGCCATCGGCAATGACCTTCGCCGCACCCGAACCATCACCGCTGCGCGAACTCGACGGGTCCACAACCCAATCCGCGTTATCCCCCACCGACCCCTCGGGAAACTTCGGGGCGGGAAGAATGTTCGGCGATTGGTTTGATATGCCACCGATCGGCAGGATCGTCAATAGACTGGGCAGCAAATTGCGCAGCGGCGCAAGGATGATGTTCACCAACTGCGCCGCAGCCTGAAGCGGGTTGAAACTCGGATCGTTGAAGTTGATTGATTGGAAGAAGTTGCGGATGTTACCGAAGAACTGCGTCAGCTCCTCAATCCCGCCACCCACCAGGCCGGTGATCGCCTGAATGATGTCCCCGAGAATCGGGATGTTCAACGCCCAATCACGCAACTGGTCGAACGCGCTACCCAGACCGGGCAGAAACACGCCGGTTAAGGCTTCGACAACCTTCTGGAGTAGTAGTTCCCAGAACTGGCCGCGCAGGGCGGACAGCTCGGCCGAGGTCTTGGGCGCCTCCCCCGTGGTGGGGGGCGCCGAAGATGGCGCGGTGTAACCCGCTGGTGCCGAAGAAGGTACGGCAGGGTTGGACGGAAACGCTTTCTGCTGGAAAGGGGTCGTCATAGCAGCGGCGCAACCTCCGCGCAGAACGTTGTCGCGGGCGAGGCCGGGGTGGACCAGGAGCTGCTCGTGGATGCCTGCTGTTCTGCGCGCAGATAGATCGTGGCAGCATTGCCCGCGGACACCGTTGGCAGCGCGCTACCGACAGTGAATCCAGGAATGACGACGTTTGGGGGTGGGGTCACCCCAGCGAGCCCTTTGGAGTAGCCGACCATCCCCCCGGAGGCGGGGTCGTTCAGGCGGGCAATCAGGTCCACGCGCGTATCGGCCGCGCCGGCGACCTGCGTCTGAGCGAACACCCTCGGATACCAGTCGAACGGCTGGGCCGGGATGGTGATACTCGACAGCAGTCGTGTCGAGGTGACGCTGGCAGAAGTCGCGGCAATCGCCTCGGAGATGTACATGTTGCCCACGCGCTGCGCGGTGGGCACCCACATGCCGTCCGAGGAGCGGTAGACGAGGGTGTAGCCGTTGGTGCCCCCGCCGAGGGCTGGCGAGGTGGCCAGGTCGTCTGCGTTGGCGATCACCACGGGGCCTTCGTCGCCCTTCTGCCCGCTGTGGACGAAGAACTCCAGCTTGTATTTGGACGGCAGGCCGGGCCCGCCCGGATCGACCGGGGTCACCACCGGGTTGGGGGTGGGCAGCGGATCGTCCGGGTCGACCGGGGTCATCTTGATCTCGGTGAACTCCGGGGGAAGACCCGGCGTACCGGCCGAGAAGAACGGCAGTTCGCCGAAGCCACCCTCGGGAGTCAAAACCAGATATGCCACCCCGGTGTCCGGGTTGAAGCCGTTGACAACGGTGACCCGACCGTCGAAGGTGATGTTGGAGCCATCGATAGTCAATGCCATGTAAAGATTCCCCTTTAGTGTTAGTGGGTTAGCCCACTAACCCGTTATTGAGTGGCCATCGTGATGATGTTGAAGGCCTCTTGAAGCTTCGAAAGCTTTCTTTGGAGTTTCACGACCGAGGCCTCTTCAGCCTTGCCGTCGCCAATCTGAACCACGACTTCGGAGCGGCCGTCGCGGGTATCCACAACGGCAATGTTCTCCACCCAGTCGGTGTAGACTTTTCCATCGCGGATCAGGGTCGCCAAAGACCCCGGGAAGATATCCCTACCAATCTCGTAAGGCAGGCCATTCTTGAATGTGACCTCGCCAGAAATATAGCCCCTGGTGTTCCACATTTCCCGCTTGAGGGCGAAAATGCCGTCGATGGTATAGGGGGCCTTGTTGGTGGGAACGAAGACCTCGGCGTGGCCGTAGGGACCCATTTTCATGCGCCGCTCGAAGTTGTCCGCCAGCTGGAAGGCCAAAAGGACGTCGTTGAACAATCCGTCGAAAAGGTTGCTCGGGACGCCGGTAATTCCCACCACGATCAGGACCATGTCCAAGATAAAGGCCATAGTCGCGTTAATGAGGTCGTTAAGCCATTTAGGTGATTTCGGTTTGTTACTCCACGAACGTGGGGCCAGGTCATTTCTGCCTGACTCTGCATCTTTACCATCGATGCAGACCCGACTATAACTTCATCCATCTCCACGTTGCGATACACATTCGCAACGGTTCAAAGATGGAGCCTCACGTTTAGTCTGTACGGAACCCAATGTGCTGGTTTCCTCGGTATTCCCCTTTTGGGCGGGGTTCACCGATACGGTGAGGTTTTCTAGCGGCTACTTACGCAGCCGCGGCGGCCAAATCATCCGACAAACCGCCTACAATTACGCGCCACGCCTCCGGTCTATGATGGGACATTCGACCGGAAACGCCACCCTTTGGATGGTCAGCATTGAATACCGCCCACGAAGGGACGTAATGGATACCCAATAGCGGGGCGATATTCCAACCGTCCGGGGCGTATTCACCCTTCGGGTTCAGGAACGGGGCCAGGATGTCTCCGAAAAGCCCTTCCTGCAGGTCAACGGCCACACGGAGGATGCCGTCGATAAACGTCCCGGTGGGCCCGACGATGCCCATGCGGTCTTTGATATCCACGACAATGGTGGGAACCGTCAATGGGAACAAGGCCAGAAGGGGATCATTGCCCGGCTGGGGATCGCCCGGCCGCCACAATTTCACCTCAACGTGCAAGCCATTATCTTCGACGACCTCTTCAAAGATCGATCCGATCTTGTCCATTCGCCAGTTGACCGAAATGAACGGGGAGGTATCCGTCAAAGGATTGGTGGGCACCACGTAAATCGGGGTGCGAAGGGTGCGGGCGATATCATCCAGACCAATACCGTCACTACCGGGATTAGCCTGGAGAACCGTACCGAACCATGAACGCCAGTCGAGATTCAAACTCAGGGCGTTATTGACCATCTCCCACATACCCGCCTGAATACGAAAGGCCTGGGTGGCCAGGAGCCATTTTAGAATGGAGATAGCCGGGCCAATTGCCACCCCTCGCGGCGGGAACTGCACCTGCAAAGGCAGCAGAAAGTTCGGCCACGCGAGGATCTTCATCAGCCAGGCGTAGTCACCCTCGAGTTCGCACTCGACGAAATCCGCCATACCAGGCTGATTGAAGTTATCGTGGGCGGTCTTAACCTGGCCCGACCACAAAAGGTGACCGATCTCGATAGTGATCGGCACGGTGGTTTCGTGGCATTGCAGAATGACATTTGCGAGAGGGTCGGACCTCTTGATGGAGAGGTTGCCTGTTTCGACCTTATTGCGCGGGAACTTGCACCCCATTGAGATGTAGTCGCCGCACTCCCCCACGGGCCTGTAGAACTTGTCGTAGACCGTCACGACAATGCGGGTATCGGAGACGGCGGCCTGTTCAAGCTCCGCCGCCATCCGAGCCGCATCAACAGCCGTGTAGGCATCCAGGGAGAGCTTCGCCCTAAGATCATCAAGGGTCGCTTGATCGACCTGAACTCTGGGCAAGCAGAACTCCTTACTCGGGCCAGCGCCTCATGGGCGTCAGTGCCGCGATAACCTTTGAATTTGCGTTGCCGTCTTTGATCTCCACCGCGATCTGGTGGGTAACCGGCGAAGCGGTCAACGTCCTCGGGGGGACCGGTTTAGACCACCGTCCCTTCAAGAGGGAATACATATTCCCCTGGGGAGGTTCGATGCCGAAAAGGCTTTGGAACCACTCCATCAAAGGCGGGACATTCCCATTGAAAGCCAGGCTGATAAGCCGCTTCAGGAAATCTTGGAAGAACGGCAAATCCTGCTCAGTCTGATCCGTGGTGATGTCATACACCGCCCGTTGACCGGGATGGGTCTTGATCAGGGCGACCTGCCCATCAGCCAGGGGTCCGAACTCGATCGTCGGCTCCGCCCCCGGCCCGTCGGAGAACTTGAACGTCCCCGGGCCGTACACCACCAGATCCGGGAATCCCGGCTGGTCGCCGAAGTTGGTAAGGGCCAGATGCCCCGATTGAGTGAGGGTGGCGTTGTCGCCGAAAGCCCACTTGTTGACCGCCGGCGGAACCAGTTGGCGGGTGAATCCGTCCCCGGCTTCCATACCGAATCCGACGCCGCGGTAATCCGCGCCCAAAGCCGAACCGGTACCAGTCTCCTTATAGGAGAGGATGGGGAAGCCGCTTCGCATAACGGTGAACTGTCTGGCGTTATTGGCCGAGCCGCACACCAAAGACCACGTCTCGCCCCAGATGGGGAGGACAAGCAGAATCCTTTGACGAAGAACCGTCTCAACACCGTTATTGAACCGGGAAAGGCGAATCCACTGCGGGCCAATCCTCAACCGGATACCCGTCTCATTGTCTTCGCTCATTCGGCCCCAGATATCGATATAGGCCGCATCCGGGAATGGGAACATAAAGAATGCGCCCAATTGAATGGAGATAACCTGGTTGTCGGTGGCCGTGACGGCGGGCGTACCCGTAGAGGTGGTGGCCACCGTGACATACGGGTTGGTGCCGCCGCTCACCACGGACGCCTCCATCTGGGGGACGTCCGTCTTGGCGTACTGGCCGGTGAACGTAACGGTGTAGGGGCCGCCAGTCTCACCCTCGACAGTCACATCATCGGTGGTGATGCTCTCCAGCCCCACCAGGGCGGTCTTCACCTGCGCCGCGGTGGCGGGATGGGAGATCGGCGAAGTCGGCTGGCCACCGAAGCCTAACCGCCACGTTGTGGGGCTGCCGTGAACCTCAACCGTCTGCACCTCGGTAGAACCCAGCCAGCGGTTGATGACCGTCCGCTGCTCCTCGCCCGCGGGGGTCCATCGGGCCCGGCCCGGAATCAGGAAGTTCAGGGCGGGCTCTGTCTCACACACGCCCTCGTCGGAACCGGAATAGGTCTGCTCCCAGTTGGGGCCCAAGGTTCCGTCGTCGTCGCGGTTGAACTCGTCAACCGCCATTCGATAAGAGAATTGGAATTGGGAAACCGAATCGTGCGAACGCCAGAAGGCGTCGTCATTACGGATCGACCAATTGCTAAACTTTTGAATACCGTCCCGTGCATAGCCGCGGTTGAGCTTGTCGGTAACCGGGCGGTGAAGGCGTGGATAGCACCACCACTCCCCCGACTCGGGGGTGGTCCAGGTGAGCTTTCCGGGATTCTCCGGGTCCCACGAGGCGATCCATTTGCGGATAACCCGGCGCAAGCCCTCTGCGGTGGGGGCGGTGGCGATAACCTTCATCACCATTTCGGCCGGCTCGTAAACCGTATCGGTCCACGTCGCGCCGTCCTGCCTCGCACCCTTGGTATCTAGGTGATTGAATAGCGGGTGAAGGCCCTCAATACCCTCTTCTAGGGCAATGCCTTCGGTAACCCCGGGGAATGGCGCCAGCCCACCATTCAGGTAGAAGATAATCTCCCCGCCGGGGGAGGTATAGGTGATATTCGGTTCAACCCCCTCTTTAAGGAGTTGAATTCCGTATTTGGTTATTGGCGTAGGAGGATATGACTCCAATTAAGCGTAAACCTCCTGTAGGGAGTGGCAGCGCCACGGAACATGGTTGAGGAAGCCGTCCAGCGCAGGGGGTTGCACGCCTCGACGCACCGTGCTACAGTGAGGAGGTCGAGGCAAGGCTGGGCACGGCTTGGCTGGGCATGGCAAGGGCAGGGGCTCGCTAGACGAGCAGAGACGACCACCCCGCACTCAGGGGAACTTGAGTGCGGGGTGGTGTCAAACCTATCGGCCCTGTCCGGCGTTGTAGGTGGCGAAATTTAGATCATTTAACATTTGCTGGTTATCGCGGTTGGGAGCCGCGATGAACTGGCCGATGTTGATGCCGCCGGGGCCGCCCTGTTGCGGCTGCCCCTGCTTCTGATCCTTCGGTTCGCCCGGCTGTTCCTTCTCCTGCTTCTCGCCGGCTTTCCCAGCGCTGCCGCCGATAGCTGGCTTTGCGCTGGCGAATCCGGAGAGGAGCCTGCCAAACCAGCTTTTCGACATATCGCCCAGAGCTGAATCGCCCAAGGTCAGGGTTTCGAACAAACCTTCAACGCCGATGGAGGCAACTTGGCCGCCGTATTTAATTCCGCGTTGAATTAGCTGCATCCCCATCTGGGCTGCCGCGGAGGCCGCTGGGGCTGCGGGACCGGCCATAGCCGAACCCGCGCCCATCGCGCCCTGGATCGCTGCGCCCGCGAGGCCGCCGATCCCGAGACCACCGCCGCCCGAAGGCTGCCAGCCTTCCTCGCCCGGTTTGTAGTCGTTGTTGCCTTGGCCGATCATCGAATCAGCCGCCGCCGCTTGACCACCCATCGCACCGCCGAGTGCGCCACCCGCAGCGCCCGAAGCGCCGGGGAAGCCGTTTTGCTGACCGGGCTGCTGGCCGGGCAGTTGCCCGAGGGCCCCAGCAGCGGCGCCACCACCGGCGCCGCCCAGGCTGCCGAACAGCCCGGGAAGGCCGCCGCCAGCCGCTCCACCGGCAACGCCGGGTCGGGTACCGCCAGGGAGACCTGTCGGGAATCCTGTGTTGAGCGGGCCGCCAGCGACACCCTGCATGCCGGAGAGGCTTGCGGGGGTTCCAGGCATGCCGAGGTACTGCGCAGCCTGGCTCATCAGGCCGCCCCAGTCTTGCCCCGTGGCGAGCGGACCCCCCCTCGACGTCGCAGGCAGAGCCTGTTCGATCGGGAGGTGCCGGTTCCTGTCCAGCTGGTTGAGGTAGGCGTAGGTATTGGCCGCAGCGTTGGTGCGCAGTGACGGATCGATACCGCCACCCTTGGCGAAGTCGGGCTTCTGCTGGAACAGTCCAACAACCTCGTTGGCCGCGCCGCCGCCACCCTGTGGCCCGCCGTTGGCGTTGGGGTTGAGCCCCGATTCGCCGATGGCGTAGGCAACGATGGCTTGAGCTTCCTGCGGGCTGTACCCGCGGGACACCGCCTGCTGGTAGATCATGTTGGCCACGGCCTGGGGAGAGCCCGGGTTGCCGAAGCCGCTGAAGGCTGACGCATCGGCGATGGGCATGCTCATTTTGCCCATGGTTCCGGGGCCGCCGGGCGACCCTCCGCCACCGGGCATTCCCGGCATGCCGCCGAAGGGCCAGTTGGTCACGAACACGGGGGTTCCGCCACCGCCGCCACTGAAGCCGCCGCCGAACGATGGCGTACCGAAGGAGGCCGGGGCCGCCGCGCCACCGGGGAGCGGGATCGAATAACTCTGCCGCGTATGGACGTGGTTCTGATGCCCGCCCCAGTCGTTGGCGTAGTAGCCCGGCTGGTCGGTGCCGGGGCCGACGAACTGCCCATTGGCAATGCCGATCTTCTGGCCCGTGTTCGGGTTGTTCCAGATGACCTGCTCCAGGGCCTGCGGGACGGTGGAGAGGTACTCGGCAAACCGCTGCATGTTCTCGACGGGGCCGGACCAGTCAATGCCCTTGTTCTGGCCGTCCTTTTCCTGGTGGCCGGCGTAGGTACTGGCCTTGACCCCGAACATGTTCTCAAGTGCGTGTACCCAGGGCGGGAACACCGCGCCGCTTGACCCGTAACCGCCGGTATCCGTACCGACGGGGAGGCCGTAAGGCTCTCCGCCGCCCACGGGCGTTCCGAAGGTCGCGCCGCCACTGCTTGCCGAACCGGAGAGGTCGAAGCCGCCGCCGGAGAGGTCGAAGCCGCCGCCGAAGCTCGCGGGATTGTCCTTCGTCCCGCCGAACAACATACCCAAGATGCCGGACGAACCGTCACCTTGTGCGGCGATCTTGCTCAGCATCATCTGCAGCGGAGCGGTTGCGAGGTTGCCGACAAAGCGGACCAGGTTATCCGCCAGTCCCGCCAAACCTCTTGAGAGGCCGAGGTCGTCGTCAAGTCCGGCGCCAAGCTTGTTGGCGTCCATCATGCCGCCCTTGACCTTTTTCCACTTGCCGTTCAGCTCCTCGACAAGGTCAAGCTGGGCCTTGTTGAAGTCGTACTCGGCTTCCTTCAGCTTTTCCTTCGCCTCGAAGATCTCTCGCTCGGTAGCGAGGGAATCCTTCTGGAGAATGGCGAGTTCCATGGCCGCATCGCGGTAGTCCAACGCCTCGCGGCGGACCTTCTCCTGCGCCTCTGCGACGGCACGCGGATCGATGTCGGTGTAGCCGTATCCCGGCTTTGAGAACGGCTTGCCGTCCGTGCCGATTTCCAGCTGCGGGGTGCCCGGTGTGATCGGCCCCATGGGGACATCGATCTTCGGCATGAAGTCGTCAGGATTGAGCGTCGACCAGATTTGGTCACGACGTTCGCTGTCACTGAGCTTTCCGCCCCCGTCGGCAGGCGGCAACGGAACGTCATGCGGAGCCCACGGAGGAAGGCCCGCGTCAGCAGGTGCCGGGCCAATGCCTGTGGTAGCACTGCGGCCCGCATTCGGGTTCCAACGACGTCGACCGTCACGCCCGTGGGGACCGTTGCCGGTGCCCGGGGCCCCGCCCGTGGGGACCCCGGGGGGAAGCCCAAGCTTTTCCCGGGCCTTCCTCCGAAGAGCGTCCTCCCCGTACTTCGGATCGTTCGGGTCGAACGGGTAGCCCTCGTCTCCGGGCATCTTGACGTCGGATTGGCCACCGAATCCGATGGCTCCGCCCCACTTCATGAGGAACTTCAGCCAGGCAGGGATACTGACGGCTGCCAGCGCCCCGGAGATGCCCGCCCCGGCCTTCTGCGCCAGGCTCGGGATCTTCCCTAGTGCGGTGGCAACGTTGCCGAGTCCGCCGGCGAGGCCGGAGATCATCGCAACAAGGCCAAGGCCCTTGAAGCCAACCCACGCACCGATCATCGCCCAGACGAGTCCGGGGTGATCCTTCATGAGGTTGGTGAGCGGCTCAATCTCCTTGAGGACCGCGTTGACGGCCTTCGATGCCGTGACCAGGCCATTGGCCAGGCCGAACGCCGCATCGATGACGTCCTGAAGCGTCTTCTCGAAATCCTCGGGGCTCTTGTTGCCGAAGACTTCGTAGATCCGCCCGCCGATGGTCCAGATGGCATCGCCAAGCGACTTCGCCGCGTCAATGCCCTTCTGGATGAACTCTTCCAGCTTGCCCGACCGCTGCGCCTCGGTGATGAAGCGCGAGAAACTCGTGGCGGCGTTCGCGAGCCCGGTGGCGAGATCGGGAAGGAAGGATGCACCGGTTTCCGAGATTTTCAGAAGCGCATTGGTGAATGGTGCGATAGCGGGCTGAAGATTCTGGAACGCTTTGACGATGTTGTCGATGATGCTCGAAATAGCCTTTTGCGACCCGGGGGTCATCAGCTGATTCGTGAACTCATCGAACATTCCGTTCATCGCGCCGGCGATGCCCGTGGTCAGCCGCATGATTTCCGGCTGGAAAGTGTTCGTCAGGCTGCGGAAGCGTTGCGCCACACCCTCGAACAAAGTCTCTTGAGTAGCCTTCTTGAGGTCCCCGAGGGGGCCGTCAACAAGGTACTGGATCTCCAGCGCTGCCTGTTGGGCCGCCGGAGAGAGGGATTGGAGGGCTTCGGCGAACTTCTCTGGATCGCCCATGTCCTTGATGGCGTCCCCGAAGCCGGAGACGCCGAGCGCCAACGTGCCAAAGCCCGCGCCAGCAGCCATAAGGATGGCCGGGGTGAGGGCAAGGCTCTGAGAGGCCGTGACAACGGCTTCCATCGCCGAGGCCATGGTGATGAGCAGGCCGCCGCCCATGAACGCGCCGGCTCGCCCCGAGGGGACGAACGGCAGGTCGGTGAGCATGTTGCCAATGACACCCAGGCCGCCGCCACGACGACCACCCCTACCGCCGCGGCGATCTCGGTCTACGCGCTTGCGGCGCTTCTCCTCCTCGGCCCGGCGCTTCTCCTCCTCGGCCGCTTCAACCTCGTGAAGGGTTTTGACGGCTTCCGTGCGACTGCGGACGGCCTTCTCGACGTCTTCGTTGGCCTTCTTGACGCTGGCCATTGCGTCGATGGTTTCCTTGGTCGCCCGGTTGTACTCGTCCTGGGCCTGAGTGAGGCTCTTCAGCCCCGCTTGACGGTCGCGCTCAATGGACTTGAGGTTTTGGTTGACCTTGGCGAGATGTTCGGTCTTCTTTGCCAGATCGGCCTTGGCCGCCGCCAACTGGTTATCGAGGGCGCGGATTTCCCGCGACTCCAGAATATCCTTCTTGCGGGTCGGGTGGATAGCCTTATCGAGAGCCTTGGCCTCTTTATGCTTACCCTCGAGCTTGAGCTGCTTGATCCGATGATTAGCGAGGCGGATCTCCTCTTTGGTCGCCTTATTGGCGTCGTTCTTCTTGCTGCGACGATCAATAAGGCGGTTATAGTCAGCAAGTGCCTTGTTCTGTTCTTGCTGCGCCCTGGTCTGCTGGCGCTGATTAGCCTTCTCGGTTTTGAGGAGGCGGTTGTTGCGCTCTTTCTGGTCCGCGATGTCCTGCTGGAGCTTCAGGACCTTCTGGCTAGACTTGGCTAACGCATCCTGGCTCCTCTTCGCCTCACGGGCTGCGCGAGAACTGCTGAGGGTTGCGTCGGAAACCCTGTTCATCGCCCTGCGGACGCGAGGAGCGGCGTTCTCGATCTCCTTCGACATGGCATCGGCCGATTCCCTGCCAATCTTCTGGAATCGGCCTACCGCCTCTTTCTCCGCATTTCGCATCGACTTCTGGTTGAGATGGAGAAACGCCCATAGATCAACTCTTGCCATTAACCCATCTCCTGCCCAGTGAGCTGAGCGAATATCGATCTACGAATATCGCTCACAACTTCTTGTTCGTGCGTTTCCTGGACTTCTTTCAAGTAAGCTTGAACGCTGAGTTTGTACCAGGAATCTTCAGGTAAACCGTCGAGAAGAGTGAGCAGCTTTCGGCTGCTCAACTCCCCTCGAAACCACTCCCCTATGTCACGGTGGTGATAAAGGGAGAGATCACACTCAATCTCCCTCGGAAATACCATCCACCTCGGAACCGCGTCCGCCACTTTTGGGGTCGTTCTCGACGCGCTCCTGGAATTCGCGGTTCATGCGAGCCCATTCCAGGGGGATCTGGTTGGAACGCCCGCCGCCAGCCTTGAACCGCTCATACTTCTCTTCGCCGAAAATGGCCTGAGCAAGCTGAACGTTGTACGGAGGCTTCATCAGCTCACCGTTGATCTGGAACGGCGTCTTGAGTTCGCCCCTGATGGTGCGGCCGGGGAGCTCGGTGCCGTCTTCCAGCGTCATCGGCGGGACAATGACATCTTCTTCACGGTCGCACTTCTCAATGCGGAACTGGAGCTCCTCCCAGCGTTCCTGCTGGTCGTCGTCCAAAAGGCCGGGGTTGGGGATTTCAAAGATTTCGCCGTTGATCTCGATCTCGACGCTAGCGGTGAAACCGAAGTATTCGGCCGCCTGCTCCTTGGCTTCCCGAACCGAAACCGGCTTACGAGGGGTGTAGGTCATCTGAATGACTCCTAAAAAAGAAAAGAGGCTGTTGGGCTGTGGAAACCCACAAGCGGCGGACACAGCCCGAGCCCGCCGCTTGTGGGTAGATCAGTTAGGAGAGGCCGACGATCGCCGAAGCCGTCACGGCCGACGTGGTGGTCAGCAGCGCCGTGCCGGTGGCCTTGACGCGGAACTTCCACGACACCGAAGAGGTGATGCCGGAAACCCGGATCGTCACGGTGTTGGTGCCGGAGACGTCCTCAACGGTGGCCTCGGTCCAGGTCGTGCCGTTGTCGTTGGACTTCTCCACGACGTACTCGTACGAGGACGACTTGCCGGTCGGCTTGGCAAACGTGACGTCCGCCATCTCACCCACCACGGCCTCAGCCGAGGGGGCGCCACCGAAGACCGGGTAGCCCTGCAGGCCACGCCAATCCGCGCCGTCGCGGTGCAGCAGCGCCGGGCGACCCACGAACGGGCACAGCAAAGCGCCGAGCTCGATCTCCATGGTGTCCGGGTCAGCCTTGTTCCACGAGGTGTTGCCGCGGCTACGCAGCGACATACGCGGGTAGGTCTGCGCGAAGTAGTTGTCACCGTCGAAGCCGATGGCGATCACCTGACGTTCAACCAGAACGGTCTCCGCGTCCTTGGCGATCGTGTAGGAGGCCTGACCGACGTCGGCCAGGTTGTGCAGCGGCTTGTCGTAACGCAGGGCGTCGACCAGCGGCGTGCCCTCCAGGGCCTTGATGGTGATGCCATCGTTGTCCTGGGTGACGTCGAAGCGCACCGCGCGCTTGCTCTGGGCGATCATCGTGTCGGCGACGTCCGTGTCGTACGTCATCTCGATGCCGTCCTCGTGCAGGGAGCCGAGGTGGTAGAACCCGAGGCCGTCATCGCCAAGCAGGTCGGAGCGCAGCTTGCCGTCGGCGGCGAACGGCGAGAAGAAGCCGTCATCGCCAAGGCCGACGGCGGGGTCGGCCAGGTTGTGCACCGTGCCATCCAGGTTCCGGTAGTCCCGGATGAGGATGTCGGTGATGATTGCCTTGCGTACAGCGAGCGGGTTGATACCCGGCTGCAGCAGGTTCGCGTAGGTACCGCCGTTTGCAGGCAGAGCCATTAGCTATTCCTTTCGATGCCCACGATGGGCGGAGTGGGACTTACTTGGCCTTCTTGGGCTCGGGCTTCGGGAGTTGGCTCACGAGCCGCTGATTGGCCTCTTCGGCGGGGGCTTCGGGGACGAAGCCGGCGGGGATGATGGGGGCGCCATCGGGGAACATCGAGTCGTTCTCCCGGGCCCGCTCGACCTTGGCGCCAAGCTTTTCGGCCTGCGCATCGTCGATTTCGACAACGCGATTCGGCCCGATAGAGACGACCTTGCCGTTCTGGACGAAGGTCACCGCCTGGACAGTGCGGTACTTAGCCACTTAGTGATTCCTCTCAGTACATAAGAGATGTGGTAGGGTTGGTGGATATGAAGCCGTCAGATCTCTTTGCTGAGAGCGTCCTTAACGATTCGGTCGTCAAGTACGAGGACGGCAGTGCGCGTATTTGGTGGGGAAAGCGCCCATTGGGCGGAAAGATCCAGACCCCCGCGCCCCGATGCCGCAGATGGCGGCACGACTGGTATCTCGACAGATATGACGGATGCCGGGGCGAATACGTAGATAAGGTGTGTCGGACCTGCAAGCGGAGAATTCCGCTCAACGTTTAGGCGGCGACAATCCTCATCGGGACGTCATACATCAGGGATGTTCCGAAGAACCTCCTTGGGATGGCGTTGTCGAGATTGTCGATAGGACGCTCTTCGCGTTTCCGCGCGCCATCGACGAAGTACGCCTTGTCGTCGACGACGACCTTCTCCTGGCCGATGAAAGCCAGCTTCTTCATGCGGCGGACAACCTTCTGGGTGGCGGCGTCAACCTCTTCCTGGGAAGATCCGAAGACGAGGATGGCGTATCGCCCCTCATCGGTGATGCCCGCCTCGTCTTCGTCCCCGCCGACGCGGTGGACGGTGGCGAATGGAAGTGGGGACTCCGGCGGGCGCTCGTTGCGCACCTCAAAGCCGATTGTCTTGAGGTGCTGGATAATCACCTGGACACCAGGTGGATATTCGTATTCGGTCACCTATAGCGGACATCCTCATTCATGATCTGGGCTACGCGCTGCATAATCCCGAAGGCCGGCGTGGGGGTGTTGGGCCCCCATGGTGACCGGCTGCCGGGCTTATCCCTTTTCGTGCCGTATTCGATCCAGTGGGCCTTTTCATCGTTGTTGTAGACCAACCCGATGGGTAGGCCGCCCTTCAGGAATTTCTTGATGCGCAGTTTCTGCATCGCCGTTAAGCGCTTCTTCTTGATGTGCGCTTTGTAGTCGCCGGTCTGGTACGGGTGGGGCGTTCCCGTTTGCTGGGCGAGGACGCCGAGCATCGAGACGTTCCACACGTCGTGCCAGGTTTGCTCGACGTCGTTGATGAAACGCTGAACGACCCGGCGGAGATCGCGGCTCTCACTGACGCCATCCAGGAGGGCCGACCGCACATCCCTGAGCCTGACGACCACGTCCCTGGGCATTTAGATCGCGCGCCTTTCGCAGATGATCGTGACCTTGAAGGGCTGGCCGGCGAAGCTGGCGAAAGTCCTTGCCCCACCAGTTATCTGGTAGTCGACGCCGTCATACCGCAGGATGCCGGTGGAGAGGGCGTCCATCACCGCAGGAATAGCGGGGGCGGTACACTTCCACGGGTCGGTGACGGTGTTGTAGCCGAACTCCACCTTCTCTTTCGCGGTGAGCGGCCGGAAGCGACACCCCGGAACCGGAGTCTCAGTACGAACCTGTCGAGGGTTGTTGTACTTGTCCCGGTCATTGAGGTCTTCGGTGATGGCCACGAAGGTGACCGTTTGCCCGCCGAAGTTCACGCTATCGCCACCAGCCTGTACTGATACAGGACCGATTCACGAAGGGGGTCTTTCGCAATACCCCACGAGCGGTCCACGAGGCCCGACCAGCGGAGGGAGACATCGTCCACTTCCATGCCGGTCAGCGGGCCGACGGCACCGGTCCCGATCATCATGTGGGCGATATCCACGACCTGCAGAACAGCCTCGCGGAAATCCACCGCCTCGTCAGCGGTGAAACCATGGGTGAAGGTGACCTCGATCTTTTCGCGGCACCACCAGCCACACTTCTTGTAGAGCACGCCCGGCTCCTCGGAGAGGAAATAGAGATCGTCGAGGTCGACTTCCCTTCCATCCTCTGTGACGGATAGGAGCTCCACGGGCTTCAGGGTGGGCAGGACAATGAAGTCATGGCCCGTACCATGAAGCGAGACCGTCTCCTCCTGCACGGGGGTGACATGCCAGCCACAGGCCCTGCGGGCACGCTGGAGGGCGGCCGTGAGGGCGCGAGTGGTCTCGGGGTCGTCTTTGGAGATCCGACCCCGGGTATAGCTCTCGACGTCTTCTGGAGTCAGATCCTCTGCCACTTACTCCCCTTTCGGTGGGCGCCCGCGACGCTTCGGCGCGGGGGCTTCTTCAACGGCTTTCTCGAGCGGCTCGTCAGCGACGGCGCGCTCCTTGGGTTCGGGTGCCGGTTTTTCGGATTTGACCGGGCGGGGGTCGTGGCCATAGATCGCCAAGACCTTGGCAACATCCTCGGCGCGGTCGTCAAGGCCGTTTTGGGCGTAAGACCGGTATTCGAAAAGCAGGGCTTCCAACAGGTCGGGGTCAACGGGTTTGGGCATTACTCCTCGCAAGGGTTCTCTAAGACTGTTTCGAAAGTGTTGATCAGGGAGCTGTATTCCGCCTTGAGCCGCTGGCGCGCCTTTGTGCGCAGCCGGGTGCGATGCTCAAGCCGCAGATCCAAAAGCTGTTCGGCCGGGATTTGCCCCATGCCGTTGAGGACTCTCCGCTCTCCATCTACCGGCGCGGTCACCGTGTAGTGATTGCCGCGGATATCAATGCCGGGAGTTGCCCGAAAGAGGCAGCGGAAAGGCTGCTGATAGTCCCCCAGGGTGTCAACCGTCTCGCCGATGTGATCGCTGGCCTCACGCTCCCACAAGGTCACCTCGGCGACGCTTGCACTCGTTTCGGCCAGCCGCTGGTGGGCGTCTAACGGCACATCAGACAAGACCTCGTCGGCGTCGATGCGCAGCAGCCAATCCCCCGGCTCGGCGACCATCATGGCCAGCTGCATCATGAAGTTGCGTTTGGCAACCTCGCCGCCATGCGGGCCCGACCACGGCTTGCGCGGGACGTGGATGGTTGTGCCCATTCCCAGGCCGGCAGCCGTCCGGGCGATCACATCGGCCTGTTCCGATCCGCTGGCCGGTTTCAACGCGGCGTTGGGGAATCCCCAGTAGGCGCCGTCGACCGCCACGACGTGGTCGGCAAGTTTTGAAATGGAGGAGACGCACTCCGCCAGCCAGGCGGGGTTCTCCTCGTACCATGAGACCATGGCGATTACGCGCACGCAGTTCCCCTTGCGTGTCATGCAGCCGATACGGAAACCCCAGGTCAGCTGCCGTCCCGGGTTGATCTAGAAAGAATTTCACCGCAGTGGGTTGCGCTCCACAGTGCACTGCGCTACGCTTTGGCCATGCCGGAGGGGCTGAACCGAAAAATCGATTCAAGCCTGGTCCCGAAGGCATACGGCCCGCCGGGGGGTTAGCCCTTGGTACAGGTGAACCGCTTCCACGCATCATCCCGGCGGGCCACAACTAAAGACTTCGCAGCGAGCCAAGCACCTTTCGACACCCAAATCGCCACCGCCCGCTGCGACCAACTTGCCACCGAGCCGGCGCGAACCATCCCCCGCGGTCCCCGGCTCGGTGGCTTTATTCGTCCACCAATTCCGGTTTGCGGTGCACCGTCACTCCGGGTTGGTCCGGAATCGTGTTGAACTTGTCGATGACGACCGACCCGATGCCGAATCGGTAGGCGTCGTATCGTTGCTCCTGCGTGATGTAGACGGCCCGTGGAGTGCACGCCAGATCCCGCGCGTGCAGGAACTGCACACCCGCCATGCGGAGCATCTCTGCCATCGGGTCGTCCGGATCGCCGCCTAGCAGGACGATCGGAAAACCCTTCTCGTCGGCAATCTCGATTGCTATCTCGGCGATGTCCTCGACTTCGCTCATGTGTTCCCCTAAAACAGCTCGAAGAGAGCCTTTTCTGTCTCGTTAGCGCTGCCGCAGAGTGTCGCGGCGAAAGCCTCCGCCAATGCCTCGCCATGGGCCAAGGTGCCGCTCTGCGTAAACGAGTAGCGGGACAACTTCCCCTGCAGGGATTCACCCCGGCCGTAAGTGATGGCCAGCGCCAGGCGTGGCTTCAGGTGGCGGTTCTGGTCCACGATGTGCGCCGCCTCGTGGTACGCCAAGAGTTCGGCGTGCGTGCACCGCCCCAGGGGCGGATGGAAATGCGCCTCAATATCCGCGTCCACGTAGTGGCGGAATAGGGCCGGATCACTGGTGTAGTTCGAGTTGAAGACGATCATCTTGCCGGCCGAGGCGTAGGCGTACACCCCCGGGTCAAGCTTCTCCGATCGGATCTCGATGCCCCGAACCTCGGGATAGGCCATGGCGACGCGGTTAACCGCCGCCGCAACCTCATCCATGATCACCGTGTCGCGGCTGAACATCGCCTTGACCAGTTGCGGGTCGGAAACGGTGGGCGCGACAAAAAACGCGAGTAAACCGCCCAACGTCAGCAGGGCGGCGAGTTTCTTGAGAATGGCTTTCCTACTCCGGCGCGCCGGCTGTCAACTCGCGAATACGCTCCGGAGTTTTCGCCTCCAGGTACAGCTCCCAGCGCCTTTTGTTCGCCGCGGTGGCGGCGCGGTCGGCGTCGGAAAGGTGTCCCCCTTGGGCGCCGGGCAGGTGGTAAAGGTGATATCCGGGCCCATCCACGAAGCGGGTGGGCCCGCAGGTGATGCGGAAGGCTAATTCCATGGCGTCGTCGTCGTGCCAGGCACCCTCGAAACACTCGTCGTATTGACCGATGAGGTTCAGGGCCTCGCGGGACACGATGTTCACCGCGCCGATGGACCGCCGCTCCCCGCGGATCTGCTTCGCGTCGGCCAGGTGGGGCGGGAGGTTGCCCTTGCGGACCTCGATGGAGTCGCTTTCGGCCATCGCCATGAATCGAGAGAACGGCACAACCAGTCCAGGCTTCTCGGCCGCCAGCTTGATGCCGGAGACGATCTGCCGAAAGTCGACGATCAGGTCAGCCTCGCTGTAGACGATGACGTCGGCATCGGTCATCGCGGCGCCGCGGTTGTAGGCGGCAGATCGATTGAAGCTGGCCTCCCCTGAGCGCCCGTCGTTCACGACGAACACCGGAGCGTTGAAGCCCTCCCAATGCTGCAGGACCCGCTTCAGGTTGGCGGGGCGCAGGGGGTCCCGCCCCCGATCCCGGAATGGGATGACGACAGCGGCTTTCATGCCAGGTACTCCTCGGCGATCTCGGCGTAGCGGGCCCGCCAGCGGTCCTGTTGTTCGTCGGGGCATTGCTGCGGGCCGAAGGTCAGGTGCGCGGCGACAAGGCCCTTGTCGATGATCCGGGGCAGCATGTTGACCGCCCCCTCGTCCCCCAGGGTGGAGCCTTCGCGCCAGTCCCGTCCGGCGATGTGTCGGGGGCTTACTGTCCCGACGAGTTCGCCGAGACGCTTACCCACCTGCCAGGTGTAGGCGATGAGGTTGATCGACACCCAGTCCTCAGTGGGGGCGCTCCCCCGGCCCTTGATCAGGCCCTTCCAGTTGTCAAAGAACCAGCCGTGGGCCATCTCCGCGTAGTCGTTGGACATGTGCACGTCAAGCAGGGGGATGTTGAGCCGCTCAAACCCTCTGTTAATGCCGGGGATGAGCGGCGTGGAGGCCCCGTTGTTCACGGTCAACGCGGAGATCACCGCGTCGGGATTGGCCACCGCAAGGTTGACGAAATCCCCGAAGCCGTCGGTCTCGACGAATGCGAGATCGTCATCGGTCTTGACGAAGACCGCATCCTTGTAGTCGCTGCGGGCGTATTCCCGCCAGACCTCGTTCAGGCTGGCCCACCAGTTGCTGGGGTTGTAGAAGTCGTGGCGTACCACGATCCGATCACCCTCGATGGTGCGCAGATATGCGGCGTCCCGCGGGTCGCGGGCCAGATTCCAGATTTCCCAGCGGGCATTTGAATGCTCGGCGAGGATGCGCTCGATATACGGCCTTAGAAGCTCGACGTTTGGCCGGCGCCCGGCGAAGGTGAAGATGATGATTGGGGCTGTCATTGAAACCTGGTTCAGAATTGCCAGTGCTCGATAGAGCTAAGCCACTGGTCGATGGCGAATTGTTTATCCGCAGGCGAAATCGTGTGCGATACCGAATCGCCATGCTGGCGGTAGACGAACCCAACTTTTCCCGTAGAGGCGAACCGCGCGCCGAGGTGCGCCAACCCCACCCAATACGTGGAGTCGCACCAGTCGTTGAGGGTCTGCCAGGGTCGCTGCTCCCATAGGGATTTGCGGAACGCCCCGCAGGAATAGACGCACACCTGGCGGTTGAGGATCATCTCCGCGGCGGCCTCGGGAAAGGTGATTGGCCGGCCATCGCGGATACACCCGAAGGCGATTACGTCATGGTTATCCGTGAGCTCGGCGATATCCGCCACGGCGTTCGGCAGGAAGAGGTCGTCGGCGTCAAGATGGGACACCCACTCGGCGTCGCAGAGCGCTGTCGCAGCGTTCCGCGCCGCGCCCAGGGTGGTGTATTCAACCCTCCCGGTTTTCGCGGGAATCCCCGCCTCGTTGAGTATCTGGACGGCGCGCGCAACACCCTCCGCATCGGTGCATCCGGCGTCCACAATCACCGCTTGAGCGGGCCGCACCGCCTGATTGGCTAGCGATTCCGCCCATTCGGGCAGGTATTTGCCGTAATCGCCCCAAGCGGAGGTGACGACACCGATCACTCGATCACCCACAGCGGACGAAGGTGGTTGGCGTCGTAGCCGGGAGTCCAGGCGATTGCCTTGCCGCCCATGGATTCGACGTGGGCCTGGATGGCGGCAGAATCTCCGTGGGCAACCGCGGTGGGGAGAATTTCATCGGGAATGGCCGTCTCAACGAACAGCACGTCAGAGATGCTGCGCAGGGCATCGAGGGTTTCCCGCCATTGGGGGACGTGGTGCAGGACGCTGAGGCACAGTGCGACATCGACATGCTTCAACCCGAGAATGTCGGCGGGTGTCAGTCGCTTGTGAATCAGGCTCACGCCCGGCCCGGACTCCAGGACGGGAGAATCGTCGGCCGCGATCACCTCGGCGCCGAACTCGTCTGCGAGACGATGGGCGAAGTACCCTTGATGGGCCCCTAGATCAAGGGCGGTGAAACCAAACTGCCCGTAGAGGTGTTTGGCGATGGCCGCGAAACGCCCCTCGGCGTCGCGTTGCGACACTCCAACCGTCTTGCCGTTTACCCAGCGGGGCTGGTAACTCAAAGTGAAACTCCTCGGCAGTATTGCCGCAGGTCGACTTTCCACTGTCGAAGAATGGATGCGCGATGATCGGAGGCCACCCACATCGCGTAGTCGATCTGCTTGTGAATGCTGGGAACGGGAACCCCCGAGGCGGGCCCGAACAGGTCATACCCCGGGCGGTCGATGCCCGTCTCCCAGTCAATGAGTAGCGGTTCCCCATCCTTGAGGACGATGTTCCCCGGGTGGACGTCTCGATGGCTAACCCCGTGTTGGTGGAGTTTTGCAACCAACTCCGCCAACGCCCTGGCGGGGCGAAGGTCCGTCTCTGTAACGGGGGTGAGTCGCTCGATCACTAACGTTTGATCGTCGTAGTCGAGCAATTCGGGATGCCCAAACTGCAGCTTGAGATAAAAGTCCACCTCCGCACGGCAGTCGCGCGGATTGAAGAACCGTTTATGCACCCTCGTGGAGGCAAAGGTGAGTTCGGCGCGGGCTTTCGTCAACGTTCCCACCCGCGCCCTCCTCACTCGCCGACCACGGTCGCCGGCGCATTGTCCGCAAGTTCCGCGATGCGCAGAACGCTCCGCTCCTGCCAACTCTCACAGCGCTTGCGGAATGCGGGTGAGCCATCGGCGGCGGCCCAGTCGGCGTACCCCACGGGCCGCTCGGACATATGCCCGCATCCCAGGGCGGAGTCGAGCCAGACCTTGAAACCCTGCTTGCGGGCCTCGTTGCAGAAATGCAGGTCATGCCCGACCAGTGGCGGGGTTGGTGCCCACATCGGGATCTCGGGGTCCCAGTTTTCCAGCACTCGCCGGGAAATCGAGGTCAGGCCCATGGCGACCCCACCCATCTCATAGAGGCCGGGATTGTCGATCATGTCTTGGGCTTCTTCCCGGCTCACCGGCTGGAACAGTGGGGGCTCGGGCTGGTGCCACGCCATGATCTCGTGCGGATAAACATGCTTGAAGTAAACGGAGCCGACAATGTCATGCCCCTCGCCATAGGAGGCGATGCGCTCGAAAGCGTCGACGGGCGGAATCATGTCCGCCTCGTAGACGACGAGCCGATCAAAGTCTGGATAGTTCTTGAGGGCCATCGCGGTGAGCGCTTCCATCGCGTGGGTGATGTAGACACCCTCGCTGGCGACAACTCCCGTAACAGACGCCTTGTTCATCTGGAGCCACGTCAAAAGCCAACCCGAAGACACCTGGCGGTATAGCGGGAAGGCGACGACGAGTTTCTGACTCAATGTTCCCCTATGAGTTAGATATCGTCACCCGAATGGGGGCGCACTCGTGGCGCGCCCCCATCAGGCTTTTGGATTTTGTGAAGTGCCGCCGCGGGTTGCACGGCGGCACTAGTCACGTCAGAACGATGGGGCCGTCAGCGCGGAACCGCTGATCTCCACGACGCTCTTCGGATGCCGCTCCGAGGTGAAGGCCAGGTAACCGTACACCTGCAGCAGGACCGACAGGTTGTCGGCGCGGGTCTGCTCCAACGTCCGAGTGCGGATGGCGGATTCGAACAGCAGGAGGTCGCTGACGCGCAGGACGTGGATGACGTCCTCGTTGGTCCCGTCGCCGAGGGTGGTCGGCAGGTTGGGGTCGGTCACGACCGGCAGGCCGTGCAGCTGGCCGACGTAGCCCGCAGGCACGACACCGTTGAAGGCGCCGAGCTGCGGCAGCGAAGCCGAGCCCGAAGCCGCGCCGAACGGCACGTCATTGTTGGTGAAGACGGCCTGGAAGGCGGCCCAACGGCGCGGGTGCATCACGATGACCTCGGGCGCCATGAAGCGCTCGGTGTGCACACGCTGAACAGCGTCAGCGATCTTCGCGTAAGCGGTCTTGACCTTCGAGAGCTGCGAGCCAGTGTCGGTCGCAGTGACCGTGGTCTTGGCGCCGGTACGGACACCCTTGACCTGGTTGCCGGAGTTCGAGCCGCTGATCACCTGCAGGTCGAGCTTGACGGCGTAGTCGCCGGCCAGGTCGCGGAAGATGATCTCGTCGAAGTTCAGCGGCGACTGCTCCAGCGCCTGGATCGACAGCGCCTGGGCACCGGCGATCGTCTTGACGCCACACGACACGCTGGTGTCGGTCAGGTCCGTCTCGGAGATGGTGGCATTGTCCGCAGTCTGGATGGCGGTCGAGGTGCCGGTAGCGATCTTCGGGATGTTGATCGAGTCGGTGCCCGGGGGCAGCGCCTCGGTGGGAACCAGGTTCGCGTAGACGCGGCCGGGGCGGGCCAGCTCAATGAAGCGATCCATCAGGTAGACCGGGGGGACCAGGTGACCACCGGTGCCGTCGGTGCGGTTCAGGGCGCGGATCTCCTGCGCGTGACGGTTCAGGCGCTCCTGGGCGGAGCCATCGTCCACGCCGAAGTGGCGAGCCAGGAGGTCCTGGACATACGACTTGCCGTTGCCGCGCTCGTAGGTCTGGTGCTCGTTGGTCACCTGGACCTTGGCGACGCGGCGGGTCTCGGCCTCCAGCTTGCCGGAGCGAGCAATTTCGCTCTCCAGCTCGCGGATCTGCTCATCGAGGTCATCGACCTTGTCGAGCTCGGCCTTGATCGCAGCGCTCTTGGCGCGGAACTCGGCGGTCTCGTCGGCCGACAGCGCGTCACGCTTCTCGGCCTTGGCCCCGTCGGCGATAGCCTGACGCTCGGCCTTGAGTTCGGCAACCTTGTCGGCAGCCGCTGCGCGCAGTTCGCGCAGGGATTCAAGATGCTTCTCCATGGAGAATGCATTCCTTTCGAAATGTAGCCCAAAGAATTTGGGCACTGATTGATCACCCAGTGCCAGGGCGTTGCGCCAGATAGGCGACTTTGAAGAAACCCTCAGTGCCAGAGGGTTATGAATCCCGTATTGGGATAGGTTTTATTCGTTGTCGAGAAGTGCTTCGACCTCGGCGATGCTCAGCTCGTCGGATTCGGAATCGACGCCCATTTCGGCGAAGGCTTCGCGGAGGCTGATGCCGGATTCAGCTTCTTCGGCCTCCTCGTCGCGGGCCTCTTCCTCTTCGGTTTCGTCGCGCTCTTCCGATTCCTCGGACTCGGCAACGCCGAGAATGGAGCGAACGATCTCCTTGATGGCCTCGTACGCGACGGGGGAAAGGCCCTGGATTCCGAGCTCGTCAGACTCTTCACGCCCTTCGGACTCGGGGGCGTCTTCGACGACGTTGATGGGTGCGTCATCAAGGATCGTGCCGGCCGCGCCGTCTCCGCCGCCGCCCTGGACGATGACGTCGATGCGCTCTTCGGCCTTGGTGGTGCCGATGTGCAGGTTCTCGATATGAACCGAGCCCTTGCCGCCAAGCTTCTCGATGGCGCGCTTGACGAGATCCTCATCCGAGCGGACTTCCGCGAGTTCATCCTCGTCGGCCTCCGCAAGGAACCGCAGGGCCTCCGGGAGGGAGCGCAGGCCAACCGACGTGGTGGGGTTGGCGCCGAAGTTCACAACGCTGACGTCACCCTTGTGCAGGGAGACCTCGGTGATGGTGCGCAGGGCCTGGTCATCCTCGGGGAACTCGTCGGTGGCTTCCCACTTCTGCGCCTTCACCCGGAACGCGAAGGACATTTCGTCCATGTCGCCGCGCTCCATCTTGACGGCGAGGGACTGCACATCGGGGTCGCGCTTGTCGAGGCGGGCCACCACCTTCAGGCCCTTGTCGTCGACCGAAAGGTCGAGAGTGCCCGACTTGGTGCGCGCCAGCGGGGTCCCCGCATGGTTCACCAGGAGGTGTAGGTCCGGCTTTTCGCGCAGGGTCTTATCGAAGGCGCGGCGGTCGAGTTGTTCGATCCAGCCGTAGCCGTTTGAGGGGCCCCCATACATTTCGTACTGTTCAAAAGTGGAGGCGTAGCCCTCAAGGACGAGAGTGTTTTCATCACTGTCTTCACGGACCTCCATGCGGTCCATGGGGATCGCCCGGTGTTCGGGGTGATCAGTGACATCAACCGGCCGCACTCGGCGGGTTAGAGTCATTTGTTTCCTTCCGTCGCCGAGTTCGGCTGGGGTTCTTGCGCCGGTGCTTCCGGCGGCATGTAACCGAGAGGCACAAAGTTCATGGGCTGCAGGTGAATGTCACCCTCGGGAATCGGCGGCAAGTCCTCCCAGGAGCGGGCGTCGTTGGGTGAGTAAATGCCGTTCTGAATGCCGATCTGGTAGGCCTCGAAGCGAGATTTGACATCTCCTCGCAGAAGGCCATTGTGATTGAATTTGACAAATTGACCGTTGGGCAGAAATGCGGTCAACGCCTGCTCAATGCAGGTCAGCCAAGGGAGCAGGGTGTATGTAACGAATCCGATGGATTGCTGCTCAATGCCCGTGCCCCAGGAGGTGGACTTTTCCGTATCGCCGATCATGTGCGGCGGGATGCGGAACCACATCGCGATCTCAGAGCGCTGGAATCCCCGCGTTTCGAGGAACTGCGACTCATTCGGGGTGATGGAGATCGACTGCCACTTGATGCCCGCGGACATCACCGCGGGCAGGCGCCGACCATGGTGGCTCTGAATCCACTGCTTCTGGGTCTGCTTAACCTGATCCGGGGTGAGATCGGCGTCGCTAGCCAGGATGCCGCGGGGATCTGCCGCGTCACGGAACCACGACAAGCCGTACCGTTCGGCCGCCAAGCCCAGGCCGATCGCGGAGGCGGCTTTTTCGATGGGCGACATGCCCACCACGCATCCCGCGATGGGATAGCGCTTGATGTGCATGATGCGGTCGTTGTCGACGATTTTTCCGTCGATGCGGTAGACCGGCTCCAGCCAACCGTCGCGTTCCGAGGTGGTGACGTGGATGCAGTCCGGGTGAACCGGCATGATCGCCGCCGGCCGCCCGTCCGGGCCCCTGGAGGCGATGTAGCCGAAGGCGTTACCGGTGACCGCGAGGGACTCCATCAGCATCCACAGCCAGTCGAACCAAGTCAGCCCCGGATAGGGGGTGGATGCGAGAAGCTTGGGCTGCGGGTCGACCGGGACGCGAACATTGCCCTTCTTGCGGTAAGCGTCGATGCTCAGTGAAGCGACGGTGTCCGCCAGGAGGGTGACGCAGGCATAAAACGCCCCGAGCGCCATCGCGCCGTGAGAACCGTGGGAATCGCCCCGGAAGAACGGTTCGTCAAGGGGCGAGGGGACGCTTTCAAGCTTGTTGATGATGCGCGCTTCGCTGGGCCCGGTGAAGATACGGGAAAAGAAACTCACTGCTCGGGGCCCTTCTCACGCTTCGGCGGATCGATTGCCATGCCGATGAAGAATGTGGCGAAGCCGCCGAGGATCAGCGCCGCCACCGGGGAAAGGAGGTAAACCCCACCGATGACTAGTGCGACCCCCGTCAATTCCAATAGGCTGGAGACAATGGGCTGAATCCGCCGAGAAGGTTCGGACAATCTAGGCCTCCTCGTAGAGTTCGTTGATCCAACTGTCGATCTCTTCTTGATCGGGCCAGTCGTGGATGGTGGGCGTAGGCGCAGCGTTGATGGCGTGCTTCAGCAGCGCCCAGCGGCCCAATGTGACGCCCATGAGCTGGGCGTAGGTGCTTTGTTCGATGCAGTCCCAGACGAACCCCCCGCTGGGGAGGTCTCGCTTGACGGCGCGAGAGATCGCAGCATTCAGGGAATGCTGATTGCCGTGAGACAGGAGTGGGTTTTCCGGGTCGACGAGAGCGTCGTTCAAGAAGCCGCCGCAGGCCTGGGCCTCTTCGGATTGGTTCGGGCTGTAGACCGTGAACCCGGCGGCCTCGATCTGAGGGATCACCTCAGCGGCGCCGCCGCGGCCCACCAGGATTTCTTCAGGGCCCCAGGCGGTGATGGCTTGGATGAACTTGTCGACCACGCGGTCCACAGGGTCCATGCCGGCGTAACCGACCTCCACGTGGATACGACCGTCGGTGCAGCGCTGTGAGCCCACGATCGCCCACGGCCCGCCCTCGGGCGTGCGGTAAAGGATCAGGGCGCGAGCGCCGGCGAGATCTGGTTCGGGGTTGTCCAGTCGCCGCCACTTGTCGAGCGGGATCTCCGATATTCCGGCGCCGAACTGCGGCCAGTCGCCGATGCCGAGGCGGTCCACGCCGAAGTCACGGAGGTTGGCCCACATCTCCTCGTACTCGTCGAGGATCTTTTCCTCGGTCTGGCGATAGCCCAGGCCGGGGTTGGCCATCGCCCAATACTGGGGATCGCCGAACTTCTCCTCCGGTAGGTCATCGGGGGCCGACCATTCGAGGAAGCAGAGACGCTTACGCTCGCCGGTGCGGAGCTGCTCCAGCGCGCGGTAGCGGACGCCGCCGAAGGTGTGGCAGTAAGGCTGTGTGCGCTGGTCGGCCGCGGTCCCGGTGTAAACGATCTGCGGGTTGGGTCGAGATGAAACGGTCGGCAGAAGGGCTTTCAGCGACCCTGGGGTGATGGTCATCGCCTCGTCGAAGATGACGCGGTCGGCGGTCAAACCCAGGCCGGAGCGGTCGGTACGGGTTTGAAATATCACCCTCGCGCCCGGGTTGGGCCCGTCGAGGATCTCGATACTCTCCGCGCCGTGCGCCTGCTTGGCCTTGTACTTCAGCCCCGACTTGGCGATCAGGGATTCCAAGCGCTCCATGCCGTTGACGGCGGTCTTGAACTCGTGAGCGGAGTGAATGATCAGGCGTTCGCCGAAAAGGATCAGGCCGGCCAACTCCAAGGCCTCCAGGATCGAACCCTTGCCGTTCTGGCGGGACACCACCAGGCCGAAGGAGGAGGCCGCCCACTTCTTCACCCAGGCGCCGGACTCCAGCTGAACGAGCTCGTCGCTCTCCTTGAGCGCTTCGTGCAGGCACAATTCCTGCCACGGGTCGAGAATGAGGCCGCACGCGGCGGCCAGGTCAATCGCTTCCTGCCCGGCGGAGGAATTAGCTTCCGGGCTTAGCCATATCCGCGGCTCCTGAACCCCCATTAGGGGCGAGCCGCTCGGCTCGTCTAGCAGCAAGCTGGTCAAAGACAGACTTCTCTCCGGAGCTTTGCTCCGGCAATTCGGCAATGCCCATCTTGGCTAGAATTGTGCAGAGCGCTCCTGTAAGCATCCGCGCTTCTGAAATGAGTGGATTGATTGTCTCGGTCCCCTGGCTGTTTATCACCGTGGTGCTCGCAAAAGCGAGCTCCGATTCGATGCGGTCCAGGGTGTCGGCGAGGCGCGCGGCATTCAACGCCATCACCTTCTGGGCGGCGTTCATCTTCCGGTTTTCAGTGAGAGCTTGATAGACCTCAGCACCGCGGGCGCCGAGGCCCTCGGTTAGGGCCATTGATTTACCTCCCGCCGAGCGGAAAAATCTCAAGCAGTCGCTGGTATGCGGCGACCCTGGCGGCTTTTGTCCAATCCTTCGGTGCATAGTGCGATTTGCAGCCGTACTCGCCGCATCGGCATGCGAATTCCGTGCGCACCACCTGGTCGTTATTGACGTAGCCCATGATCTCGCCGCAGGCGCGGCACTCGACGGCGCTGAGGTCACTCACCAAGCCACTCCTTCAGGTCGAGCCGACCGTCCGGAAGCTCTGCGGCGCGGGCGCACAGGATGGTCCCCACCCAGGCGCGGAGGTCTGTATCGGCCTCCAGCGCCTCGATGAGGCCGTCGAGGAAGTTCTCGGTCACGAGTAGTGAACCGCCGTCCAGACGGCGGCGTGCACGCGGCCCACCACCCTATTGCCGGAGGCGATCACGACAAGATCCCCGTGATCGCCAACCTCGGTGGCGAGCCCATTGTCATAGGTGACGGGGAATCCGTCGCGAGTATCAACTTTGACTGCCATTTCTTTTTTCCTTTCGATGGCATGTTCACTGCTGGTGCGCGTTCAATAAAACTGAACGTCAGACTTTCCAGGGCCACGGCATGGCCAGGTTTTCTGCGACTCTTCCGTTGGCTGCGAGATGATCGTTATGACCTTCCCCGCGCTGCTGGTTGCAGGCGGCGTGCAAAAGGCGATCGGGCGGCAAAACCTTCTCGCCTTTTCTCAACGCCTCGGCACGGGACTGCTTAGAGTGGTCGCCCTGAAGGACCCCGTTACCCCTTTTCGGGGCGTCGGGGTCGTAGTCCCAGTTCAGCATCGGTTCGAGGAACATCGGCCGGCCACACCAATCGCAGGGTGTGCCGTCTTTGTGCTTCTTTTTGAGGTTGGCTACAGCCTGTTGATGGTGCCAGCCGAGTCCGCGTTCAGTGGTTGTCTTCTTGGTGGCCATGCCGGAGATTCACGGTGATAGATAGATCGGCATCGGAAAGAACGTCTTTGAGGTCTTCCGATATCGGGCGGAGGCGGCGCTCCACGATGTCGCCCATGAGCGTCCAGCGCGAGTCGTCTTCGAGGGAGATCTTGCCCCTCACGAAGTCGTACTCGGGGCAGTGATCTTTAGCTGGAGTTTCGCTCCAGGTGAAGTATTCGTAGGTCATTCCCGACCTCCGTGCACCTTGAGCGTGCGCACCAAGAACGGGATGGTGGCGATGAGGCAGCCCCCTTTGCCGCCAAGGCCCTCAATCTTGATGTCGTCGGCGATCAGGCAGTTCACACCGTTGAAGCGCACGAAGAACGGCCTGAGCGGAATCCAGTCACCGCCGGCGGCATCGTAGACCACCAGATCCGCTGCGCCCACTTTTCTGTCAATGGGTACATACTCGGGCAACGGTCCGTCCACTAAGCTCTGTGCATGAAGTGACCGCACAAACACCGTGACGGTGGCGGTGGCCATCTGGGCGCGCCTCTCATCGTCGACGTCTAGAAGCCCTTCGACGCGGACGGGACTATTCAACGGGGTGAGGCACTCCACGCCATTGATGCGGATGCGGCGCGGCATCACAGGGCACCACTCGACGCTTCTCTCTGCGATCGGCGGGTCTTCGTAGATTTCGATGTCTACGGCGCGGCCGCCCTTAAATGTGGATACTTCGGTCATTAGATGTTCCCCTATCATTTGACCGTGTTCTGAAAACTAGGTGATTCCGCTGGCCGCGGAACAATGGAATAAGCCGAACGGTGCGGAAACGTATCGATTTGATACGCTTCCGCACACGTCCAAGGGGCGGTTAGCCGTCGCCCCGGCGCTTGAACTCAACCTTCGGCGGGGTGATCCCCAGGCGGTCGCGCGCGAAGACCTCGCGCGGGAGGATCTTCAACTCGCGCCCCACCTGCTCCCTGGTGAAGAGATGGCCGAGGGCGGGATTCGCCTCGGCGATAGTGGCTTGATCCCACGATTCGCAGGGGCCGCCCCACCAGACCCGCCTGCCGTCGGCTACGCCCGCCACGTGGGCCAAGAGGCCCTGCTTATGCAGAAGGCCGAACGCCGCGATCTTCCCGCCGGTCGTAAGAACCGTGGGATAGATATCCCCCAGGACCTCCGGCTCCACCTCGTCAGCGTCGTCGAGGATCACCAAGTCGGCGATAAGCCCGCGGGCCGATCCCCGGCCGTAGGGCAGGAAGTCCACCTGGCCAAAAGCCCCGCACAGGGACGTGCTGACAGACAGCCGACCATTGGTCTTGCTGGACTGGATGACACTCCAGGTGCCGGGGCCCCGGTCCCCCATCTTCACGGCGAGGTCGAACGCGCACCGCGCCTCGCGGAACCCCCGGGAGAAGTACAACACCCTCCCCGGATATCTCAGGGCGTAGTTGACCGCGGCGTAGGTTTTACCGTTCTGCCTCGGCGCGGCGAAGGCCGATACCGAAGAATTGTCGATCGTCTCGTGAATTAATTTCTGATGCGCAAGTAACTCCATTGAGCTTTCCTTTGCGTGTTTTTTCGCGGTATTGGCGCCCCCGCGAAAGAAAAGGGCTAAGACTGGCAATCGCACTTTCGATTGACCCAGGCGAGATGGTCGTTCTTTCCATCCCCGCGCTGGCGATTGCATTCTGCGTGAAGCAGGCGATCCGGCAGCGGCGTAGGCTCCCCGCGCTTCAGGTACTCGCGGCGAGGTTCCATATGGTCGCCCTGGAGAACCCCGTTGCCATTTCTCTTGACCTCGGGGTCATAGTCGTAGTTCCTGGTCGGGTCCAGCCACATCGGCCTCCCACACCAATCGCACGGGCTGCCGTCCACGTGGTCGCGCCGCAGAGCCTTCAGCGCCCTCTGGTGCCTCCAGCCGAGTCCGTCACCCTTATCGGGCGGGAGTAGGCGAAGCTCTTCCAGGCTCATAACTGGCGGGCCGTGCTTGCGCCGGCAGGGGTGGCAGATGACGATGTCGCCAGGCTTGCCCCAGGTGGGCTCACCGCAGGTGTCGCAAGCCGCCTGCTTTTTGTACGAGTAGTCGCGATCGGATCGGTCACGACCCTGGTCGCGCTCGCGTTCTCGCCGCCTGCGACATTCAGTGCCGGAACAGAAACGCCGGCGCTTCGTCCTTCTCTCGAAGAAGTCTCCGCATGCCCCGCATTGGACCGACTCCGCTGCAACGGGCTTGTAGGAGCTGGCCTTTTTCCGGCAATTGCCGCAATACTTCGGGGGGCGACCCATGTCAGAGTCCCTGTCGAACATTTTGCCGCAGGTGGCGCACCTGTTTTTCGTCAAAAATCAAGCTCCTAGGCCCTATTTTTATTAAAAAACTTCAAAAGGGAGAGAGAAAAATCTCCCCGGTGAGCAATCGGAGGGGGATCTTTTCGTGGC